ATTATTACAAGGCAATGTATCAACTTTACATAATGAAATGAATGCTGTAGAAGGAAATATAACATTATTACAAGGCAATGTATCAACTTTACTATCCAATATAGATCAACCTGTAAAAACTTCATCTAATGTCACATTTAATAATTTAACTATAACCGATGAAGTTACTATAAATGGTAATTTAATTGTTCGTGGTAATAAAACAATTGTTGATTCAGTAGAACATGTTATAAGAGATACTTTAATAACGTTAAATTCAAAAGGATTATCAGATCCTATTGGTATAGAAGGAAATACTAGTAATGGTAATATAATAAAATTTGTTTTTGATCAAACAAATAATTATTGGCATACAGATGAAAAATCAATAAAAGCAAATATAATAGGGGATATATCAGGAAGAACAGGAAATTTAAATAATTTGAATATGTTTGGAAATATAAATCTGAATAACAATTGGATAAATGATATATCGGGAATATTATTTGCAGATGGAACAATATTGACTTCAAATCAAATTTCTTCAATTGGAGGAACTGGAAGTAATGTAGATTTAAATAGTTATGCAGATGTTTCATTTGGTAATATGGATATTATTGGTAAAAGTAAATTTCAAGTAAACGGAACTCCTACAAAAGATTTTCAAGTAGGATGCCAATATCGTTTTGATACGGTTGGAGAATTTTGGGGTCCTGCATTTTTTAAAAATGCTTTTGTTATTCAAGGAGGAAGACCAGAATTTGTTGCTGGTTTAACTATAACTAGTCAAATAATGGAAGTAAAGCAGCAAGCTAGTATTGGAATTCATACATTAAATCCACAAAAAGCATTAGATGTTAATACTGAAAGTATATTTAGAGATATTATAACAGCAAAAAATAAAATTAATTTGACAGGTAATTTATCAATTGAAAAATCTATTACTTATAATTGGAATAATTATGGAGAGGATTTATCTGGAGATTTATCAAATGATCAATTTGGAAGTTCTGTAGCAATAAATAATATAGGTAATATAATTGCAGTTGGAGCACCATTAAGTAATATTAATGGAACGCATTCTGGATTAGTAAGAATATATGAAAATATAAATACAGTATGGAGACAAATTGGACAAGATTTATCAGGAATAACTACAGAGCAATTTGGTTATTCTTTATCAATTAATAGTATTGGCAATATAATTGCTGTTGGAGCACCACATAATAATATTAATGGAGCAGATTCTGGTGTTGTAAGAATATATAATTATAATGGTTCATCCTGGCAACAAATAGGCAATGATTTATCTGGAGTAACAGGAGATAATTTTGGTTATTCTTTATCAATTAATAGTATTGGAGATAAAATTATAGTAGGAGCACCACATAATAATATTAATGGAGCAGATTCTGGTGTAGCAAGAATATATAAAAATATAAGTAATTCATGGAGTCAGATGGGTGTAGATATTTCCGGAAATGCTGGAGATAAATTTGGATTTTCAGTATCAATTGATGGAACTGGTGATATAATAGCAATTGGAGGACCATTTCATAGTAGTAATAATTATGGATACTATCAATATGATGGTATTGTTAAAATATTTAATTATGTTGCTTCATCATGGCAACAAAAAGGAGGAAATTATATCACTGGCGATGGAAATAATGATAAAAGTGGATATTCTGTATCATTAAGTAAAGATGGTAGTAGAGTAGCAATAGGTGCTCCATATAATGATGGAAATGGCAGCGATTCAGGCAACGTAAGAATTTATTATTTTGCTAGTGGTTGGTGGATAAAATTAGGAAATAGTATAAATGGAGATTTATATATTGCTAATAATGGGTTGTCGGTTTCACTTAATAATGATGGTTCAAGAGTCATTATGGGTGAACCTAATAGTATTAATGGAGCACCAATCGGTATGATAAAAATTTATCAATATGATAGTATAACTAATTTAGATTGGATAGAATTAGGTCAAAAAATTTATGGTAAAATGGCAGAAGATGACTTTGGATATTCTGTTGGAATAAATGGTATAGGTGATAAAATTATAGTAGGAGCACCTTTACGTAATATTAGTGATAAAGGAGAAGTTAATATTTATGAATTAGAAACAAATTATCATAATTCAAATATTGATGTATCGGGGGGAGCTACATTTTCATCAGATGTAATTATTAATGGAATTATTAACCTTCCAAATAATTTTAGTATACAAACTGTTGGAAGTAGTTCAGGTTTTAGAAATGTAGGGAATAATGGATTTTCTACACTTAAACAAATTTTTTTTACATACAACAATACAGATATTTTTGCTGTAACTGAGAATGGTGATTTACAGCATAAAGGTACATATTTAGGAACTCAAACAACAACATATTCGGATGATCGCTTGAAACATAATGAAATTAATATAACAAATGGCTTAGAAGTAATTCGATTATTACAACCTCAAAAATATCAAAAAACAAGAATTATGTTAGATAAAGAGTATAATGGAGATTTAAATGATTATGAATGGTTTTGGGAAGCAGGATTTGTAGCACAAGATATATTAACTATAAATGATATAAGTTATAGTATAAGTGGTGGAGACTATTATGATGCATCAAATAATTTAATAGAAGATCCTTATAGATTAAATTATAATAATATTTTCACATATACAACAACTGCTGTTAAAGAATTAGATGTAATAGTCCAAGCCCAGCAAACAGAAATAAATGATTTGAAGACAGAAAATACTTTATTAAAATCTAAATTAAATGAAATATTAAGTGAAATGGGTAAAGAAACAATTTAGATGTATTTAGTAAATTTGTAAAGATATTGATACACAATATGTATTATAATATATAAAATTATACTACATATATATATGACATTTTTTAATAGAGAGAGAGAATGGAAATTTTATATGGAAGAAATATTTTCTCTTAATAATAATTATTAATTACATTATATTATATTCTTATTATTCTATTATAATAATATAATGACTTCACAAACAGCCAATACAAATTTTTCTAGTTTAAAAGGTTTAACATCACCAAGTCCTTCTGTAACAAAAGCTGCTATTTCAACAAAACCAATTACTGATAATTTATCAGCAAATATTGATAGTGCTCCAAAAGTATCAGGTTCTACTCCTATAGAAAAAGCCGATCAATATACAGCCTCTTTAGGAAGTTGGTTTTGGTATTTACTAAGATTATTTTTTATAATATTAATTTTAGCATTTTTAGGATTTAATATTTTTGCATATTTGGGATTAATAACTGGTAGAACAGCTGAATTTTTTAGACCTTTATTAGAATATTTAGGATATCCTATTATTGATACAACAAAACAAACATTAAAGAAAAGTATTGAAGGAACTAAAGAAATTATAGATGTAGCAGCTGTAGGAGCGGATACAACTTTAGATACTTTAGAACAATCATTAGATGGAAAAGTTGATGTAATGAAATCATTAAATGATGCTAAAACTAGAATGGATAATAAAAGAGCTAGTATTAGAAATCAAGACACTATAAATGAACCTGAGCCAGATGAAAGTGGTAGTTCTACACAAATGACTAGAACAGGAAAGGCAGGATTTTGTTATATAGGTGAAGATAGAGGAATTCGCAGTTGTATTCAAGTAGGGGAAAATGATAAATGTATATCAGGAGATATTTTTCCTTCAAGAGATATATGTGTAAATCCAAATCTTAGAATGTAACTAATATTCTTCTGGATAATTATAAAAATCATTATAATGAATTATATGATTTTTATTAATAATATTTAAAATATCATTATTAATATTTTCTTCATTAATATTTTCTTCATTAGTTTTATCAATTGATTTTTCTATATTATTTATTTGGTTTTCATATATGTTTTCTATAGTAATATTTTCACTTATATTTTTTGTAGAAATATAATTATTAACATTATCTATATCTTTATTATCTGCATCTGTATTATCTACATTATCAGAACCAATTTTTCCAACAGGAAAACCTTTATCCCCTGGTTCCCAAGAACGTTGGGGCCATGTAGTTCCTATTTTTGAGTAACTTATTCTCTCTTTATAGCCAATTAGTGGTACTGTTTTATCATAACATAATTCTTTATATCCAGGAACATTACTATTAGAACTGGGATTACATATTGGATTCTTTTTAGATGGACAAATTAGTATATTTTCAACTCGTTCTAATTTTCTGATATTTGGATTACTATTACTATTAATACTTTTATTGTCAAAAGTGATAGTTACATCTCCAGAAATAAATGGTTGTGTTGCCCATGATTTTTGTTCAACACCAATAGCTCTAGCTCTTCTTGAATATATTTGTTTTTTAGATAAATTAGCATTATTATTTTTATATTTTAAAATTTCAGCTTTTCTTCTCATATCAAGTTGTTCATTTGTAAAATTATTCAAACATTGAAAACCGATTGCTCTACTCCATGGTCTTTTAGAACCATCACTTGGAGGATTAGGAAAAAAATTACTAGGTGGAACTCTTCTACATGTAGCAAAGTTAAATGACATTTATTATAAATAATTATAATATAATTAAAATAATTATAATTATTTAAATTATTTATGGATTATAACCATCGCCAGCTCCAGAAAAATACCAACGAGTAGATAAATATTGTGGTAATGCTTTAGTAATATCACTACCTTCCATTATGAGATTAGGTCCAGAATCAACAATAGATTGAATTCTACCTAAACCAATTGCTCTAGCAAAATATCTTAATTCAGAAACATAACCATCAAATCCACCATTTAATGTAACCCAAACATCATCATAATTTTGTTTAGGAACTCCTTGTAAAATATGACGTTTTGTTAAAACTCCATTAATGTAAATATCTAATTGATGTTGATCACATCTTACAATTATATTTACCCATTTATTTATTGGAATATCTTCAACAAGAACATCTTCATTCATTTGTTCAAAAGTATTCATTCTAATTAATAAATTTTGTTGATTATCAGTAATTGGTGTTAAATATAATCCAGGAGAATTATTTGGTTTCATAATCCCATCATTATCATGAGCATCATTACCTCTGCTAAATACATGTTTGTATTGATCTTGCTTATAAATAGGATCATCTATAAAAATCCATACAGACCAGGTAAACTCTAAACCATCTGTTCTATTTCTAGATCTTAATATTGGAATAGAATTTGGAGAATTCGGATTTGTGGATATTCTAGACATTGTTTTTCCATCTTTCATACCTCTAAATAAAATAGGATCCTCACTGTATGAAAATGTCCATGTTAATAATGATGCTCCTAATCTTAATAAAATAATAAATACAAAAATAACAAGAAGTAAGAAGGAAAATTTGGCTATTAAACTATTAGATTCTAAAAATTCTTTTGTACTATTTAAATAATTATTAGTATTATCAAATAATGCCATCTTATATATTATATATAAGAAATTTAGATTGAAATGTAAAAATAATAAATATTATTTAAATTTTATTTATTATTTGCCTATTTTATTATAAATTTCTAAATTTCAAAGCCGCCTTTTTCTACATTATCTACTAAATAAGAGAATTTAATTCTATATTTATTGAAGAAATTAGTTCCAGAAGTTCCTGGTCCTTCTCTATAAACATTGAATGCTTCTTGGGGATTTAGAGGGTGAGGCCAGAATTTCATTCTTCCAGTCCACCCTGAGAAGCCACCTGAAGGAGTGATAAATACATTTGCTGTATTATCAGCTCTAGCTACACCAGGTAAAATACATGTTCTAACTAATTTACCATCAATATAAATATCTAAACTTCTTCCATTTAATGAAACAATTGCATTAACCCATCTTTGTAATGGGATATTTTGAACACTACATGAGAAAGGTTTGCTATCATGACCATTAGGACCATATGTAGATAATTCTACATTAATATCATTTTCATATTTTCCTAAAGTAATTGATGGATTACCGCCCCCATTTGCATTACCACCGCGTTGTAAAATTACTTTTTTCTCTCCTAATCTATAATTCCAATTTTTAATGTATATCCATACAGAATAAGCAAAGTTGTTATTGCTATTACCTCCTGGTAAATCAGATGCAGATATAGTTTCTGCTTTTTGTGCTGATTTTAATGAAATTATTTCATTATCAGGATAAAGATATTTGTATATTAAATAGATTACTAGTATAATGACTAAAATTGTTAATATATTCTTAACTAAACCCATAATATATTATATGGATAGAAATTTTATAAAATTATATATATTATATTATTGTTAAATATCAAATAAAATATTAATTAGATATCTAATATTATAAAGTAAATGACAATTGTCTTATATTTCTTAAAGTGAATGGTTTATCTGAATAAATAATATTCTTTATTCCTCCATATATGCCATTATCCTTACCTGAAATTACATTATCTACTCTCATGTATGGTATTATACCTGGTAGCGTAGCTACTAATTCATTATTAATAAATATATCTACATTACCACTATAATAATTTACAGCTATATTATTCCAACTTTGATATAGAAAATTTTTTGTTTTAAATACAGTTTCATAATCACCATTACTATTTAATGCTTTAAACATTAAATTATTATTGTAATGTGAAATTATTAATTTATTAGCATAATTCATTAAATTTGAATTATTTGAATATGCAGGACTAGTGCTAGGTGGTTGCGGATTTATCCATAAATCAAAATACAAACCATAATTATAATTGAAATTTTTGTCTTGTATTCCTTTTAAATTTTGAAAAGTTCCTAATACTTTCTCATGATTTGTATATATAGGATCTTCTTGTAAAATTGTATAATTGGAGTGAAAAAATTTATTGTATAAAGATGGAAAATTTTCTTTAACAAATGGAATAAATTGTTTATTGTATAAGTTTTTAAAAATTGGTATTAATATATATAATCCAATTAATATTAATTGGATAAAGAATATTATCCATGTTGTTTTACTAGTTATTTTATATTGTTCTCTCAATAAATCTATAAAATCTCCAACTAAACAAGGTAAATATAATACAATATTTATAAATAATCCTAAATTTGGATATGATTTTTCAATTCCAGGTAATGATGAAGAAAATAATTTATATAAAAATGATAAAGTAAATAAAACTATTAATATTTCTAATATTCTTGTAAATATACTAAAAAATACATTCATTGTTGGATTTTGGACAAGAACAATTATTAAATAAATAGTTCCAAGTAATAATAATAAAATTAAAATAAATGAAAAGGTTATTTTAAATAATTTTTTATAATCATTAAATTCATTTAATTTTAATTGAAAAAAAATAAATAATGATAATATAATAAATCCAAATATTATTAATATAATATTCATAGGAATATCATATTTTTCATCTAATTTAAATGGGTTGTAAGAATAAAGAAAAAAGGCTGTAATTGTATAAATAATTAATCCTGTAAATAAAAATGTTAATAAATGTTTCTTTTTAATTTCCATTTCTATAATAAATAAATATTTTATATATTTATAAAATTGACAACCATTATTGATATAAAATATAAATATAATATAAGTGTAGATATGTTATATAATATGACTTATAATATTTATAATAATACTAATATTATTTATAATCAAGAATTATTTTTAGATAATAGTAGTTATATAAAATTTACAAAATTACCAGATGAATATTTAAACTATTCATTTTATAATTATGATAAAATGACCGAATTAATAAAAACTCCAGATAAAAGTAAGGTTCTAGTTTATAATAAAAATATTACAAATCCTAAATATAATGAAATTATAACAAATCGTTGGTTTAAAAGTTATTTAAATACACCAAAAGTTCCAAATTATATTAATAAGAGCTATATGTTTTCTGGATATGAAAAAAAAGAAGTAGAAGAAAAACTTCCAGATATATTTAATCCAATTTATCAGTTTTTTAAAAGAATTGATAATAGATATAATCAGATTGTTATTAATTACTATGAGAGAGAACATGATAGTATTGCGCTGCATAGCGATTGGGATGATAATATGATTAATAATTATGTAATTTCTATATTAACTCTTAATAAAAATAATAATAAAAATAGATATTTTAGTATAGTTTCTAAAAATAATAATAATGATAAGTGTATCAAGATTGAATTATTAGATGGTTTAATAATTACAATGGGTGGAAATTTTCAAAAAAATTATAGACATGGTATTTCTAGAATTTCTCAATCAAATAATCTAAACGAAAGACTAGGAATAACATTTAGACAATTTATTTAAAATAAAAATTTTTGAATTTTAAATAAAATTATAACATATTTTCCATAGCTGTTTTTTTACCATGACAATTTTTACATAATGCTTCTAAATTACTTATATGATTAGAACCACCATATTCTAATCTTACTTTATGATCTACATCATACCATGCTTCTAATTGATTTTGACAATGGGCACATTTCCAATTTTGTTGTGATGCTACATATTTTTTCTTTGTCTCTCCAACACTTCTTTTATTACTATTTCCACCTGAATTCATCATTCTTTTTTGTTGAGGTGTATTATAACTTTGAGTATTTAAATTTGAATATATATTACCTGCTGTTAAAAATGGAGTAATCATATCAGCAGAATCTTTATCAATTGGCATATATTTAATAAAACTATTTGCATGTGTAAATAAATTTCTCGTATATTGAGGATATTTTTTCATAAATAAGTAGAGAGAAAGACCTATAAATCCAATTCCAATCATTTGATAATATTTTTTCCATGATTTAAGTATTTGAATATATTTACCATCATAATAAGTATTTATTATAAAAAAAGCTGTTATACCAAATATTAATAATTCAAATTTCATTTTATAATAATTATTAATATTTTATTTATAATTATTTTTTCTAAGGAATACATTCACCTTTACTATTTTTTCTTGTTCCATTGGGACAACGTTTTCTTTTTTTAGTTGGAGATTTTTGTTTAGAAGATTCTCTCTTAGGAGATGATTTCTTTTGTGATATTTTAATTTTCTTTTCTGCTTTTTTAACAGTTTTTTCTACTTTTGGTTTTTCTATTTTTTTATTTTCAGGTTTTCCATTAGAACTATTTGTTAATATTTGAACAACTTCATTATTATCAAGAATATTATAGCCAAGAGTTTTTATATTTTCTAAATCATTAACTAATTCATTAATATTAATTTTTTTTGTTGAATAATAACTATTAAAACAATATTTAAGTAATAAATCACATGTATTTTTTATATAATATTTTAACGATAAAGCATTTTTTACTTCATTTCTAAAATAATTATTTCTAATAAGAGGAGAATAACTCATTATAAATCCCCATACATCACAATTATGTTTATATACATTGTTATAATATTCTTCATCTTTAAATATTGGTATTGAAGCATTAAAATCAGTATATTCATAAAGAATTTTGGCAATATATTTTGAGAAAAATAATAAAATTAAATTTTCATTTTTTTTTAATCTTACACCATAGTTTGAAAATATAGGAACTATAATATAATTATTTATGTGTCTAATATGTCCTTCGCCTACCGTTTGTTTCCATAATTCAAACCAACTTATAGCAATTAATTCTAATTGTTCCATTATAAATGGGTTATTTTTATATATATTATTAATACGTATTTGATTTGGATACCATTTGTTAAAATAAGAATTAAATAAAATATTTGAATATGGTAAATTAAACTGAACTACTCTATCAGTAACTACAGAAGGAATTTTACTACCTTTTTGTATTGAAGCTAACCCCCAATCTATTATTCTACTATGTTCATCTTTATAAAGAATATTTTCACCTTTTAAATCATTATGAAATAAACCTAAATTATTCATAGGAATAATACCATTTTTCAATAAATCTATTAAAGAAGTATTTATTGTTTCAAATTTTACAGTGTTTTTAGAAAAAATTTCATGTATATCTTTACCACCATCAGGCATATTAATAATTTTAACCTTTCCCAAATTACTATTTATATTTTTTGCGTTTAAACCAATTCTAGATAATGAATTACAAATTTCCATATTTTTTTTGTCAGCTTCACTTAGTAAATTTGGTTTACACATATTCATATCGCCTAATAAAAAATATCTATCATTATTTGGAATTTTTAATATTATGTTTTTAACATTTGATATTTCTTTCCATTCTGTATCAGCATCTTTATTTGATAACATTTTACTTATGCCTGTTGTTCTATTATTGCTACCTTCGCATTTTAAAGCAGGTTTAAATACGCAACCATAACCTCCAGCTCCAATAACTTGACCTCCTTTTTTAACTCTCATTATTAATATAAATATAGATTTTAATATAATTATTTTTTATAAAGATATAATGAACCCGTTATTAAAAATAATAATAAAGCAAAATAAATATATTTTTGTTTTTGCTTTATGTCATTATATATAATTTCTTCTTTCGGTTTATAATTATCATAATATTTAGATAATGATTCTTCTAAAGTAATTTCTTTTATTCCTAATGAAAAATTTATTTTATTATGTATAAAATGAAGCCATTTTATTAAAGATTCTCTAGAATCTAAATAAGGAGTAACTGGATAATTATCTAGTAAATTACTAAAAGAATTGCCAATATCAGGAATTGGCATTAATAATGGTAAATTATGAAAAAAATCATAATATTTTTTTTTAGTAGTATCATTAGGAGTTAAAGGATAAGTAAGTGCAATAGTATGTAATACAAACCAATAATGAGGCCCCCATATTTTTGGATCTAAACTCATAAAAATAAATGATATAAAAATATAAATTAAATAACTAATAACGATTATGACTACAAAAACTTTAAAAAATACTAATTTTTGTAATAACTGTGGACGTGTTGGACATTTATTTCACCAATGTAAAAATCCAATAACTAGTATAGGAATTATTTGTTTTAGAAAAAATAATGATAAGTTAGAATATTTATTAATAAAGAGAAAAGATAGTTTAGGTTATGTAGATTTTATGAGAGGTAAATATCCTATTTTTAATAAAGATTATATTATTAATTTACTATCAGAAATGACCTATGATGAATGTATTAAAATAAAAAATAAAGAATTTGATGAATTATGGAATGAATTGTGGGGTGAATATGTTGGAACTCAATATAAAAATGAAGAAAAAATATCTAAAGAAAAATTTAAATTATTAAAAAATGGTATAACTATTAATAGTATTAACTATAATTTATCAAAATTAATTGATGAAATAACAAATAATTATAAAGAACCTGAATGGGGGTTTCCAAAAGGCCGTCGCAATTATCAAGAAAAAGATTATAATTGTGCTATGCGTGAATTTGAAGAAGAAACGGGTTATAATAAAAATGATATATGCTTATTACAAAATATTATACCGCTTGAAGAAATTTTTACAGGTTCAAATTACAAATCTTATAAGCATAAATATTACATAGGTTATTTAGATATTTTAAATAAACCAAAATTTGATTTCCAAGAAAGTGAAGTCAGTGAAGTCAAATGGTTTTCTTATGAAGAATGTTTGGAAAAAATAAGACCATATAATTTAGAGAAAAAAGATATATTAAAGAAAGTTGACAATATATTAAAAAAATATACATTATATACATAATATATAAGTATGTCTTCAAAGAAAACTATAAAAATTAATAATCAAAAATTAAATAATGAAGAATTAAATAAAAAAGAATTAGAAGAATATAATGAATGGAAAAAAATAAATAATAATGAAGAAGAATTAAATACTTATAAACATTTATATCCTACTTTAAATGATCCAGAATTTTCAAAAAAAATAGCTGAAAAAAAAGAATTTAATGACACAAAATATGATGGAAAAATAGTAGATATTGAAAAACAAGCAGATATATTATGTAATGCGGAATTTGAATTAGCACCTCATCAACAATTTATTCGTAATTTTTTATCATTACAAACACCTTATAATAGTTTATTATTATATCATGGTTTAGGATCTGGTAAAACATGTTCTGCTATAGGTGTCGCTGAAGAAATGCGTGAATTTTTAAAGCAACTTGGTATAACTCAACGAATAATAGTTGTTGCATCACAGAATGTTCAAGATAACTTTAAACTTCAGTTATTTGATAAAAATAAATTGAAATTAATAGATGGATATTGGAATATTAGAAGTTGCGTTGGTCAAAGATTATTAAAAGAAATTAATCCAATGAATATGAAAGGGTTACCTAGAGAGAAGGTAATATTACAAATTAAAAGAATAATAAATAATTCATATTTATTTCTAGGATATACTGAATTTGCAAATTATATACAAAAAAGCACTAAAATACCACAAGATATGAGTGATACAAATAAAATAGAAAATATAAAAAAAATACAATTAGAAAAAAATTTCGCAAATAGATTAATTATAATAGATGAAGTTCATAATATTAGAATTACAGATGATAATAAAGATAAACGAGTTGCTCAAGAATTAACAACTTTGGTTAAATATGTAAAAAATATTCGATTACTTCTTCTCTCTGCTACACCATTGTATAACTCTTATAAAGAGATAATATGGTTATTAAATTTAATGAATATGAATGATAATCGAAGCACAATTGAATTAAAAAATATTTTTGATGTAAATGGAAATTTAAAAATTAATGAAGAAGGTAAAGAAGTTGGTAAAGAATTGTTAGAGAGAAAAGCAATTGGATATGTATCATTTGTAAGAGGAGAAAATCCATATACATTTCCTTATAGAATTTGGCCATCTGTTTTCTCTCCTGAAAATACATTAACAAATAAAAATTATCCTATAATACAGTTGAATGGCAAACGTATTATAGAAGGTATTGATATATTATCCTTATATTTAATTAATTGTGGTTCATATCAAAATATGAGTTATGATGCTATTATAAATTATTTAAAAACAGAAGTAAAAGGTAAAGATGATTTACCTAATTTTGAAAATATGGAATCTTTTGGTTATACTTTATTACAAAGACCAATTGAAGCTTTAAATATTGTCTATCCTAATGAAAAATTTGATAATTATATTAATGGAACATCTGAAAATTTTAATATTAAAGAACTAGTTGGTAAACAAGGATTAAATAATATTATGAGTTATAAAGAATCGACAAATCCTCCTTTTAGAAGTAATTTTGAATATAAGAAAGAAGCTCTTGAAAAATATGGAAGAATATTCTCTCAGGAAAAAATAAAAGAATATAGTTCAAAAATAGATTCTATATGTAAAAATATAATAAATTCTGAAGGTGTTGTATTAATATATTCTCAATATTTAGATGGAGGTTTGGTTCCAATTGCTTTAGCACTCGAAGAAATGGGTTTCCAAAGATATGGTGAAGTGAAATCTTTATTTGAAAAAATACCAACAGAATATCCTTTAGATTTGAAAACTTATAAAATAAGTAAGGATAAGGATGTTGTTCCAGCAAAATATATTATTATTAGTGGTGATAAATTATTGTCTCCAAATAATGAATTAGATATAGAGGCTGCTACTAATCTTGATAATATTAATGGTGATAAAGTAAAAGTAATATTAATATCTCAAGCAGGTTCTGAGGGTATTGATTTTAAATTTATTAGACAAGTTCATATATTAGAACCATGGTATAATATGAATAGACCAGAACAAATTATAGGTAGAGCCGTAAGACAATGTAGTCATAAAAATTTACCTTTATCAAAACGAAATGTTCAAATATTTTTATATGGGACTATTCTTGAAAATAATGAGGAAGAAGCTGCTGATTTATATATTTATAGATTAGCTGAATTAAAAGCAAAACAAATAGGAATTATAACAAGAATATTAAAAGAAGTTTCAGTTGATTGTTTACTTAATATTGAACAAACAAATTTTACCGAAAATATGTTAAATCAGGTAATAAAACAAGAATTATCTAATGGTAAATTAATTGATTATAAAGTTGGTGATAAACCATACAGTTCTATATGTGATTACATGGAAAATTGTATTTATAAATGTAAACCTGTTTCAGAAATTGGTGATATTAATTTATTATCTTATGGTGAAAATTTCATTAATTCAAATAATGAAAAAATTAAACAAAGAATACGAAATATAATGAAAGAACATTTTTATATTGATAAAAAAACGCTAATAAATGAAATTAATGTTGTAAAAAATTATCCATTAGTTCAAATATATAGTGCGCTTACACAATTAGTAGATGATAAAACAGAATTTATTACTGATAAATATGATAGATTAGGGCATTTGGTAAATATAGATGATTTATATTTATTTGAACCAATAGAATTAAAAGATTCAAATATTACACTTTATGAGAGAAAAGTTCCAATTCCATATAAACATAATAAATTATCTATAAATTTGAAATCTAAAAATTTATCAGAAGATGATATAGATGTTATAAAAATTATTAAAAAGAGTAGTAAAAAGGATAAAAAGGAAAAAGATGTGAGAGAGAAAGAGGATATTGATGAAAAGGAAGTAAAATATGAAGAAATTTATGATGAAAAAGCAAATGAATTATTAACGCAAATGAAAAATAATTATGAAAAAGCTATTTTAGATGTATTTATTGAAAGAGGAGAAGATGATTGGTATAAAATTGCTTCATTAGTTATAAATGAATTATCAAAGAGAGAAATAAATATTAAATTATTACATGATTTTATTATAGATCATATTGTAGATTTGCTAGTTTTTAATGATAAATTTATATTATTAAATTATTTATACTCGAGAGAAGATAAATTAAGTGAATTTGAAAAAAAAATTAGAGATTTTTTTAATAATAGAATTATAAAAAATAAAAAACTTACAGGTATAATATTACAAAATCAAGGAAATCAACAATTATTAATTCTAAAAAATAATAACTGGTTTTTGAGTGAACCAGAAGATTATATTGATCTTAAAAATGAAATATCTAAAAAAATTATTCCAGTAAAAAATTATAATGTAGTTGTTGGTTTTATAACAAATTTTAAAAAGGAATATATGGTATATAAAGTAAAACAATTAGATAAAAAACGCAATAAAGGAGCTAGATGTGATCAATCAGGTAAAGGTGATATTATAAAAATATTAAATATAATAGAAGGAGAATCAAAATATAATAATGAAAATACAAAAAAATATAATTCAAAATATCTATGTATATTACAAGAACTATTATTAAGATATTATAATTATATTAAAAAAGATGATAAAATATGGTTTTTAGATAGTGATGATGCAATTTTAAATAATATAGAAAAAGTAGAATTTTAAAAATAATTGAAATATAATTTAAGAATTATATTATAATAAATATTATCATAATATAATGGAAAAAATAGAAACTAAAATTCGTCCTAAGAAAAAAATTACCAAATTAAAAGTGAAAGAAAGCAATGAAATATACAGTAAATCTTTATTTTCAAGAGAAGTATGTGTTTCTATAACTAATATAGGAAAAAATATGAAAGAAACTTTAGAAAGAATAATTGCTAGTGAAGTGGAAGGAAAATGTATAATTCAAGGTTATGTAAAATCTGGTTCTGTAAAAGTTCAAAATTACTCAAGTGGATTGGTTATGACTGATAAAGTTATTTTCAATGTTGTATTAGAATGTTATGTGTGTAATCCAGTAGAAGGAATGATAATTAATTGTTTTGCTGAAAATATTACAAAGGCTGGTATTAGAGCTTTAATTACAAAAGAAAATAGTCCACTGCTAATTTTTGTAGCAAGAGATCATAACTATATGTCCTCATATTTCAATTCTGTTAAAGAAAATGATAATATTAAAGTAAAAGTAATTGGTCAAAGATTTGAATTAAATGATAAATATATTAGTATTATTGCTAGTTTAGTCGAAGATCATGAAAATATTTTACAATTACAACCAAAAACTAAAAAGAAATTACCCAAGCTTATTTTGAAAGATGAAAAAGAAGAACCACAACAACTAGAACAATTGGGTGAAGATGTAGAAGTGAATTAAATAAAGATTTATAAAATTGTAAAAAGAATATAAAATAATTTTTTTATTTTACAGTATATGAGTACAGTTAATACAGAATTAATTATATCATTAAAAACAAATATTGAAAACTTAAATAAATTTCATCAAATAGAAATTTTAAAAATTTTCAATGAAGAAAATTCAAATATGATAAATGAAAATAATAATGGTGTTTTTATTAATTTAGTTGATTTATCAGAATCATTGTATAATAAATTAAATGAATATATTACATATGTAAATGTTCAACAAGAACAATTAACTAGTATTGAAGAAGAAAAAATCAATATAGAAAATGAGTTTTTCAAGGAAAAAAATAAATTATATAAAGAAAATAAAGAAAAATCAACAAGTCTAAGTATAAATGCTACAAATTGAAGATTATAAAAAATATATGTTAACTCAAGATAATATTAATAAAAATTATTGTAATTTTTTACATAATAATGAAAATATGAAAAATTACAATAAGAAAAATGAAAAATATAATAATAGAGATAATATTTCCAAAGAAAAAAGTGAATATTATGTTCCATATTCTAATGATAAATTATTTTGGTGTTTTTATAAAATAATTAATGAATCTTGGGATGAAAATGAGAATTTTAGAATTGAAAAAGAATTTAAAATATATTGTATTGAAAAATTACGTAAAAATAAAAATGATTTGAAACCATATAAATTAACTTTATCTACAATTGAAAATGATTTATTAAATGAGAGAAAAATTACACTTAAAACATTAGTGGCGCTGTGTGTTTTATATAAAATTAATTTAATTTATACGTTTAACAATAAATATTATGAATTAAATAATGATTCACTTGATAATACTAATGATATTTATATAATTAGCAATGTAAATGATAAAGATTCATTATTAATCATTAAAAAAGATTTAGATTATTATAGAAATAATTATTATTGTATAGAAAATATTAATAAACCATTAAAGGCTATTTCTGGTTATACAATAAAAGAATTAGAATTAATGGCTAAAAAATTACAAATAATAGAAGGTGATATTAAAAATAAAAATAAAAAAGATTTATATCAGAAAATATGTGAAAAATTTTAATAAGTAAAATATAAAATATAAAATTGATAATATTAATACTATATAAATATTAATATTACTTTATAATATATGACAAATTCATTAGATAATTTAAGTAAATTATTAAAATTATATTTAGATACTAGAAATGAATTTGACGAAAATAATAGTCCTGAATTTGAAATCAGATTTGGAACTCGTAAAATTAAAAATATTCAAAATATTAATAAAATTAACTATGATAATGTGATTAAAATACTAAAATCAATGAATTTTACATTTGATGATTTTGGTAGACATTATTTGAATATAAATCCTGATTTATCAGATAAAAAATTACGTATTCAAATAAATGGCTTAACTAATATACAAAAATATTGTCAAAGTAATAATATTATTGATGAAAATGGAAATATATATACAGATGTTAGTTTCATGACAAAAGATTTAATAGAAGATGAAAGTGTAAATAATCCAGCTAATGTTGATGAATTTAATTTTAGAGCATCATATCAAAATGAAGAGATGATAACATCAACCGATGAAATAAATAGTATTATTGGTGAATTAAAAAATGTAAAAAAATTTTACAGATTAATAAAAAGATTTACATTTAATCATACTGATTATCCAGTTAATATTGATTTGAGTATTGTAAAAGAAAGTAAAACCAAATATTATAATATAAAAGAAAGTAATATATTTGATGGAAGTGAAAAATATGAAATAGAAATTGAATTAGATAATGATAAAATTAATGATTCTACTGATTTTAAGGAATTAGATGGTAAAATTAAAAAATTAATAAAAATTATTTTATCTGGATTACAAGAATCAAAATTTCCAATTTCTTATGATGAACAAAATGATATTGGCAGAGATTATTTAAAAATTATTAAAAAAGATAGTAAATATGAAAAAAATATTCAAACTCGTGATTTTATTGGACCTAGTTCTTATACTTTACAAATGAATAATATTACTGAAAAAAATGAAGATGCTAAGATTCCTAATATTAGAAATATGTATACAGTAACAGATAAGGCTGATGGTGATAGAAAACTATTATTTATTAATAAAAAAGGGAAAATATATTTAATTACAACAAACATGAATATTCAATTTACCGGAGCAGAAACAAAAAATAAGGATTTATATGAAAGTATTTTAGATGGAGAACATATTTTATATAACAAAAAAGGACAATTTATTAATTTATATGCAGCTTTTGATATTTATTTTATTAATAATAAAGATGTTAGAAGTTTAGGATTTACCCCACTTACAATTGAAGATATTCAAACAAATTTTAGATTACCATTATTGAATAAATTTTTGAAAGGATTAGAGCCTATTTTATTTGGAAGTAAAAATAGTTTGCCACCTATTAGAATAGAAAATAAGAAATTCTATTCTGAAAGTGAAAAACAATCTATATTTGTAGGATGTAATACAATATTATCTCAAGTTAACAATGATTTTTACGAATATAATACTGATGGTTTAATTTTTACTCCAATGGATAAAGGTGTTGGTAGTGATAAAATAGGAGAAGAGGCAAAATCACATAAGATTACTTGGGATTATTCATTCAAATGGAAACCAGCCATATATAATACAATTGACTTTTTAGTTACAACAAAGAAAATGCCTAATGGGCAAGAATTTATAGGTAATATTTTCCAATCAGGAACAAATGTTTTAACCAATGATCAAATTAATCAATACAAAACATTAATTTTACGGGTTGGTTTTGATATAAAAAAACATGGTTATATAAATCCATGTGTTAATATAATTGAAGATGTATTTCCAAGTAATGTAAATATAGATGATGAAGATTTATATAAACCTGTTCAATTCTTTCCAACTAATCCGTATGATAATGATGCTGGAATTTGTAATGTTTTACTATCTTATGATAACTTAAATGTAAAACAAATGTTTACAGAAGAAAATGAAATTATAGAAGATAATATGATTGTTGAATTTAGATATGATATTACAAAAGAAAAACAATGGAGATGGATTCCATTAAGAGTGAGATATGACAAAACAGCTGATTTTAGAGCAGGTAATAAGAATTTTGGTAATGCATATCATGTAGCTAATAGTAACTGGCATAGTATCCATAATCCAATTACAGAAAAAATGATTTCAACTGGTAAAAATATTGAAAATGAATTAGGAGATGATGATATTTATTATAATAAAGTAGAAGGTGTTTCAATTACTAGACCATTGCGTGATTTTCATAACTTATATGTGAAAAATATATTAGTAAATTCTATTCCAAAAAAAGGTGACACACTAATAGATTATGCTATGGGAAAAGGTGGTGATTTACCAAAATGGATTTATGCAAATCTTTCATTTGTATTTGGATTAGATATTTCAAGAGATAATATTGAAAATAAATTAGATGGAGCTTGTGCTCGTTATATTAATTATAAGAAAAAATTTAAGGTTTTACCAAAAGTAATGTTTATCCAAGGCAATGCTGGATTAAATATTCGTAAATTAGACGCACAGTTTACAGATAAAGGTAAACAAATTACAGAAGCTGTTTTTGGCAATGGTCCAAAAGATGAAAAATTATTAGGTAAAGGAGTATATAATATTTATGGAAAAGGAGAAGGAGGATTTAATGTAAGCTCAATACAATTTGCTTTACATTATATGTTTGAAAATAATAATATATTACAAAATTTCTTAACTAATTTATCTCAATGTACTGCGATAAATGGAGTTGTAATAGGAACTTGTTTTAATGGTAAAAAAATATTTGAATTGCTTAAAGATAAGAAAGAAAATGAAAGCTATACTCTTATGAAAGATGATAAAAAAATTACTGAAATTACAAAAAAATATGATAGAGGAACTTTTGATAATAATATAAGTTGTATTGGTTATGGTATTGAAGTATATCAAGAATCTATTAATAAAGTTTTTAAAGAATATCTAGTAAATTTTGATTATTTAGATCAATTAATGGAAGATTATGGATTTTCCAAATTAACAGATGATGAATTGAAAAGAATTAATTTTCCATCATCTGTTGGTTCATTTGAAATTTTATATAACAAAATGTTAGAAGAAATTGAGAGAAATCCACGAACAAAAAATAATTATGGTAACGCTTTGAAAATGAGTGATGAAGAAAAAATAGTATCTTTTATTAATAACTATTTTATTTATAAAAAAGTTAGAAATATTGACGTTGTTGATGCTAATAATATTTTAACAAAAGAAACTCCGGAAGAAAAAAAAGAAGAATTTGTTGAAAGTTTAAAATCTAAAAAAGTAATTGAAGAAACAAATAAAGAAATACAGAAGGAAGAAAAAAAAACTAAACCAAAAAAAATTAAAAAATTAAAATTAGAATCATAAATTATAACCTTTAATTGGAAAATTATATAAATATAAATTTATTTATATAATTAGCATATGAGTTTTTATTTATTACCAAGTAATAGTAATACAGCAAATATAGATAATCTTTCATTTACATATACAAATGATGTAGATAATATTGATATTTATATAAATAAATCATTACATAATTATATTAATTATGCTAAAAAACAAATAGATATATATTATTCAGAGTGGGATTCGTTTAAAAAATATACAAATCCTTATGAATATATACATAGTATAATTCCATATTATAAAACTTCTGTATCTAAACTAAAACCATTATCTAGATCATTTTTTAAATTAATAGAAATTTTTTATTTATTAGATATATTAAATGATATTACAATACCAAATATTACAAGTTTTCATTTAGCAGAAGGTCCAGGTGGATTTATAGAAGCTTTATTGTGGTTAAGAAATAATACAAATGATATTTATTATGGAATGACTTTAATAAATGATGATGTTAATATTCCTGGATGGAAAAAAAGCCACCATTTTTTAAATAAAAATCAAAATGTTAAAATAGAGTATGGTATAAATAAAAATGGTGATTTATCTGATGTTGAAAATTTAAAATATTGTTATGAAAAATACAAAAATTCAATTGATATTATAACTGGCGATGGTGGATTTGATTTTTCTGTTGATTTTAATAAACAAGAAATTGTATCAACTAAATTGATTTTATATCAAATATGCTTTGCTATTTCAATGCAAAAAGAAGGTGGTATATTTATTTTAAAATTTTTTGATTTATTTACTGAAGCATCTGTAGATTTAATTTATTTATTATCATTATGTTATGAAAAAATTTATATTGTTAAACCATTTACTAGTCGATATGCTAATTCCGAAAAATATATTGTATGTAAAAAATTTAAATCTATTAATGTGAAAAGTATATTAGATAAAATTATTTTAAATTATATAGAAATTAACAATGACAAAAATTTTTTGAAAAGACTATTAAATATAGATATTCCATACTTTTTTTTAAATAAATTAGAAGAATATAATGCAATTATTGGGCAACAACAAATAGAAAATATTATATCAACTATTAATTTAATTAATAATAATAATAATAAAGATGATAAATTAGAAAATATTAAAAATAATAATATACAAAAATGTATCCAATGGTGTATAAAATACAAAATACCATATTATAAAAATTTCATATAATATTAATATTTAGTATTAAATATTTTATATATAAATATCAAATAATCTGAGCTATTAGACACGTTGATAGAATTATTAACGTAAAACAAAGAGGTAGATCAAAAAACAACAATACATTGCTTCATCTACCAATCTAAATACATCGTCATATATAGCATTTAGAAATAGAAATGTTGTATTTCCTTATTATCGCAATAAAATATTTTGTATGAATCAACATGGTGGTCTAGGAACCGGCGACATTCCAAGGTGCTCATACATGTTTGCTCGAATAGCAGACGGGGTTCATATACATTCATATTGTCGTAAAAAAGCACCATCAAATTTTAAAGAATTTTTATTATTTGTTAGAAATTAAATATATATTTTATTTTATTTATTATTTAAAAGTATAATATATAAAATGTTAAATAATAAATTAAATTGCGAAAAATGTAGAGAAGAATTAGAACCAAATAATTTAGAAAAATGGAAATTTTCTTTAATAGGAACATTTTTAGTAGTTATTTTATTTAACCCAACAATGTTTAGATTAACACAAAGTATTTTAGGTAATTTAATAGGAAAAATATGTGATAAAAATGGATGCCCTACTATATTAGGTTATTTATTACATGCTTTAGTATTTACCTTACTAGTTCGCTATTCTATGGAAATGAATATTTAATAAACATAACGTTCTAATTTTTTGAGTTCTTCTCTATTTTGCTTTGTTTGACTTCTTGTTCTTCTAGAAACAGGTCTCTCTTGTATTTCTTTAAATTGTTCCTTAGCAATATCTCTTTTTCTATTATATTCATCTATTTGCTTTTGTTTTTCTAGCTCTGCTAGTGCTTTTTTTTGAGCAATTTTTTGCTGTGTTATTTTTTTCAATTGTTCATCTATTTTTGTTTTAACTTCTGTAGCAACTTTTTTATTTCTCATTTTTTTTTGCTCATGTGCTTCTCTCATTTTTAAAAATTCTTTACGTGCTAACATATAACCTGGAGTTAATTTTGAGGCTGGAATATTACTTATTATTAATTTTTGTATTTCAGGTTGATATATTCCTTTCTCTCCTTCTCCTATTTTTTGTTTTAAAATAAATGAATATTCTTCTTTAGGACCTCCGCCTTTAACAGTTTTACAATATTTGAAAGGAGAACATGAACTTTTTTTCGAAAACCCTTTTTTTCTTCTACAATGTTTTCTTGTAAATTTTCTTGGTAAACTAAATATTTTGCCATCTTTTCTTATACATTTTTTAGATTTTTTATTTATATTACAACAATTTTTCATATATAATTATTATAGAAAATAATAATAATTAATATATTCTTGTATAGTCATTTTTTTGTTATTAATAGAAATTTTTTTATTATTATCAAATTTTAAATTACTTAATCCTATATCATTATCCATAATAGCCATTGTCATTTTTCTCTCTATAACTTTATCATTACAAGTTGGAATACTTTTATTACACCAGCGTCCTAAGTTAGGAATAGATTCTTTAAAAAAAAAATTATTAAAAGATTTATAAATATAACGAATCATTATAATTAAATAAAATGTTTTATTTATAAATAATTATAAATAAAATTAATAAAAGCATTTTAATTATAAATATTATAACAATCAATGTATTCTATGATGACTGCTTATAATATGTTTTCAAAAGGAAAACGGAAAGAACGTTTTGAAATTATTTTAGAACCACTACAAGCAATGATACAAATATCATTTTTAGGGTTTTATCCAATTGGTAGTAAATTAAACATACATAATAATTTATTATATATACAAGCAACAGGATGGAGTCAACCATTATCTAGAGCTTATTATAATGATTCAAAAGATGATTTATTTTATTTATTTAATGCTGTTGTAAGATTTAATAAGTTTTATAAAAATATGCCAGAAATTCAAAATAATAGTTTATTTAATTTACTGAAAAAATTATGCATTAAAGGAATTGATAATTTAATTGTAACATATAATCAAGTTGATAATCCAGCATTATTACATACTTTAAGAATGTATAAAATGTTTTTAGAAAGTGATTTAAATTCAAATACAAATATAAATAATACAAATAATACAAATAATATAGATGAAAATTCTAATGCTATTGTTCAAAGTAATTCTAATAATTTAATTGTAAATTCAAACAATAATAATAATAATAATAATAATAATAATAATGATTTAACTAATTTAATTAATAATATAAATTCATCATTTATAAGTGATACAAAAGATATAGATGATGTTTTTATAAATATAACAAAACTATATAGTATTCAAGACTATAATATAATTTATAGCACACTAGTTTTATTAGAAAAAAATCCTCAAAATTATAATGAATATATTACAGGAATTAATAGTATATTAAATCCTATAAATTCTCAAATAAAAAAATGGATTAATGATAATATTGTTTTTTAAATATTAAAAATATATCTGTATAGCCACTACAAAAAATATAATATAAACAAATATTAATAATAAATAACATATTATTGAGTATAAAAAGTTTTTAGCATTAATTTTTCTACTATTTATAAGCCATATAAATCTAAATAATGCACTAAATAGAATTATTAATCCAGATATTAATAAAATAAATGTTATTACAATTATATATCTTTTATCTACAGTTCTTATAAATTTATTGTTAAATATTAAAAGTGAAAAAAGCAAGGTTATTGATAATACTTCAATTGACAAATCATGACTAGATTGCTGCGAAAGAATATAAACCAATTTTTTCTGATAAACTAATATGATTGTTTATTTCATTCATATTTGAATACATTTTATATATTAAACAAATATAAAATGTATATAAAATAATATAAAAATTTATCTAAAGATTTGCTGTTTTGGAATAAGTCTTCCTGTTCCGGCTCCAGATATATTGCTAATAGTATCTCCATTTGTAGATGGTACAATAGAACCTTGTGGAGTATGAAAGCAAAGAGTATGATTTCCGTTTCCACCTTTAGGTTGTCTGCCTGTATTATTATTCCATATAACTCTTCTTCTTATATTTGGTATACATACTTGATATCTAGATTTTAAGAAAATTGGTGGGTTAACATTTGAACTATATTTACCAGCATTAGCACCTTCTCTACCCCAAGCTGTATAAAATGAATTAGCATTTTTATTAATATTATTTACTTTTGCGTTTAATGTTCTTAATCCAGAAGATACAGCTCCTTGCTGAGCAAAATTTTGATTACTTGGTTTATATATAATAGTTTTTTTGGTATAACCGTGATTACATTCATCATTACATCCTTTCTGTATTAAATTTGTTGATACAAATTGTTGGGGAGCAATTGCTTTATCACCATCTAAACCATATTTATCATTAAGTAATCCTTGCCATGAATAAAAATTATTAGTTGGATATATAGGATTACCTTCTTGATCTTGATATTGAATAAATTTATTTTTTGATAAATTTAAATTCTGTTGATATGTTTTAACTCTACTTTTTAAATAATTTCTTGTATCAGAATAATATTTTTTATCTAAAAGAGTAACAGCACTCCGAATTCTATTATTGGGAGCATTACAACTTTGACAAACTGGTCTTCCATTAAATGAATTTAAAAATTTATCACCTTCATGAATATGTTCTTTAATATCATTATTTTCTCTCAAAATATTTTCTTTTATTGACCCTAATGTGCTATTATCTTCATCTTTACATTTTGAGCAATCATCTGAATTATTTCCTAAATAAACAGTGCTTCCTGGTAAATCTATCATAGATTGGTCTCTACCTACACTTTTAGCGCTATCTTTTCTAGGAGGTTTTAATTGTTTTCTATAATGTTTTAAAGGTCTGGCGGTTCCAAAAGCACTACTATAATCGTTTGCTTCATCTACATAAATAGGATTATTACCTGCGCTATGAGCTGCTTTACTAGTTTGATTAGTATTAGGTCTAGATTTAATTGGTATAATTGATGTAGTTGATTTACCTTTCCATGATACATATGGTTGAAATTGCCATTTATAACTACTATACAAATTCATTATAATATTATTATAGAAAATAATAAATAATAATATTATATAATGAATTATATTTTAATATTATTAGCTTTAGTATTATTAGTTATTTTATATAATAATTATTTTACAACTATAGAAAATTTAGAAAATAATAAAAATAGTGATAATAATTCTTGTTTAAGTAAAGATCCTTTATTTTTATCTATAAATAATGCTTCTCAAATTAATATTTTATCAAAAGAAGTAAATAAATTACAAGGATTAAAAAAACAAGTTGATGGAATGGATAGTCGATTAAATTTACTTCAAAAAAGTGTAACAGATATGGTAAACAAAATAGGAAATCAAGGATTTGGAACAGCTGGTAGAAATATGAAAACTATTAAAGATCCACCACCAAAAATTAGTGGATTAAATTAAATTTAAATAAAATTATTTACATATATTAATATAATGAGTAATTTTTTTGATAATATAATGAATGATTTATCTGGTACGGAAGAACAAATATTAGGTCCAAATTACAAATATTATAAATTTATAAGAACACCAGCAGAAATTGGTATGTCTAGTAATGGTTCTCTAGGTGCGATTGGTAATAATATAAATGGTCTAATTGCTTACACTGAATTATTAGTTAGTGGGGGTGGTATTGCTTCTGTAACAGGAAAACCTTTAGGAAATAAATATTTTTTACAAACCGGAGCTCAATGTACAGATAAAAAAACTGGAAATCAAGTCAATAGATTTATATATGTAAATAATGTTCCAGATGGTGAAATACCATTTATATCTTCTGGTATGGGAGTCAATTTTACTGAATTTGAAGGTTTACTTCCCGGAACAATGAGTAATATAGCACAATTAAATCCTCTTGGTGTTTTTCAAGCATTTATGTTAGGTAATAGTCCAGAATGTCAAGATATTAAGATGGAAACTATTGATGTAAATAATAATGTATCTCAAGAAACACAACATGTATTGACTTCTGATATAAAAAACATGAATCCTTGTTGGTTTCCAAACAAAATTAATCCAGTTACAAATACGCCATGTAGAGAGGCATTTGAAAATAGAAAACAACAACCAAATAATGTTACAGAATTAGAAGATGATAATATAGATTATGTAAAAAATTTAATTAATGTTATATATATTTCTCTCTTAATTATATTATTTTTGTCAATTGCGAATAAATGTTTAAAAAAATAATTTAAAAAATATAAGATTTTAATAAAATTTTTATATTTTTATTTATGGTCTAACAACTCTATTTAAGTCTCTTCTAACATTTGTTATAGCTGAACCACCACTTCGGAATTTATTATCTAATGAAGATTTTTTAGGAGGGGCAACTGTTCCGCCATTTCTAACATGTCTTAATTTAGTATTTGTAAAAGATTTATCAATATATCCATGAGAGAAACCATGAACATTATCTCCAAAACTACTTTTTCCAACAGCATTTATTTTTTTTAATTCCATAACTTGGGATGATGTAAAATAATTTTCACCACCACCAGCATCACTTTTATATACTCTTCTTAAATTAGCATAATTAGAATAACCTTGACTTGATGGATAAAATTTTGGTGGATTGGCTCCATTTATATTACTAACTTTAGTATCTGCTCTACTAGTTACTACAGCCATACCACTTAAACCTATACTATTAGATTGACTTCTATATACTAAAGGTTTTGTATGAATAGTCATTGTAATATTTGGCATTTATATTATATTAATATAAAAATGTAAAAAAATATCTTTACTTTAATTTAATGTAATAAACAATAATTTTTATGTCATAATTCTTGGAGCAATATTCATTGTCATTAGTTCTTGGAATAATAATTTACAAGAATATGGAATATGAACTAAGTTAAAATCTGTTCTATTTTCGCATGTTTTACAATAATGAATATGTGTTTTATCATTATATGCTGCTATTAATCCACATTTCTTACAAACATTTACTTTGAAAGCATCTGATGCATCATATAGACGTCCTTTTGTAAATCTTGAGGCGCCATGTGCTACCATAGCATCTCTTTCCATTTCTCCAAAACGAAGACCACCATCTCTTGAACGCCCTTCAGCTGGTTGACGTGTTAGATTAACCATTGGTCCAATACTTCTACTATGTTGTTTATCATTTACCATATGCTTTAATCTTTGATAAAATGCTGGTCCAATGAAAATATTACTATCAATTTGTTCTCCAGTAAGACCATTATATAATACTTCATTACCATTAGATTCATAACCATTTTTTTGTAATTCTTTACAAATATCTTTAATGTCTAAATCTTCAAAACTTGTTCCATCGCCAAATAGTCCAAGTTGAACTAATACTTTTCCTAATAATGTTTCTTTTAATTGACCAATAGTCATACGACTAGGAATAGCATGAGGATTAATAATAATATCAGGTTTCAGTCCTTCTGCTGTAAAAGGCATGTCTTCTTCATTGATAATATTTCCAATAGTTCCTTTTTGTCCGTGTCTTGAAGAATTACCAGTCCATACTGGCGGTGAGTAAATATCTTCTTTATAATAAAATAGATGAGTATCTGGAACTTCAATACAACCTACTTTTCCCGTATATGATAAATAAGTTTCTTCTTGGATATTTTGTTGGTGGACGTGTCCATGATTTACTTCTGGATTATTTTTACTTTTAACAATACGAATACAATAATTATCATAATTAGATTTTATGATTCTTTCACCAATTAATGTTTCATATCCAGCTTCTTTTGTATCATACAATTTAATTGTTCCAGACCATCCACAATGTAATGCTAATTGTTGTATTTGATTTGCTAATTTAAAACTAGATGTATAATAACCACAAGAACCTTGTTTATTATAACTACCGTCACCTTGGATTAATGAATTCATTAATATTATAGATTGTCGTTGAGATAATTCCCAAACAAATTTAGGTAAATATTTATTAGATGCTCCAACAGATAATATTTTGAAATAATCAATTAATTCTTTATATGTATTACCTATTAATAGTCTATCTTTTTTCATATTATAATGAATATTCAATTTATTCAATGCATTTTCAATAAAATCTCTTTTTCTTTGTTTAATCATAGCAATATTAATTCTTGTATAATTTTTACCTTTTTCTATCCATCCATCTGATATGAAGGAACCTAATAACATAAGGAAATAATCCATATTATATTTTTCTTTATCTAAAACAAAATCTTCTACATCTTTATTTGTATTTAAAGCATCTTTTTTATATCTTATTCTTTTACCAAACGCATTTTTGGCTTCAATAAATTCAAATTCTTTATGAAGTCGTTTTTTAATATATAATTTATGTTCTTTAGTACAAACCATATGAACTTGTTGAGATTTCATAGAATATAATTCTTCATTAACACAATCAAACTCATATTTTTCAACAGGATAAACATAATCTAATTCTTTATTATTTTTCAATGTAGCTACTTTGTGTTTATTAATATCAATCTCTTTTAATGAAATCCATCCATAATCAGTTAAAATTAAAGCATTTTCTCTAATACAAAATTTATCTCCAATAACTGGTTTTCTTACAATACGCAATCTAACTTTACAGAAATTATATCCATCTCCATTTCTTTCAATATAATTTTTATCAATATAAGTTTCTTCTTTTGTTCTATATACTTTACTTTGATCTTCATATTTAATTACTTTAGTATGGTCATTTCTATTTTCTTTGATTGGAAGAATTTTTGAAATAATAATATCGCGATCTTCAACTAGAGAATTTTCTGGAATTACACCATTTTGATCTACTTTATCATAATTCGCAAATTTCATTCCTTTTGTTTTATTTGGATCAGGTTTACATCTAATTTCTTCATCTCCTTGAATTTTTTTATCTTCATCTTTTTCTGTATGATATACAGTTGCTTGAAATAATCCTCTATCTAGAGAACCTTTATTAAATAAGATACTATCTTCTTGATTGTAACCAGTGTGAGAAGCAATCGCTACAATTACCATTTCTCCTGAAGGAATTTTATTTAAATTAATAATATTCATAATTCGCGTATCTACAAGTGGTCTCATTGGATATGATAGTACATATGCTGTTTTATCCATGCGTTTTTCATAATTTGTTACATAAACACCCATTGCTTGTTTTCCCATTGCTGATTGATATGTATTTCTTGGTGATTGATTATGATCAGGAAATGGAATACATGATGCTAATATTCCAAAAATTGAACTTGGATGAATTTCACAGTGAGTATATTTATAAATAATATTATTTTTCTTGCTAGTAACTAAGTCGTTCTTTTTCATAGCAATCATACTAAATGATTGTTCTAATGGATCAATATATTCAATAATAGAATCATCAATATTACAGGCAATTAATAAATCATTCCAGCTTAATTCTTGCTTTTCTAATTTATTAATAATCTCTGGTGTATATAAAATCTTATTATTATTTACTTTAAGGACAGGTCGAATTAATCTTCCACCATCATTACAAACTCTAATTTCACAATTTTTATAATCAAAAATTACACTTGTATAAATATTAATAATACCCTTATATTTTTTATCTTTAAGAGATAAATATAATTTTTCTGGTTCATCAGTTACACCAATCCAAGCGCCATTAATAAATACCTTTACATAATTATCTAAATTATCTTTACAATGTTCTATTTTAATTATTTCAAGATTTACACAATCTAGTAATGGCGTGCTATTTGAATTAATTGTAATTGTTGACATATAACTTAAATTTTTTACAACACCAACTGAAGCACCTTCTGGAGTTTCTGCGCAGCATAGAAATCCCCATGAACTATTATGTAATTTTCTGGGAGGAATTAATTTACCACTTTTATCAATAGGAGTATTAATACGTCGTAAATGACTTAGAGATGAAATATATGTAAGACGATTTAGAACTTGAGCTACACCAACTTTATTACTATTTGTTTGTTTAATACCAAAATCTCCTGTTGCTAATGCTCTCTTAATTCCATTTTCAATTGTTGTAGATTTAATAATTTTATAAATGTTTGTTAAATTAATAATATTACTATAATCTTCTGTTGATTTCCATGAACCTGTATTAATCTCTCTTACAATATATTTTTGCATATCTTTTACTAGCTTGTTCAAGTAATTTCTGAATAAATTATTAAGAAGTGTTCCTGTTAAATCAATGCGTTTATTAATATATGAATCGCGATCATCAACTGGTGCCAGTTTTAAATAACATTTGAATAATTTAAATATCATATATCCTAAGAAATAAATTTTTTGTGTCTTATTATGACAATGTGGAAATAAGTCATTTTCTAGAACTTCTTCCGCAAATTCACGTTTTTTAATAGCACCTTGTTCTTTATCCATATTCATTGGTGTATACATTACATTAGTTGTAATATATTTCATTGCCGATTCATAATCTAGATAATTATTTCCTTCAATAATAGATGCTTTAAATTCTTTGATAAATACTTCATATAGAGGATTATTTAAATCTAAAACTATTTTTTCACAAATTTCTTTATCTGAAATTACACCTAATGCTCTGAATAATATAACAACTGGAATTGGATTTTTAAGTCTTGGAATTTGAATCCATAGTCCATATCCAAATGAATTATTTTTTGAAGACATCATAATAGCAATTTGTTTTGGTGAAATACATTTCCAATCTGGAACAGATTTAATTTCTGCCATATATGACCATTTACTATTATTTTTACTAATATCAAAACAATAAATTTGATTTTCGGCTGCTCTTTCTTGACCAAGGCAAGTTTTTTCAGAACCATTAATGATAAAATATCCACCTGGATCCATTTTACATTCACCAATTACTTCCGATGTTAAATGTTTATATTGAGATAATACACAAATATTTGATCTTAGCATTATAGGTAATTTGCCAATGTGAATTTTGGGAAGCACTTTATAATATGTTTGAACATTTTCTAGCTCTTCACCGGTTCTTACAATATATTTAATATTTAAATCAACTGTCATATTTGATGCATATGTAAAATTTCTTAGTCGAGCTTCATGTGGAAACATAATTTTTGCTGCTCCATTATTTTCATGAATTTGAGGTCTATGTAAACTAAAATTTTCAAAATTAATATAAACTTCCAGACCATATTTTTTTAATTCTTTGTTATAATCTTGTTCTGATGTAATTAGAACAGGATTAAACATTTCAATTGTATGTGGAATTTGTCTACTAATAAAATCATTATAAGATTCAATTTGGTGTCTAATTAATTGTTTAAGATGTTGATTTGAAAAGTATGAATTAATAATTGTCCATGGAATTTCTTTTTCTGAAATATTTTTTGCATTTAATTCTTCATCATTAAAATTTTCACTGCGCTCCATTTTCAAATCACACATTTTTTTTTTCATTTAAAAATTATTAATCTATATCAATTTATTTTTAAATTAATATAAATTATTATATATATGAATTTAGTAAAACTATTAAATAATCCAATGTTTAATGCTCTTTTTGGAGGAATACTTCTCTATTTTGTTATAATAATTTCAAATAAAGGCAATCCTACTCTTGGAGCATTATTATCAAGTTTTCCAATTGGAATTTTAGGCTTACTTGCAATAAATAAAAAAATCAAGAAAATTTTATAACTAGTGCTGTTTTTGTAAATTTAATTATTTTTATAATGTGGGTTATAGTTTGGACAATATGCAAGTATTTTTCAAAAAATTTATATTTGCTTTGTATAATTGGCTTTTTATCATGGGCAATATTATGTATATCCTATTATTATATAGTAAAATATAGATAAATATTAAATAATATTAAATAATTATATTAAAATAACAACATTATTATTTTAATATGTCTAATAAATTAAAACGATCATTAGATAAAAATTTCTCATATACTGAATATAATCCAAAAAATAAAATACAAAATAAAAATGATGCTCAAAAACATATTCATTATGGTTCTATTAGTTATCAGAATAATAGTAATGATGAATTTTGGTATCAATATTTAAACTCTGATGAAGATTATCAAGAATTTTTTGATGAAAATATTATAATTGAAAAGGAAAAAATTATTATTGAAAGAGAGATAAATGGTTTACAAGACTTACTTAATATTATAGAAGATTATCCTTATGATGAAAGCAAAATTTACAATATTGATCTTGAAAAATTACATTCTATTAAAGTGCCTCTTTTTAAGTTAAATTCATTAATTGGATTACAAGAACTTAAAACCAATATTAGTGACCAAATAATTTATTATTTACAAAATTTACATATACCAAAAAAGGAAAATAAAATAAATGAAGATTATTTACACACAGTTCTATATGGTCCACCAGGAACAGGAAAAACTGAAATAGCTATGATATTAGGAGATATTTTTTGTAAAATGGATATATTAAAAAGTAATAAATTTAGAAAAGTCACTAGAAGTGATTTAATTGCTGGATATTTAGGACAAACAGCTTTAAAAACTAGAGATGTTATAAAAGATTGCTTAGGAGGTGTATTATTTATTGATGAAGCGTATAGTTTAGGCAATGCTGAAAAGAGAGATTCATTTGCAAAAGAGTGTTTAGATACATTATGTGAATCTTTAAGTAATCATAAGAATGAATTAATGGTTATTATTGCTGGCTATGAAGAAGAATTAAATAATTGTTTTTTTTCTTTTAATCCAGGTTTAAGATCTAGATTTACTTGGAATTATAAAATTAATGAATATAGTTGTGAAGAATTAAAAGATATTTTTATTAAAAAAGTAAATGATAATGGCTGGACAATAAGTGATGAAATAAAATCAAAATTTTTTGAAGATAACAAATTGTTATTCAAGTCATTTGGGAGAGATATAGAGAACTTTTTTTCAAAAATTAAAATAGCACATAGTCGAAGAGTTTTTTGTTTAGAAGATAGAGAAAAAACAAAAATAACATTTAGAGATATAGAAAAAGGATTAGAATTATTTAAAAATAATAACGATGATAAAGAAAAAGAAGATAATAAAATAATAGCTTTAATGTATTCGTAATATTTTTTTATTCGTGATTTTATTAATTTATTTTTAAATTAATAAAGTAAAGATGAGTAATATAAAACCGATAACTATTAATCCTGATTTATTTAAAGTTGGTGGTGGAACAAAAAAAGAAAAACATTCACATAATAAAACACAGAAAATATCTACTATAAAAAATAATATTCAACCTAATAAATTAAAACGTGATTTGTTACAAAAAATAAAAAATTACAAGCAAAAAGAGAAGAATTCTAGTGAAAATGTAGAGAGAAAAAGTATTCAAAATAATAGTAACGATGAAAGTAATACAGAAAAAAAAGGCATTTATAAAAACTTGGATACAAGAGAAAATAATGAATTTCAAAATGAATTTATGAAATCATTAAATTTTTTACAACAATTATCACAAAAAGGGCGTAATAAAACAATGAAGGCAAATAGACCTCTTATTAATATTGATATGCCAGATAATTTAAAAGAAAAAGATGATGTTGAATCTAAATTAACTATAACAAATAAAGAAAATGGCGATGTTCCATATGGTTGCTTGAAAAATGGTAGTAAGCCAACATTTAGACAATGGAAAAATTACACAGTAAAAAATACATCATATAAAGAACCACAGTTAGTAAATTTACCAGTAAAAAGTGAAACTATAAATAATGTTCAAGATAACCAATCAAATAATGTTGAAAATAATGAAATACCTAATGAAATAAATAATGAAATAAATAATGAAATAAAGAGAGAAGTTTCACAAGTTATAAATAATAGCATCGATAAAAATCAAAATACTTATTCTAACCCTTATCCAAATAATAGTTATATTAGTACAAAAACAAAAACTATTAAATATCATCTTGGTAAAAAAAATAGAAAGGTTTCTATATTAATTAAAAATGCTGCTACGCGCAAAAAAATTAATGCTGAACATAATAAGATAAAAAGAACATCTGTATTAGAAATGAAGAATTACTTAAGAAAACATAATTTATTAAAAGCAGGAAGTGAAGCTCCAAATGATGTAATCAGAAAATTATATGAACAATGCTTATTAAGTGGTAATATAAATAATACCAATAAAGATAATTTATTACATAATTATCTTAATGATGAAAAATAAATTATATAATTTATTATAAAAAATATATAATTTAAATTTAATAATTATAACCATTTTGATATGAATCGTGTCGCGACTTTAAAACGATTTTATTCTCTCCATTTCTAACATACATATTGTACAATGAACCATTATTATTTTTCATTCTAATTCCAAAACTATTATTCATAGTTTGTTTTAAATTGAATTCTTGAAGAAACATAATTTTTTCATTAAATGAATTATCATTCTCTCTATTATTTACTTTTAAATTATAAACAATAAAAGGATTTATTTTTCTTACATTTAATTTTTTAATCATTGTATTATACATATCAAATGTTGGTTGAACATTATGATTATTTGTATTTTTTAAAATATTCATTTTATCTGCGTTAGCTACAAATGATTGTATACATTCTTTAATTAATATATTTTTTGGTGTAGCTGATAAAAATGCTTGAAAAATTGAATTACCTAATATAGAAAGACAAGAGCAAAAAGTAGAATCTTTAATAATATAATTAATAGGAGCATAAGGGACAATATCTATATCTACATACACTCCTCCTTCTACATATAATTTACATAATCTCCAAAAATCTGCCTTATTAGGACCATATTTTATTTTATTAAAAAGTTCAGCATATTCTTTATTGAAATTTTTTTCAATAAATTCATAACAATCTTTATCGTCGCTAAATGTAAAAGTATAATCTGGGTTTAATTTTTTCCACATTTTAATTATATTTTCAGGAAATAATTTTGTTTTATTTGTCATATGGATAATTTTTGGTATTTTTCTCTCCATAAATAATTAATATAGTATATATTATTTTAATTATTTATTATTTTAAATTTAATTACTGTAAATTAAAATATTATATTAAATTATTTTTCCATTTACTAAAATTATCAAATCTTGATTTGAATAATATTAATTTATTTTTATCAATAACATAATATCCATCTAATCCTTTTTTTGGTTGCAATAATAATTCATAATAAAAATAAATTTTTTCAATGTTTTTTTCATTATTTATTTTTATATTATATAATATAAAAGGTCTAGGTATTCTTCTTATAATATTTTGTATTACAGTATATAAGTTATGAGTTGGAGAAGCATTATAACCAATATTTTTTAATAAATTCATTTCATATCTTTTTTCATAAAAAAATTTTATAGCTCTTTCTATAATTACATTATTTTTTGTACTTCCAATTACTGCTTGAAATATAGCATTTCCATTATTAATACAAGAACAGAATGTATAATTTTTTATAAAATTATCTAAATTAATATATGGATAAATATCAATATCAACATATACACCTCCTTCAATATATAATTTACATAATCTCCAAAAATCTGCTTTATTTGGGCCAAAAACTATTTTATTAAAAAATTCAGCATATTCTTTACTAAAATTTTTTTCAATAAATTTATAGCAATCTTTATCGTCGCTAAATGTAAAAGTATAATGAGGATTTAATTTTTTCCATTTATTATATACAATAGGACTTAATTTTCTTACTTTATATGTCATATGTAATATACTTGGTATTTTTGTATTATCCATAATATATATAAATATTATAAGAAAATACGTTTCTCATGCCATAATTTGTCATAATTTTTCGTTCTATTTTTATCATTTAAAATTTCTCTATGTATATTTTCCCCCAAAATTTTACTTCTTATTATAGTTTCGTTATTTAAATTTTTTATTTCATAATTACCAGTGTCTTTCAAATTACATTGAATTTTGTAATTTTTATTATCTAATCCTTTTACAATATAAGTACCCATATTTAATTTTTTCATTTTAAAGAAAATACTAAAATATTTCATAAAAGCTCTTGGGCCTGTTATATCTAATGGTTCTATTCCATATTTTTTCTTTAATACATTATTACAAATATTTAATAATAAAAATTTAAAAAAATTTAATTTAGGTTTTGCAGCTATAAATGATATTTGAACTCTATCTAAATTATGATATGGTCTATCTTTAACTAATATTATATCTATAGTATCATCTATCAAATATTTTTTAATAAAAGAATTTGTCAAATCTAAATATATTCCACCTTTCAAATATATAATACAATAACGAAAAATATCAGATTTAAAGGCTGGTGGAACTAACATTTTAAAGGCTAGATAAATTTTTATTGGAAAATTATTTTTAATAATATTATCACAATCATTATCATTATAATAAATTAAATTATTAAATAAATATTTTTTATCATTATCAAATATCTTTTCTAATTTATCAAAATTATTTGTATTTGGTCCTGTTTTATGAATTACTTTTGTTATTTTATTATTATCTTCTGTATTATTACAAACTATTTTTTTACATAATGGTCCATGACCTTTTCCAATAAAACATTGTACACAACAACTAGATTTATTTAATTCTTTTTTAAATCCACAAAAACATCTATCATTCATTTTATATAATTATATTATAAAGAATATTTGAAATTGTTGTATTCCACGCATTTTTACTGTTTACATTATTTTCATACCAATCTATACATGAATTAGACATATTACTCCATTTGTTTTCATCTATATTTTTAATTTTTTCTTTATATTCATTTGAATTTGAAACTCTAATAAAATGAATATTTTCTTGTGGTGGATTTATATATGAATTTATTTCTACTTCTGGTGTAATTATTGGGACTGTTCCAAATGCCATTAATTCAACCTCTCTATGACATTTGCTACCAAATCCTCTTAAACATAAACCATATTTTGCTATTCTTAATTTTAATAAATATTGTTCTTTTGTAAATTTATGTTTATTTCCAGAAGTACAATGAAATTCAGTTACTACATTACCCCAAATATTATTTGTTTTTCTAAATTTTTCTTGAACATTATTTTCATAATTACCAATAAATATAGATTCTATTAGTCTATCTTCAAAAGATAATGGTGGATATTTTTCTAACAAATTTTCAAGAATTTTTGGACTTCTTGGCCAAAATATCCATGGTTCGGCATTTAAATTTTTATCTCTTAAAAATTTTATTTCATTGTCAATAGAACCATTGCCAACTTTAATTAATAAATATTTATAGATATCATCATTCATCCAATCCTTATTTGGTCTATCATATAATAATACTTTATTATATATTGAACAATGATCTTGATTTGTAATATTTATTTTTAGATCATTATTTTTTAAAGTAGATAAATATGCTAATTCTCGAAAACTATCATTTGTATGATTCCATATATCATTTCTGGGCTGTGATGGTATATTTATTATCCATTTATTATTTTTTACATAATCTATAATTAATAGTTCTTTATATTTTTTACAAAGATAGAGTAGTTTTAAAAACATAGTGTTAAATTCATGAAACAAGCAATCTTCTTTATTAAAATGTGTATGAATAAATACTATTGGTTTATTATTATAATAAATATTATTTTTATAACATTTAATATTGTTAATTACATTTATTTTATTATCTACATGAAATAATCTCCATGGAGTTATATTTATTTCAGGCCCTAATATTTGAAAATTATACTTTTTAGCAAGTTCTTCAATTGATGCTTGATCATAATAACGAGATTTTTTTGTAAATTCAATCCAATCATCTGTTATTCCTTTTTTATTTACCCATAAAATCCCACCATTATAATAACCATACAAATCACATGCCGATTTTTTCATATAATGAGGAGATAAGGCCATATCTTTACTTTTATCAATACAATTTATAGCATTAAAAAATATTATATCAGAGTCTAAAAATAAAGTATTAGAAGAATAATGTAATGAATATGATATTACTCTAGCTTTTTCCATTTGAAAATCTGGCCATATATTTTCATTTTCCATTTGTTCTCTATTTTTATTTGAATATTTTTCCAATTTTATTTCTAAAATTAAATTTAATTTAATTTTAGGTGTCATGGTTTCTAATTCTTTTTTTGTTTTTATATCTACAAATCCATAAACTATAGAATTAGGATGATATAATGACAATGATAATAACATACCTTTTAATTCATTTACCACATTATATGTTGCTATAAAAGAGAAACTATCTGGTGGTCCTATATTATTATTTTGTTTATAATTATATAAATTATTAATATTTTCTAAATTTATATTTTTTGAATTTTTTTCTATTATATTTAACCAGTGATTTACAACAATATTATTTTTTGTTATTTGTTTACAGCGAGGACCATGACCTTTGTTTAAACTACACAATACACAACAAAAATTTTGATGTTCATCTTTTAAAAATCCACATCTACATAAATTTAATTTCATATAATTTATAATATCAAAATATTATAAATGGATAATTTTTCATTAAATTTAGATAATAATTTATGTAGATGTGGTTATAAAAAAATCAATAATAAAAACTTTTGTTGTTTTATGTGTTCTATTAAAAAAGGACATGGTAATATGTGTTGTGGAAAGCAAGAAAATACTATAATAATTGGATCAGAAGGTTCTGGATATACATATTCATATTTTTTTATTAATTATTTATTATATTTATATAACCCAAAAATTAATATTATTAGAAAAAATAACTCAAATGCTGATATTATTATTTGCTCTCATCATTATGATCATGAAAAAGAATGGAATAAAAATAATAAAAAATATATTTTTGTAAATTGGGAAGCAGTTAATTTCTATAATCTTATATCAAATACTGATAAATTTAAAAAAATAAAGCAAAAAATATTATTTACAACATTAATAGAAGATAATAGTATACATATACCATATGGTTTTATTGATTATATTAAAATTCAAAAATTAAACTTATGGAATAATAATTATTTAAATATTAAAAATCGAAAAAAAATTTTTGGTTATTGTATTCGTAATAAAAATTGGAATGTTACTACAAATAGAATAAAATTTATTGATATATTTACAAAATATACAAAAGAAACTTATGCTCTCGGTGAATATTGTAATCCAAAAAGTATACATACTAAATTAGTATTCGATTATAATGGTGATAAAAATCATTCTAATTTTTTAAATAAAAATTCGGATAAATCAACTGAAGAACTCATTAAAAAATATTCTGAATTTAAATTTATATTAGCTGCGGAAAATACTATCGAATATGGATATATGACAGAAAAAATAATTAACGCATTAGCAGCTGGATGTATCCCAATTTATATTGGTTCTTCAAAATATATTAAAAAAGTTATTAATCCAAAAAGAATAATTATTGCTAATGATTTTCAAAATCCAAATAACTGTATTAATTATATTTTATCTTTGAAAGAAGAAGATTTTGATAATTATCAAAAAGAACCTATATTTACAAATGAAAAAGAAAGTGAAATTTTTAGAGAATTATATAATAGAGATTCTCCAGAAAATAAAAAATTAATAGATAACATGAAATATTTACTTGATGATATATTAACTAAAAATAATAATAATAATAACAATAATAATAACTCTGAAATAAGTTTAAATAAAATATAGAATATATTTTTATATTACATAAATGTTCCCAAAAATACTACATTTAACATGTAAAGATAAGCATAATATAGATAATTATATATGGAGACAATGCTATGAAAAATTTAAAAAAATGTATACTGGATATGAAATTATTTTATATGATAATCAAGATATATATAAAATAGTTAGAGAGAACTTTCCACAACATGAAGAAATAATAAAAACTATTAAAAATAGTGGTGCTATTGCTGATACTTTTAGATATTTAATTCTTTATTTAAAAGGGGGGGTATATGCTGATATGGACTGTGAACCTTTACAACATATAGATAATTTATTTAATGATTTTATTTATTTTCATGGTAATAAAGGTAATTTTTCACTTGTAAACTCAATTAATCCTGATTATTTTAATACTTTTAAAATAAATCCTTGTTCAAAATGTAAAAATATTATTAATACAAATAATTATATTTGCGGAGGGCATAAGCTAATAGATGAAGAAAAAACATCTATCATTATTAGTAATGAATTTAGTAAATTTTACGGTTGTAATACTAAACAGGCTGGGCAATGTTGTCAATGGTTTATAATTGCGAAACCAAAATTATTTTTATTTAAAGCACTATATGAGCAATGTATTAAAAATATTATTTCAAAAAAATATCTTATAAGTGTTCATGATTATACTGGTCCTCTAATGTTTACACAAATGATAAATGTATATATGAAATTACATGAAAATCACGGAATAACAATTTTACCACCTGATGTTTTTTGTATTGGTTCTATTATTCCTCATACAAGAAATGGTTTTATAAAACATCATTTTACAGGTAGTTGGCATAATGAAGAAAATAGAAGAAAATTAAAACCTTTATCCCTCATAAAATAATATTTTTTGTTAATTATTTTATATTAGTATATTGTATAATGGTAACACTTGAAGCTATTAACAATGAATACAAAAAAAATATTGATAATTTGAATAGATTTTATAATTATCATTTTCAACGGATTAGAAGTTTGCGTATACGTCCTTATATAAAACGTATATATTTTCAAAGATTATATAATTATTATAGATTTAAATTAAATGAATTTAAAAAAATAAAAGAGAAAAAAATAAAACAATATTATTCTTTATTGTCATCACAACAAATTAATAAAAATTTTAAAGCATTAATGATTGGTATTAATTACAGAAATACTAATGGTGAACTAAGAGGTTGTATTAATGATGTAAATTCACTTAAAAAATTTTTAAATGAAGATCATAAAGTAAATGATGATAATATTTTCACATTAACTGATGATACACCATTAAAGCCAACTAGAAATAATATATTAGAAAAATACAAAGAACTTTTAATTAATTCAGAAAAAGGAGATATAATATATTTTACTTATAGTGGACATGGTTCATACACATTTGACAGAATTGGCGATGAATTAGATGGAAAAGATGAATTATTAGTATCAATTGATCATAAAGGAATTACAGATGATGAATTAAAAGAAATTGCTGATCAATATTTAAAAGAAGAAGTTACCTTATTTGTCTTATTTGATTGTTGTCATAGTGGAACTTTATTAGATCTTAAATATAGATATTTAACTACAAGTGATTACAATAAAGTTATTATTAATGATAAAAATACACAAGCAAAAGGTAATATCTTCTTTATCAGTGGTTCTTCTGATTCTCAAACCAGTGCAGATGCTTATATAAATAATAAATTTCAAGGTGCTATGACATGGTCCTTTTTAAATTCTGTAAATTCAAAACCTGAATTAACTTGGAAAGAATTATTATTAAAAATGAGAGAATTGTTAAAAAATAATTACACACAAGTTCCACAATTTTCAACCAATAAATCTATTGATATTAACTCAAAAATTATTGTATAATAATAATTTTTCTACTATTTAAAATTATTATTCACTTTTATTTTTTATTTAAATTTTATTTAATACTTTTCATAATATTAGTTAAAAAGTTTTTTCTATTATGATTAAATTGTAAATATATTGCTATTATAAATATTATAGTATAAAATATAAATACTATGTTATTAAATTTTCTCAACTTATATAAATCCTTGTAATCTACATTTTTTTTGTTATTTCTTGTAACTTCATTTATTTCTATTAATATATTACCCATAAACTTATATTGTATATATCCCCAATTAGTAAAATTATTGAAAATGCTAAAACATAAAAATTTTTTGTATATGCTGATACTAATGCTATAGCAAAAGCCATTCTCATTGTTGCATAATATGTATTTTAACTAGCATATTCTGTTCGTAAGTAAGCTAGATTTACTAATAATTTACCGTTATCAACCTTATTGTTTATTATATTACTCATATATTATATAATAAGGTTTTTTTAGTTAAAAATTAAATATTTTTTACTCTATATTTTATATTATAATGAATAATAAAATATTATTTATAACTGGTGGAGCAGGATTTATTGGATCTAATTTTATCAATCTTTTTGTTAAAAAATATCCACATACTAAAATAATAAATTTTGATGCTCTTTATTATTGTGCTAATGAAAATAATATAGATGAATACATAAAAAAATCTATTAATTATAAATTTATAAATGGAAATTTACAGTCTTATGATTTACTCAAATATATTTTTCAATCTAATAAAATAACACATATATTACATTTTGCAGCACAATCTCATGTTCAAAATTCTTTTTGTGATTCTATACAATATACAAAAGATAATGTATTAGGAACTCATAATCTTCTAGAAGTTTCACGATTATATTGTAAAACATTAGAAATATTTATACATGTTTCAACTGATGAAGTTTATGGTGAATCTATGCTAGAAATAAATGAGAAACATAAAACAGAACATTCTCTTCTATGTCCAACTAACCCTTATGCTGCTTCAAAGGCTGCGGCTGAAATGTTAGTTCAATCATATTGTCACTCATTTAATATGCCTATTATAATTACAAGAGGTAATAATGTATATGGTCCCAATCAATATCCAGAAAAAGTTATTCCAAAATTTATTAAACAATTAAAATCTAAACAAAAGGTTACTATTCAAGGAGACGGCACTTGCGTTAGAGCATTTTTACATTCTTTTGATACCGCAAATGCTTTTATTACAATTTTAGAAAAAGGTATAATAGGAGAAATTTATAATATAGGTTGTGATGAAAATATGGAATATAGTATAATAGATGTTGCCAAAATACTTATAAAAAAAATAATAGGAACTAATAATTATCATGATTGGATTGAATATATAGAAGATAGACCTTTTAATGATAAACGATATTATATAAGTAATAATAAACTAAAAGAATTAGGATGGAAAATTACTATAAATTTACACGATGGGTTAGAAAATTTAATACAAAATTAATTTTAAACTATAAAGCATAATAAAATAATTTAAAGATTAAAATATTTTTTAACTAGATGACTATAGTTAAAGATTATTTAGATTTAACAAGTAAATGGAAAAATGAATATGGAGAGAGAACACTTCTACTAATGCAGGTTGGTTCTTTTTTTGAAGCATATGGATTATTAGATGAAAATAATAATATTAAAGGAAGTAATATTGTAGATTTTGATGAAATTAATGATATGGCTATTAGCAGAAAAAATATTTGTGTTGGAAAATCAAAAGTAGTAATGGCTGGATTTGGTTTGCCACAATTAGATAAATATATTAAAAAATTACAAGATAATGGTTATACAATTGTTGTATATGTTCAAGATTCACAGTCCAAAAATACTACTCGTAGTTTAAATGGAATTTATTCACCGGGAACATATTTTTCAAATGAAAGTAAAGATTTAACAAATAATATTATTTCTATTTGGATAAATCATTCTTCAAATAAAATTATTGGTATTGGAGAACAAATTAATATTGGTATATCAAATATTGATATTTTTACTGGAAAAACTTCTCTCTTTGAATTTACAATGCCTTATTATCATAATCCATGTACATATGATGAACTTGAACGTTATATTTCCATTTATAATCCTAATTAATGTGTTATTTTATCTAATTTAGATGAATATATTATTGATGATATTATTAATTTTACAAATATTCAATGCTCAAAAATACATAAAATTATTTTAAATAAAAATAATAATTATTCAAGTGATCTACATAAAAGCGCTGAAAATGCTGAAAAACAAATATATCAACAAGAAATTATCAAGCGTTTTTATCCCTTTGATAATGAAGAAATTATTATTAATGAAATACAAAATTATTGTATAGCTTCTCAATCTTTTTGTTATTTATTAGATTTTGTTTATAAACATAATCCTAATTTAGTATCAAAATTATCTAAACCTTTATATGAAAATTATACTGATCGTCTTATATTAGCTAATCATTCTCTCAAACAATTAAATATTATTTCTGATAATAGATATAATGGAAAATTATCTTGTGTTAGTAAACTATTGAATAATTGTGTTACACCTATTGGAAAAAGAAGATTTCAATATAATTTATTAAATCCAATTACTGATATTGAAAAATTAAATAAATCTTATAATATTACAGAATATCTTTTAACCACTGATTGGAATAAATATAAAGAATTACTAGAAGAAATTCGTGATTTAGAAAAATTAAAAAGAAAATTAGTTATGAAAAAAATTACACCAAAAGATTTTAGTAATATTTACAATAATATTTTACTAATTGACAAAATTAATATTCTTATTAATAAAGATAAAAAATTAAAACAATATTTTCAAGATGAAAATATTAATAATATTAAAAATAAAAGTGAAATAATTAAAAAAATTATTAGTGATTTTTTTGATTTAGATAAAGCAAAATATATTGATGATATTAATAACATTAGCGATAGCGGTAATAATTCTCTCAAAAACATATTTTTCATTAATAAAGGATTATATGAAAAAGTAGATAATGGTTATAAAAAATCTATAGAATCACGACAATTAATTGAATGTATTAGAGAGAATTTTTCAAATATGATTAAAGAGTTTGAAAAAACAACAAAAACAACCGAATTTGTAAAATTACATGAAACACCCAAAATGGAACCCACTCTTATTTCTACAAAAAGAAGAACAACATTTTTAAAAAAATCCTTCGAAAGTAGAGAGAAAAGTATTGAACTAAAATATAAATCTGAATTCACTGATAGTGATGAAACATTCAAATTAGATATTGATAATATTGATTTTATTCCATATAATGGAAATAATTCTAATGTATGTATAACAAATAGCGCTATTAGAAATATAGCAGTATCAATTAATAATTCAAAAAATGAATTACTCGGTATATTAGAATTATATTACAATGATTTTGTAAATAAATTTATTGAAAATAATAATATTTTAGATGATCTTATTCAATTTATTAGCGAAATAGATATTTTACAATGTAAATGTTTTATAGCATCTAAATATAATTATTGTAAGCCTATTATTACAGAAAGTGATAAATCATTTTTTAACTTTACAGGAATTCGTCATTGTTTAATAGAACAATTAAATACACGTGAAGTTTATGTAACTAATGATTTAGAATTAGGAAATACAAATAAAAAAGATTATAGTAACGGCGTTTTATTATATGGCACTAATGCTGTTGGAAAAACTAGTTTTATTAAATCTATTGGAATTTCTATAATTATGGCTCAAGCTGGATTATTTGTTCCTTGTAAAACATTTGAGTATTATCCATATAATTACATTTTTACAAGAATTTTAGGTAATGATAATATTTTCAAAGGTCTCTCTACATTTGCGGTTGAAATGTCAGAATTAAGAACAATTTTACAATTTTCAAATAAAAATAGTTTGATTCTAGGTGACGAATTATGTTCTGGAACTGAAAGTGATTCAGCATTGAGTATTTTTGTTTCTGGTTTAGAAGAATTACATAAAAATGAAAGTTCTTTTATGTTTGCTACGCATTTTCATGAAATTGTAAAATATGAAGAAGTTAAAAATTTGAATAAAATTAAATTATATCATATGGAAGTTATTTTTGACAAGTCTACAAATAAACTAATGTATGACCGAAAATTGAAAGAAGGTCCTGGTGATAGCATGTATGGTTTAGAAGTATGTAAATCTTTAAATTTACCGCAAAATTTTCTAGATAGAGCCCATGAACTTCGTGTAAAATATAATAATGTATATAAAAATATTTTAGATATGGATACTAGCAAATATAATAGTAAAAAAGTTAAAGGTTTATGTGAAATGTGTAAAATAAATATTGGAACTGAAATTCATCATTTAGAATATCAAAAAAATGCTAATAAAAATGATTATTTAGAAGAAGGTTTTCATAAAAATCATGTTGCTAATCTAGTTAATATTTGCGAAGATTGCCATAATAATATTCATAAAAATGATACAAAAAAAACTACTGTTAAAAAAAAAATAGTTAAAAAAACTAAAACAGAAAATGGATATGAAATAATATAAATTATTTTTTATTTTTTATTAAGATATATATAATGAGTTCTGTTGTAATTCAATATTTTAAACAAAATATAGATAATATTATTTTAGTAGCTATCTTATTTATTACGCTTCTTGTTGTTTTTGCGATGTTAAATGTTGATTTTACTCCATTAGTTCGAAAATCACTAAAAAAAGTTGTTACTATTGAACCTTTACAAAATAATAATGATAACAAACCTAAATCTTTTCAGAATAGATTAACTAGTTCTTTCTGTGACAAAAGCAACAGTCCATCACAACAAGAAAAAAAATGTGAAAAATTAAATAAAAATTCGTGTAACTCTACTAGTTGTTGTATATGGTTAAGTAATAATACATGTGTAGCAGGCAATAGAGGAGGTCCAGTATTTCATGGTAAAAGAATGCCAACTATGGATGGCATTAATGTGGCAAGTGAAGAAAAACATTCTGGTATAGACCATGGTCAACATTGTAATAGTATTGATGGTAAAAAATGTTTTACTTTAGATTATTTTTATTTTAGAAATAAATGTATTGATGCTCGTGGAAAATGTCCAAAAAATAATTAAAAATTTTATTTTATTATAAAATTGATTTAATGATTATATAATATTATTAATTATTATATAATGATTATTCCTATCAAATGTTTTACCTGCGGAAAAGTTTTAGCAGACAAATATCGCTTTTATGAAAAAGAAGTTCGAAAAATTAAAATGAATGAAAAATTAGAAATTAATAAAGTAATATATTTAACAGATGAAAATGTTGACAAAACCCCTGAAGGTATTGTTTTAGACAAACTAAAACTTAAAAAATATTGTTGTCGTAGACATATGTTAACTCATGTAGAAATTGATTAAATTCTTTAATATATATATATGAAAAATTCGAGAAAAAATTTGCTTAAAAAAAGAAAACACATGTCTAAAAAACATCATGTTGCTAGAAAACATATGTCTAAAAAACATCGCGTTTCTAAAAAATATATGTCTAAAAAAAGACATCTTTCTAGAAAACATCTTCCAAAAAAACATAAAACTAGAAAACACAAAGGAGGATATGGTTTAGGAGCAAATCCTTTCCCTCAACATCCTGGTGCATGGAATGTTGATAATATGGGTAACTATTTTTTATTTAACCCTCACGGACAAGTTACCGGCGGCCCAGATCCTTTCTTTGGTAAAACACAACCTGAACCTCAAATGACTTATGGCGCTTTTAAAAGTAGACTAACTCCATATCAAAAAGGTGGTATGTTTGGACAAGGTTTAGTCAACTTATATAGAAATGGTATGAATAATCTAGTTAACAATTCACCATTTTTAGGAAGAGTATATAGAGGTAAACATCCTATTGTATCACCTTCTCCTACAGTTCAACCGGGAATGGAAACTAATACTATTATTCCAGGAGCATTGCCTAATATTAAAGAAATTAGAAATAATTCAAAAACTTTAGCATCTAAATTTTAAAAATATATCAAATATATCAAATATATCGAATAAAATATATATTTTCTCTATATATTTTATAATGGCTTTATTAGATAAATTACATAAATTATGTAGCCCCGCTTACATTTATTTTATGATATCATTTTTTGCTATTGTATTCATAATTATACAAAATGTAATGTATGGTTCTGGAACTAGATATTGTGTAGGTTCTTATGAATGCGATGTCCCATCTTCATTTTTACTATTTTTATTTAAATTTTTATATGTTATTTTCTGGACAATTGTATTAGATGCTTTATGTAAATATGGTTATTCCAGATTATCTTGGTTTTTAGTAGTTTTCCCATTTTTATTATTAGCAATATTAATTGGATTACTTCTTTTATATAAAAATTAATTATTTTAATTGTATGTGTGATGATAGAATAATACAATTTTATTATATATTATTTTATCTTTTATAATATATAATATGTCTGGATTTATTAAGGATAATTTTAAAAACATTATTAAAAATAATAAAACATCGTGTATCAGCACTTTAGGATGTGGTTTACCAGGTGTTGCTCCTACATTAATAGGTGGTGGTGGTGGTGCCTATAATCAAAGTTCTGGTATGGATGGTGCTAATGGACGTTCTATGAACAGAAAAATATTAAGACAATCTTTTGGTAATAGAGCATATATTCCTTTTGAAAATTCAAAAGTTAGTCCTATGTATTATAAAAATAAAGGACAAACACAAATTACACCTTTTAGAGCTGCCATGAATGCCGGTGATGTTAATGGAACTGTTAATGAATCAACAAATCCTATATTTGGAAGACCTGCTAATCAAGTAACTGGTATTAACCCTTCATTTTCGAGCCAAGCACTTGCTGGATATAAAGGTTTAGCTGGTAATATTCAAACTAGTGGAAAATCAGCATATACTGGTAATCCTAGATATGTCTATGATGGTGCTGACTATGTAAGATTCAAAAAATTAAATTCAATTAATAATAATTACAACGACAGCTCATTTGGAGGTGATCAACATAGCGCGTCTCAATCTGCTTTAAGAAGAGTTAGAAGATATTAAATTAATTTTAACAAAAATTTGTGAAATATATTATATACTTAAAAATATAAGATTATAATATATTAAATGGATGAAAATATACCATGGAAAATTATAGATAAATATTTTAAAGATAATCCTCAAGCATTAGTTAATCATCAAATTGAATCTTATAATGATTTTTTTGAAGAGGGTATCCAACGTATATTAAAAGAAAAAAATCCAGTTAAAATACTTAAACAGCAAGATCCTGATACTGATCGATTCAAATTACAAGCAAGTATTTATTTTGGAGGATATGAAGGAAATCGATTATATTATGGAAAACCAATTATTTACGATGAAAGCCATGAGCATTATATGTATCCTAATGATGCTAGATTAAGAAATATGACATATGCTATCACTATTCATTATGATGTGGTTATTGATTATACTATAGAAGATGATGATGGAAATATTATTGAAACTTCTACAACATTAGAAAAAATATTTTTAGGCAGATTTCCTATTATGTTACAGTCAAAATTATGTATTATGAATGGTTTGGATAGAAATGTTAGATATATCATGGGCGAATGTAAAAATGATCTTGGTGGTTATTTTATAATTGACGGTAAGGAAAAAGTAATTGTATCACAAGAAAAATTTGCCGATAATATGTTGTATATTAGAGATAAAGTTAACGAAATATATTCTCATTCTGCTGAAATAAGATCGGTATCTGAAGATGCTTCTAAACCGATTAGAACATTATCCGTTAGAATAGTAGCTGAAAGTTCTAAATATACAAATAATCAAATTGTTGTTAATATTCCTAACGTTAGAAAACCCATTCCATTATTTATTGTAATGCGTGCTTTAGGTATTACTTCAGATAAATCTATAATAGAGTGTTGTTTATTAGATATGGAAAAATATAATTCCTATATTGATTTATTTATTCCATCTATTCATGATGCTAGTAAGATCTTTACACAAGAAAATGCTATTAAATATATTGCTACATTTACAAAAGGCAAAACTATTGTTCATGTTATGGAAATATTAGCTGATTATTTTCTTCCACACATTGGCGAACTTAATTTTAAAGATAAAGCATGTTTCTTAGGATATATGGTTTTAGAATTATTAAAAGTATTTATGAAAGAAAATAAATCTACTGATCGTGATAGTTTCAAATTTAAAAGAGTTGAATTACCTGGATCTTTAATTTATGATCTTTTTAAAGAATATTATACTCTACAACAACGCAATATTTATTTGAAAATAGACAAAGAATATTACTATAAAAAAGGTATTTATGAAAAGAATTTTTTAAGTTTAATTGACAATAATTATAAAGAATTTTTCAAAGAACGTATTGTTGAAGAAGGTTTTAGAAAAGCATTTAAAGGGAACTGGGGAGCTGAAGCTCATACCAAACGTCTAGGTGCTGTTCAAGATCTTAATCGTTTGTCTTTCAATTCGGCGCTCTCTCTTTTAAGAAAAGTCAATCTACCTTTAGATTCCAGTGCAAAAGTTGTTGGGCCTAGATTATTACATTCTTCACAATGGGGATTAATTGATCCTGTTGATACACCCGACGGTGGTAATATTGGTTTACATAAACATCTCGCTATTATGACAAAAATAACTAAATTTTGTTCTTCTAAACCAATTATTAATTGGCTAAGATTCAATGTTTTTATGAAAAAATTAGATGAAGTGGATTTCAAATATATGTCTAGACTAACAAAAATATTTGTTAATGGAGCATGGGTTGGCATTGTTAATGATCCTGAAGCAACAAAAGAATTATTAGTATTTAATAGAAGAAATGGTTTAATACCTATTTATACAAGTATTCACTGGCATATAGAAACAAATATTATTTATATTTATACTGATTCTGGAAGACTTTGTAGACCTATTTTTTATATTGACCAAGATGGTCCTAGTATTATGAAGAAAAATATTTTACAAAAAATTAATAATAATGATTTTACATGGGAGGATCTCATCAGCGGATTTAATGAAAAAGTAGATGGTAATTATTCTTCATCTAAATGTAAACTTTATATGTCTGTAAAAGATTTATATAAAAAATCAAAGGAAAATCTTATTGAGTTGAAAAATAATCAAAGCATTATTGATTATATTGATACTGCTGAAGAAGAAGTTGCTCTAATATGTATGGATTATAAGAAATTATCAGAAAATAATTTATATAGTCACTTAGAAATTCATCCTTCTTTAATTTTTGGTGTCATGGGAAATCAAATCATATTCCCTGAAAATAATCAATTACCTCGTGATCTTTTTTCATGTGGTCAAAGTAAACAAGCTGTCTCATTATATCATTCTAATTTTTTAACTCGTATTGATAAAATGGGTGTTATATTAAATTATGGACAGATACCATTAGTTAAAAGTAGATATATGAAATATATTAATAATGAAGAACATCCTTATGGAGAGAATGTTATTGTAGCAATTGGTATATATGGTAGTTACAATGTTGAAGATTCTATTTTATTCAATGAAGGTTCTATAAAACGTGGTATGTTCAGAACAACTTATTATAATATGTATGAAGATAGAGAAGATAGTTCTAAAGTTGGAAATTCTACTATTGATAGTCGTTTTGCTAATATTGAAAATGAAAATGTTATTGGATTGAAACCTGGTTATGATTATTCATATTTAAATGATTCTGGTTTAATAAAAGAAAACACATTTTTAGATGATAAAAAAGTAATTATTGGTAAAGTTCAAACTAATTTATCTAATCCAAATACATCTTTAGATTCGTCTGTATTTCCAAAGAAAGGACAACTTGGTTATGTTGATAAAAGTTTTATTACTGAAGGTGAAGAAGGTTTTAGAATCGCAAAAGTAAGAATTCGCGAAGAGAGAATACCTGCTATTGGAGATAAATTTTGTAGTAGATGTGGTCAAAAAGGCACAGTTGGTCTTATTATACCAGAAGAAGATATGCCATACACCGAAGAAGGTATTAGACCCGATATTATTATTAATCCTCATGCTTTACCTAGTCGTATGACTATTGGTCAGTTAGTTGAAACATTGATGGGTAAAGTTGGTTGTGAATATGGTGCTTTTGGTGATTGTACTGCTTTTGTTAATAAAGGAACTAAAAATAAAATATATGGTGATCTATTAACACATATTGGTTATCATTCATCAGGTAATCAATTATTATATAATGGACAAACTGGTGAACAAATGGAATCTGAAATATTTATTGGTCCTACTTATTACATGAGATTGAAACATATGGTTAAAGACAAAATTAACTATCGCGCTAGAGGTCCCCGAACTTTATTAACTAGACAAACAGTTCAAGGAAGAGCAAACGATGGTGGTTTACGTGTTGGAGAGATGGAACGCGATGGTATTGCTTCACATGGATTATCACACTTTTTACAAGAATCATTATTAGTAAGGGGAGATGAATATTATATGGCTGTTTGTAACTTAACAGGTATGATTTGTATATATAATAGTGATCTTAATTTATTTATGAGTCCTATGGCTGATGGTCCAATTAAATTTTCTGGTAATTTAGAAAATGGAATGAGCATTGATAATATTACACAATATGGTAGAACATTTAGTATTGTTAGAGTTCCTTATGCTTTCAAATTATTAATACAAGAATTACAAGCTATGAATATACAAATTAGAATTATTACTGATAAAAATATTGATCAAATTACTAGTATGGGTTTTAATAAAACTATTGAAAGTATACAGCAACCTGTAGTGAAAAAAATAAAAAAAGATAAAAAAATAAAACTAAGTCAAATTGATCAACAACCAGATATTCAACCACAACATCAAGATCAAGATATTGAACAACCTGATAAAGAAGAACCTATTGAACAACCTCTTGAACAAGTTGAAGAAGCTCAACAAGAACCAGAAATACAACCTGATGAACCCGAAATTCAACCAGAAATTGAGCCTGTAGTTCAAGAACAATTACCACCAGAGCCAGATATTGAAGAACCAGAAGATAATATAACAAATATTCCATTAATCAATAAAAATTTAAATAAAATGGAAGATATTATTGAAGGTAAACCTGTTGTCTCTATATTAGAAGGAGGAAAATATAATAAACATGATGAATATGTCAAAGAAGAATTTGAAATTTTAGGAGACTTAGATGAGGAAGAAGGAGAGGAAGATAATGAAGAAGAATATGAAAATAATAATAAAACAAGAAGTGTTGAATTTAATTAATATATTTCAATAGTAATATTTATTATAAAAATTGAAATATATTAAAATCTATTATATAATTATTATTATAAAGATGGCTGAAAATGAATATATTAAACAAATTTACAAATCACGCAATATTCTTTTAGATATACTAAAAGAAAGAGGTTTTAATACTGATGATTTCAGTGGATTTAGTATTAGCGAAATTCATGCCATGTATCAAAATAAACAATTAGATATTTTACTATCAAAACCATTAGAAGAAACTGACAAGGAAAAAAAAATTTATATTAAATATAATCTTAGTAAAACACTAAGACCCAATAATATTTATGATATTATTGAAGATTTGTATAATATTGAAAAAATGCTTAAAAAACGCGATGATCTTATTATTATTATTAAAGAAGAACCGAATGAAACTTTAGAAAAAATGCTTAAACACATTTGGGATCAAGAAAAGATTTTTATTATTATTATCAATATTCAACGACTTCAATTTAATATATTACAACATAGTCTTGTTCCAAAACATATTGTTTTATCTGATGAAGAAACAAAAGAAATTAAAAAGAAATATAATATTTTAGATGATTCACATATTCCAGCTATATCTAGATTTAGCCCTGTTTCTCAGGTAATTGGAATTCGCCCTGGTCAAATTTGTAGAATTGAAAGACCTAGCAAAACTTCTATTACAACAAATTTCTATAGAATTTGTTCTCAATAATATATAATATATATATAATGTTAAATTTAACAAAGCCAAAACAATTTAAAGAAGAATTTAATAATGAATTTACTAATTACAAGATAATATTAGATGAAATAGAAAATATATATCCTAATTATAGATTAAATCAAAAAGATAAAAATTTATCTAATGAATTAGCTAGTAATAATTCTAATTTAACAGAAAGCCAGTCTAGACTTTTTTCTTTAAAGAATAATTTAGAAAATAATACAGAAAAATTAAGAACATTTAATGATAATATGATTGGAGAAATAAATGAACTAGATGAAGATATCAAAAAATTACAAGAGAGATATAATAGTTTATTAAATAGTAATAATGCAGCCAAGCATGCATTAGTAGATTTCCGTTTTTCTTATAATGAAAAATTAATTTACAATATTATTTTAGGCATTATTATATTTAGTGCTATCTTTATGAGCTACAAAAGAAAACCTGTTACAAAATAAATTTTATGATAATTAAATCATAATATTTATTTAATAAATTATTTAATAAATCTTTCAAAATAACATTTTCTAGTATTATTGTATATATATAATGTTAAATAATGACCCAAATTTAGAACAAGGTAGAAAATTTTTACAACATGAAAAAAATACATTAGAAACTATATTACCTAATTTAAACTTAATTGAGCAAACTTCTTCTCCTAAGCTTAGTTCTATTATTGAAGCTATGAACGATAAAGATTCTATAAAAAGTAAAAATAATACACAAAAAGAAGAAGTTTCGAAATTAGAAAAAGCATTCAACGCAACTTTAGCAGAATATACTGCTACATATAAATTAATCAATGAAGAATTGATGTTAAATGCTGCTTTACATAAAGAACAAGAAAAATATTTTGGAAGTATTGTAACTAATAATAAAAATTATATTTATGTTAATGACTATGGATTCACGCACAAATTTGCTGATGATACAATTAAAAAATTAGCTCCTAATTGCCCCAAAGATTTTAAAACTGTTGATTTTGAAAAAGATGGAATTAATAAATTAACTGCTAGTCAACCAATGGGTATTGGACAAGCTTGTAAAATTGCCGGAAAAAATATAATGAATAAACAAACTAAAGAAGTTGCATGGGTTGATATTAAAGGTGTTAAACATGTTTATTCAGAAGATGTTTGGAAAGAAAAATCACAAACATGCTCTATTGATCCAATTCAATTAGATAATGATATGTATGTAAATATACCATCTGGACCTCCAATGACTAAAACTTCCATATGTAATAGATTAAATGTTCAACCTAAATTATGGAAAAAATTATACCAATTAAATGATGAATTATTAAAATTAGCGGAATTAATGCTATTAGAAATTACAAAATTAGAAATAAGAGACTACAAATTAAATAAAGATATGGCTCAGCAAAAAGAAAAATTACATAAATACATTAATAATTTCAATAATAATAAAAATAGCATTAATGAACTTGAAAATGCTCACATTAATTTTAGTGGAAATATAGATGATTCCCGTATTAGATTAAATATGGAATCTTCAAGATATTATACATGGTTAATATTAGCTGTAATTATTGGTGCTATAATTTTTTATACTTATTCTGGTTTTGGTGAATCTAGAGTTTTACAAATATTTTTATTAATAGTTGCTATTATTGCTTTATACTATATATTCAAATATTTAAGAAGACACTATTTTTAATAATATCTATATTAATAATATATGACTATTAATAATATAGAAAAACAATATAATAAAGATTTAGATAATTTGAAAAAGAAAATAGAATTATTAAAAAATACTTTAAATCAATATAATAAAATACCAAATAAGTCTGTATCATGTAATTCTGATTATCGTATACCTCCTGTATTAGAAAATGGTATATATAATATCGTTAGTATTGCATATCCAGATACAAAATTACATGCTGTTGGTTGTTGGACTGGTAAACAAGAAGATTGTAGACCTGCTTTATGGGGAAATGACATAGAAGTTAAATGGAAATTTATAAGAATACGGGATAATATATATAATATCGTTAGTAAGGCATATCCAGATAAAAAATTACATGCTGTAGATTGTTGGGCCGGCCCCGAGAAGTGTAGACCTGCTTTATGGGGAAATGACATAGAAGCTGAATGGATAATTGTAAAGATTTCCGATAATGTTTATAATATTGTTAGTAAGGCATATCCAGATAAAAAATTACATGTTGTAGATTGTTGGGCCGGCCCCGAGAAGTGTAGACCTGCTTTATCGGGAAATGACGTAGAAGCTGAATGGAATATAATTAATTTAGATAATAATAATAATAATAAGGCTAGAGAAATTATGTGCCCAAAAAATTTACCTAAATGTCTTAAAACAGGAAATGATGATTCTGGTATATGTATGTCAGAAGATAGTAATTTAGAAAATTTAGAAAATGAAATTTTAACTTTAAATAATGATATTGTAAACTCTTTTGTAAAACTTAATGATGACTATAAAAAATATAAGAATAGTCCTGAAATGATAAAAATATCAAAAGAAATTAAACTATTAAATACAATACAAGATTTACAAGTTGAGAAAGAACTTTTGAAAATGGAAAAAGAAGAAGATATAACTAATAATTTTGGATCAAGAGAGAATATTTTCAAATCAGAAAATAGATATTATAATTATTTATTATTAGTAGTAATATTAGTTTTATACAGTATTTATGGTCTTTATAGAGGTGAAAATTATGATAATATTGATTATATTATATTATTCTTAATTTTATTATATGTAGCATATGTTGCTTATATGACATTTTATAAATGATATTATTTATAATAAAATATTAAATTATATTATAAATGGATAGTGAAAATAATATGCCTGAACAAACAATGAATAACATAAAAAATTTACAAAATTTAGAAAAACAATTATACATAAATTTACAAAATGAATCAAAAAATAATAATAAAGATAGACAAGCTGCTATTATTAAACAAATTAATGATATCTCACAAACTAGAATTAATATGTTTGAACAATTAAAATCAGTTTATCAATTATTAGATAATAATTTTGAAAGTGATAGAAATAATTTAGCAAATCAATTAACAACATTATCTGCTGTAGAAAAAAATTTAAATAACTCAAAAGAGCAATTAAATAAATTAGAAAAGAATAATGCCAATACTTTAAGAATGGCTGAAATTGATGATTTTTTCAGCAGAAAATATAATGCTTATACAAAAATATTACAATTTTTAATATTCTTAATGATTCCTGTAATTATTGTTGTTGTATTAAAACGTAATCAAACTATTTCATCTCAAACTACTAATGTATTATTAGCAATAATTATTGTAATTGGATTATTTTATATAGGTGGTTCTTTATTAGATTTATCTAGAAGAAATAATATGGCATTCCAAGAATATGATTTTCCTCTAATTGTTAGAGGTTCTACTGAACAAGGTGTTGTAGAATATGATTTAGAACAATTAGGATTTTTGAAAGATAAAGCTGAAAGTGAATTTGATAATTTAAGTGGAAGTTTAACAGGAGAATGTGTTGGTGCTGAATGTTGCGCCAAAGATATGGTTTTCAATACTAAAAAGAGTATATGTGAACCAAAACCAAAAGGTAAAAATGCAACAGAATCATTTTTATCTAGCGTAGGAGGTGCACCATATTAATTATTTCTCATCTTAATTATATTTGAAATAATTAATTCTCAGGTTATATTAATATGGTTAAAAAATGTTCTGATGTTAATATTAATAGTTTAGTTGAAGAGAGACTACATGAATTGATGGCAAATGAAGCATTTATGCAAAAAATTGTGAATCAAAGAATTGAAGATATGATGAAGAAAGGAGCATTAAGTGCTGAAGAAGAATTTGCTTTTTTACAACAATTACAATTGCAAGGTATCCAGCCACAACAATTTAATAATTTACTTCAAATGTTAGAAAATGCAATATTATATGATGAAAATTTAATAAATTCTAGTGAAGCTCAAAAACTTAAAAAACAATGGCAAGATTATGTTAATTTAAAAAAAGAAATACCAGATATTATTGACAATAAAGAAGAAACATATTATTTATTCACTGAAAAAGTTGGTTTAAACCCACCTGGAACTTATCATAATGTATTAAAAACGCGATATACAAAAGAAGCAGAAAATAATAGAAATAATGAAATTATTGAGATTGATGATTTTAGAAGAACTACTACTGTAATGCTTAATGATTATACAGGATTAACTAATTCATCTAATAAAATAAAAGAATTATTGAATGTAAGAAGAAAACAAAAAAAGAAATTGGAAGAAAAAATAGATGAATTTATTAGAAGTGTTGATACTAATGAACGCAAAATTTTTTATGAAATTAAAGAAGAAGATTGGTTAAATTTTTATAAATATGTTATATTTTTTATATATTATTTATTAGTAATTTATTATTTATTTTTTGGTTCTTTCTTTTGGAATGACAAATACAAAAATTATAAAAATTGGATAATATTAATATTATATATTTCTCTCCCATTCTTTTTAATGAATATGATTAATTTATTCTTTAGATTTTATGATTATGTCAAATCTTTAATAAATAGACAATTCCCTAGAAATGTATATATTGATTTATAAATACATAAATGGTTTGAGTAATTTTATTTATGTGTTAAAAATATAAAATTATGGTTTGTTCAGTAACAATTGACGTTTTTTTTATTTTTTAATTCTCCATTCCATTTTATAAAATTGGACATAAAAAGTATGTCCATTTTTTATTTTTCGATTTGAGAATTGTTAAAAAAAAGTGAAAAATGAGTTTACACCATAATGCTCTTATTTATAATTTTGATTTTTTAAAAGTGTTACTGAACTTTTATTTTTACTTTTTGAAAATGATTTAGGCATATTTTATGTTTCTATAATATAGCATATATGGAAACCGAAAACATGAATAATATGAACAATAAATACTTTTGTAAAAATTGTGATTATAAATGTTGTAAGAAATTTTTATGGGAACAACATTTGAAAACCATAAAACATAAACGGAAACAAATGGAAACGTTGGAAACAAAAATATTAGAATGTAATATTTGTAATAAAAATTTTATGAATAGGTCAGGATTATGGAAACATAAAAAAAAATGTCAAATAATAAATAATAATGAAACGAAGATTATTGAAGATAATAATAAAGATAATATGAAGGAATTAGTATTAAAATTAATTAATCAAAATAGTGAATTACAAAAAACAATACATGAAATGATTCCTAAGATGGGTAATAATAATAATATTAATAGTAATAATAATATAAAACAGAAATTTAATATTAATGTATTTTTAAATGAAAAATGTAAAGATGCTTTATCAATGGATGAGTTTATTGATAAAATTGAAGTGTCTATGAAAAACTTATTAACTACTAAAGAAAAAGGACAAGTAAATGGTATTAGTAATATTATAATGGAAAACATGAATAAGCTTTCTCTCTACGAACGACCATTACATTGTACAGATAAAAAGCGCGAAACATTATATGTAAAAAATAATAAATGGGAAAAAGATGAAAATAAGGAGCACATAAATAAAGCATTAAAGAAGGTTGAATCAAAACAATTAAAAAACTTGAATGTATGGTTAGAAGAGCATCCAAATTATATGAATAATTCACTAGAGCAAGAAGAATTTGCGCAGTTAATGAGTGAATGTGGTAAATCAGTGGAAGATGGAAGAGAGAAGATAATAAAAAAATTATGTGATAATGTATATATAGAAAAAGTAGACGATGAAGCTTTATAAAATAAATAATTATTGCTTATTTTATAAATTATTGGTTTAGACAGTGTAAACACATGCTTTTTTTATTTTTAATTCTTCATTCCATTTTTTAAAATTGGACATAAAAAGTATGTCCATTTTTTATTTTTCGATTTGAGAATTGTTAAAAAAAAGTGAAAAATGAGTTTACACCATAATGCTCTTATTTATAATTTTGGATTTTTAAAAGTGTTACTGAACTTTTATTTTTTACTTTTTTGAAAATAATTTAGGAGATTTTTATGTAAGTATAATATACTTACAAATGCTTACAGAAAAATCGCACAAAATCGCACATAAATATTTATGTGAAAAATGTAATTATAAAAGTAGTAAAAAAAATGATTACGAAAAACATTTGCTTACCATAAAACATAAAAACTTACATAATACTTACAAATGCGACTCAAATGCAAATTATATATGTGAATGTGGGAAAGAATATAAACATAGACAAAGTTTATATACGCATAAAAAAACATGTAAAGGAATTAATGAGAAAGATAATGTATTATTACCCGATAACAAAGATAATATGAAGGAATTAGTATTAAAATTAATTAATCAAAATAGTGAATTACAAAAAACAATACATGAAATGATTCCTAAGATGGGTAATAACAATAATAATAATAATAATAATACTAATATAAAACAGAAATTTAACATTAATGTATTTTTAAATGAAAAATGTAAAGATGCATTATCAATGGATGAGTTTATAGATAAAATAGAGGTCTCTATGAAAAACTTATTAACTACCAAAGAAAAAGGACAGGCGTATGGTATAAGTAATATTATAATGGAAAATATGAACAAACTTTCTCTCTACGAAAGACCATTACATTGCACAGATAAAAAACGTGAAACATTATATGTAAAAAATAATAAATGGGAAAAAGATGAAAATAAGGAGCACATAAATAAAGCATTAAAGAAGGTTGAATCGAAACAATTAAAAAACTTGAATGTATGGTTAGAAACACATCCAAATTATATGAATAATCCTGTAGAACAAGAAGAATTTGCACAGTTAATGAGTGAATGTGGTAAATCAGTAGAAGAAGGAAGAGAGAAAATCATAAAAAAGTTATGTGATAATGTATATATAGAAAAAGTAGAAGATTAAGCTTTATAAAATAAATAATTTTTTCTTATTTTATAAAATTAAGGTTTCCTCCTAGCTAAATTATTATTTTTTCATTTTTTAATTCTCTAAAAAATTTTTTAAAAATGGACATAAAAAATGTCCAATTTTAATTTTTCGATTTGAGAATTGTAAAAAAAAACGCAAAAAATGAGTTTACACCATAATGCTCTTATTTATATTTTTAAAAATTATAAAGTGTTACTGAACTTTTATTTTTACTTTTTGAAAATAATTTAGGAACTTTTTATATAAGTATAGTATACTGATAATAATGTTCGAAAATACTGATAAAAAGGTTCAAGAAAGTTCCGCTAATTATTATTGTGAGAAATGTAACTATTATACGTCACGTAAAAGTCAATTTAATCGACATTTATTAACTAATAAACATAAAATACTTATCAATACTGATGATAAAAGTTCCGAAAAACTGTTTTTTTGTAATTGTGGTAAAAATTATAAACATTCACAGAGTTTATATAATCATAAAAAAAAATGTAATTTTATAGATAAGGAAAAACATGATAATAGCAAAGAAGAAATTATAAATAATGAATTAGATAATAATTTTCTAGTTAATAAAGATGAAAACGATTTAGATTATAAATCAATGTTTTTACAAGTAATAAATGAAAATAAGGAAATGCGCGGTTTATTAATGAAACAACAAGACCAAATTAGCGAATTAATACCAAAAATTGGCATGAATAATAATAATATAAAACAAAAGTTTAATATTAATTTATTTTTAAATGAAAAATGTAAAGATGCTATATCAATGGATGAGTTTATAAACAAAATAGAAATTTCCATGAAAAATTTATTAACAACAAAAGATAAAGGACAAATAAATGGCATAAGTAATATTATAATGGAAAATATGAATAAACTTTCTCTCTATGAAAGACCATTACATTGTACAGATAAAAAGAGAGAAACATTATATGTAAAAAATAATGAATGGGAAAAAGATGAAAATAAAGAATGTATAAATAAGGCCTTAAAATAAATTGAATCAAAACAATTAAAAAACTTGAATGTATGGTTAGATGAACATCCAAATTATATGAATAATCCATCACAACAAGAAGAATTTGCGAAATTAATGAGTGAATGTGGCAAATCTGTTGAAGAAGGAAGAGAGAAAATAATTAAAAATATATGTGATAATGTTTATATTGAAAAACAAAATAAAATTGAATAATATTCTTTTTATAATAATTTAATAGATAAGTTATATATTAAATTATGAGAGAAATTGCTATATTTGAAAGTCAAAAACATTATGTTCAGCGTATTAGTGATGATGAAAAAATAAATATTTTTAAAAGTATTTGGCCAAATAGTTTACATACTTTTGGAGAAATAACTCTTCTTTTTGATGATATTATGTTTACAAGTAAAAGTATTGAAGAATTTTTAAATAAAGAAAAAAGGAAAAATTTTATAAATAATATTTTATCTTGTAATTTATTTTAATTTTGTTTTATCTTCTTCTTTATTATGGTAAACGCGTTCAACATATATATTATCTAAAATAATACCTATAATTACTAATAATACAATTATTCCTTTATAAGCAAATTTGTAAATATCTATTTTTTCGCCCCTAAAAAGTGGTTCAAACATAAATAAAATATAACCTATAATAAATGAAACTTGAAAAAATAAGTGATAATTTGGATCAACAACATGAATACCATGTGATAATATCATTATAGAAGCACCTATTAAAAAGACCATAGTATTACTATTTGAATTTTTTTTTATATATTTGTTAAAATTCATTACTTATATAATAAAGTATTAAAAAATTATTATATAAATAATTGTTAAATATTTTATAAAATATTTAATCTTCTTCATTATCTTCAGCTTCATCATCATAATTTACAACAATATTTTTCCATTTACCAACATATTTTCCATAGCGTTTATCCATATAATCATATAATTCTCGAGCTTTTGGTATATTTTTCCCATAATTAATAGTATACCATTTTTTGAATTCTTCTACTAATTCACTCTTCTTAATAGAACCACCGTTTGATTTAATAATTTTTTCTTTCGCAAATTCAGCTAAATAATCTTGACCTTCACGATATTGATCACTGCTTCCTAATACAATAGAACAATCTTTTACAATACCATTATTTTTATAAACCATGTCAACTAAGATAGACATTAATACAGGAGCCCATTTTTCAAACTTTTCATCAATACGTTTATCAATAGGATATTGGTATGGGTATTCATTTTTTGGAAATTTGTCTTCGTCTTCATATGGTTTTTCTAAAAATTTAGACATAAAATCGCAAACACGAATACGACGCCAAGTGCCATCATCATTACTTTTAATATCAAATAATGTATTAGTACAAACAACAAGTTTAAATTGTGGAATGAAAGTTACTGTTTCTTTAAATAAAGCGCGACCTTGAATAGGGTCACCGCCAGTAATTTCTTTCATAATTCCTTCATTAATTTTATCACCTTTTGTAGGCTCTTGCATAACAGCATATCGAACACCCATTAACTGAACAATCTCAGAAGATGTCCCACCGATATTATTGCGTTTTTGAGTTACTAATGTTACAGGAACAGTAGCTTTATAATCACCCATTGCTTTACTCATTAAATCTACTAATTTAGATTTACCATTACGACCTGAACCAGTATATATATTAAACGTTTGATTATCGTTAGTTCCAATTAAACACGAAGCTAAATGTTGCCACATATAATTTCTTAAATCACTATTAGGAAATAACTCTTCAATAAATTTGTAAATTTCATCTTTAATTGTATGCTCTTTATCTGTAAATTTATCCATTGGAATATAATCAATATTTGTTGTTTTTGAGATATAATCTTCTGGATGTCCATTTCTATGTGTTTTCTGTTTAAAATCAATTACATAATTATTGAAACAGAGTAAATACGGGTTTTGGTCAACATTATTTAAGAAATCTTTATCATAAAATAATTCTTTTGCTTCTCTCATAATATTGTTTTTCCAAGTAGTTTTTTTAAGAAGAACACAAACATCACCTAATTTTTGAACCCGCTTTCTTAATGGCTCATAATTCTCATCACTTTGATCTAGCTTTTGCATTCCGTTAACAATTTCTTGAGCTTTTCGCATATATAAATCATGCATTTTCTTAGAAATAATTAATCTAAGAGTATTGCCAGAATCAATTTCAAACCATCTATGGTTAATATATTCATACCAAATATTGTTTTTAACACTAACACAAACGAATTGATCTTTACACATTTGATATAGAACTTGAGCAAAATCCCATTCAGTAGCTTGATTTACAGTTAATTCTAAGAAGAAACTAACAGTTTGATATCTAACCTTATTATATTCTTTCAAATTATCAATTTTAGCCCAATACATAATTGAACGAGATGTTAGACCATCAGGATTATGACTATCGAACTTTTGCCAATAATCAATGTATGTATCCATATCATCCCAGCTAAAATCTTTAGATTGTGATGAGAATTTAATCCAAGTAAGGAATAACTTTTCACTAGTATTTTTTAAAGCCCATCCAACACGTATCCATTTATTATAAGAACCAGGTCCCCAATAAGAATCTGGTAAAATCATGACAAAATCATGTGTTTCTTTGAGTTCGTATTCCATTGGATTATTTTCAAAATCACTGAACATATCACTAATCATTTCATCTAGCTTCTTTTGATCAGTAATATCTTTGTAACTGAAACCACTATATTCTTTAATAATTAATTTACTGGGTGGTTTTGCTTTTTTCTTCGAAGCATAATTATCTTTGATTTTTTCATACATTTCTTTGAATTTGTCATTGATATCTATAATTGGAAAGTCATCATTATGAGCAGATAATTTGTGAATATTCTTTTTTGTATTAAATTTTTCAATATCATATTCTATAATATCCCAATCGTCATTATCTTTTTTCCATGTAATTTTATAATGATATTTAATCATATATGCTTTACAGTTAGGTTTTCTAGAACCATACATTTGCCAATTAACAGTTCCTTTAATAATACCTTCATCTACAAGATCTTCAGCGCTATTTGTTAATGGTAAATCTTCCCAAATTTCTTTCAATTCATACATAACAGCATCTCGAATAAGAACATGAATTGCTTTATGACATCGAATACCAATAATCATATGAATACCATCTTTTGTTTTGGTATCTAATACATTTACGTCATTTTTTTCCATAATGAAAATATCAATTTCTTGCCCATCTTTAATATCACAAATTTTCAAAATTTTATTGGCAAATAACATCATCATATCAATAATATGGTCTTTAGTATGTTGTTTTTCTGTAATGCTATTTTCATATCTCATATCAATATCTATAAGTAACGGAGCATTTTCAACCAATTGTTTCTCGGTAAGATATTCTTTATTATGATTTTCAAAAACATGAATATAATATTTATCTAAGAATTTTTTATTGTCTATAATATTATATAAGCCCCCAGAAATTTTAGATTCTTTATCTCCTATTCTGGTATGTGTAAATGGTTGACCTTTATTAACTGCATTTAATTTCAAAAAATCTTCTAAATTTGGTAGGGCCATTTTTATGTATATATTAAAATATATTTTTATGTCAATTTTTTCTTTCTTAATTTAAATATAAAAATATATAATAGTTTATAGTAAATGACTACATATATAAGTAAGGTAACTGTAAATCGATTAGTAAAAGATATTAAACAAATAAAAGAAAATCCATTACATGATAATGGTATATATTATTGTCATGATGATAGTAATATTTTAAAGGGTTATGCTCTAATAATTGGTCCAAAAAATACGCCTTATAATTATGGATATTATTTATTTTCTATAGATTATCCATCTGATTATCCATATCAGCCACCTAACTTTACGTATAGTACAAATGATGGAAGAACACGATTTCATCCAAATTTATATGTAAATGGGAAAGTATGTGTATCCATATTAAATACATGGAAAGGAGAACAATGGTCAAGCTGTCAAACATTATCAAGTATATTATTGACAATATGTTCATTATTAGATAATATGCCATTGATAAATGAGCCAGGAATTTCACCAAAGCATAAAGATAATAATAATTATAATAAAATAATTAGTTATAAAAACATGGAAGGAGCTATTCTCGGAATATTAGAAAAAAATATATATATAGATTGGTTTGATAAATTTGATTATATAATAATTGAAAAATTTAAAGAAAATTATAATGATATTATTGATGTTATAAATAAAAATATGAAAAATTGTGAAGATTTATATTTAACAACTGGTGTTTATAATTTATATGCCAATATAGATTATAATAAAGTAAAAAAAAAACTAATTAATTTTCATGAAAAAATAAGCAAATAAATAATAAAATTGATATATAATATAAATATTTTAATATATTATATAAAAATGCACTTTTGTGGTAAATGTGATAATATGTATTATTTAAGATTATCAGAAGCAAATTCAAATAAATTAATTCATTATTGTAGAAATTGTGGCAATGAAGAAACAATAACAAATAATGAAAGTATTTGTATAAGTAATAATGATTTAATAAAAAATGATCAAAAATATAAATATATTATAAATAAATATACAAAATTAGATCCGTCATTGCCAAGAACAAACACAATTAAATGTCCAAATCAAAGCTGCCCCTCTAATAAAGAAGATGGAACGCGCGAAATTATTTATGTAAGATATGATGATGATAATGTCAAATATATTTATATTTGTAGTTCATGTAATTTTAGTTGGAAGATAGATGAAAAACAGTAAGAGAATTAAATTATATTAATATAATATATAAATTATATGGGTAAGAATTTTTCACTTTTTGAAAAAAAAGAAATTGTTAAAACAAATGCTTTAATAAAAAGTAAAAAAATAAATGATGAAGAATTAAAATTAATACGAGATAAAATTAATAAAATGAATAAAGACTATAAAGAAAAAAAACCATTTTCTTCACTTGATAAAACAACGCATAAAGTAGAACGACGAAAATCTAATTCGTTAGAAGATAAACTAGAAACAATACATATAAATAAATATATAAAAAGTCATCATAATACTTATTTAGTATAGTTTTTACTTTTTATTGATCTTCATCGTCAAACCACGATATCTTTTGTTTTCTATTAATTGTCATTTTAGACATTTCTTCAACAATATCAATTACTTTTTCGTTTTTTTCTTGTGATTTTTTTTTACTAATTAAACGATAATTAGAATTTTTACGTATTTTTCCTTTAAATACACATTCTTCTTTATGACAAGATGTAGATAATATTCTTATTTTTACAAAGGGACATCTTTTTGTATTATGATTAGGACTATTACAATAATTACACATATCATTATGTATAGGGCAATAAGTATTGAAGTTAATCATTGTTACATGATAATGAGGTTTGGGGATATTTTCATTAAGACATTGGTTACAAAAGAGCGCTTCATCGTATTCTGTAGAATTTGTAATCATTTTCATTATTTATTTATTTATAAAAAAAATATTATTCAATTTTAATAAAATTATTATTAAAATTAAATATAAATCTTATACTTATCATAGTTATTATTTAGATAATTTTATATTAATCAATAAGCTCTAAATCTTGTAATTTCCAATATTCAAAAGTATTATCAGGTAACGGTCTTCTAATAATAAAAGGAATTTTTTTCTCTTTAAGCTCCATTTCAGCAATTACATTATTATCAATAATATCATCGGCTACATTTACATATACTTTAGCTCCATTATTTAATTGTTGTATTCTTTGTCCAATAACTCTAGTTTTCTCATATTTTGTTAAAAAGGGAACTGTCTTGTGATAATCATCAATAATAATTCCATCGCTATTTCTAGTAATTTTACTTAAAGATTCAACTAAATGTAAATTATCTATCAAACATTCTGGGTGGTTATTTTCAATATAATTTTTTTTGATATTTTCATCAAATTTTTGTAAATAATCTTCATCGTCACTATCTACATCTGAATTAATAGGACTAATATTATCATCATATCCAGTATTTTCAACCTTTCCACTTACCTTATTTTTACCATTTAAATTTGATATTAGTTCATCATCATTATCAAAATCTTCATTAATATCAGGATCTACATCACTATCATCATTAATATCAATCTCATCTTCTTCTTCATCATCAGAATCAACGACTAATGATTTTTTTTTTGGTAAAATTTCAACATCATTATCCTCTTTTTCGCTATCATATTTAGTATCTTCAACATCTGATAATTCGATATCGCTCATTATTAATATATAGTTAGAAACTTTAAATAATTGTAATAAAAAATATAAATATCAATTTTATTATAAAATATAAAATATAAAATATAAAATATAAAATATAACTAACATTTCCATCGATTGCTACAACGAATACATGTTACAAAAGTTGTCATTGGCTCATCAGCACTGCGTGTTTGTAGTTGATAATGTGTGCATTCTTTAGATTTACATTTAAAGCATGTAAAATCATCAGTAGAAGCCTCAATTTTAGGAGTATATTTATTTTCTTCTTTAATTTGTTGTAATTCAATTAATTCTTTCCATCGTTCCTGATTCATTTCTTGATGAGACATGAAAGCTAGCTCATGTGCTTTAATTTTTTTTTCTACAATTTTATCTAAAAGAGTTTTGTTTGTTAAATTAATAAATATACTTTTAACTCTATCTAAATAAATTTGGACAAAATATTGATTTTCCCATTTCTTTACAATTTTCTTTTTAGTGGCAGCATCTAATGAATAGTTATATAGGCCTTTTTCTAAGTTACTAACTATTGATCTATTATTAATAATTTCAAATAATTTATCAGAAATATGTTCTCTAAATTTTTCTGAATTAGTAACTTTATACATGTTGTGATAATTATTAATAATAATATTTATTTATTTCAATTTTATAATAAATATTTAGCATTTATAATAAATATTTAGCATTTATAATAAATATTTAGCATTTATAATAAATATTTAGCATTTATAATTAATATTTAGCATTTATAATAAATACTTTCGCATTTATAATAAATACTTTAGCATTTATAATAAATATTTAGCATTTATAATTAATATTAATCTTTAGCAACTTATTTTATTTTATATAAGTATATTATATATAAATGTCGACAAATTATGCAGCTATTACAGGTTCCGCTAAAATAGTAAATAGAAATTCTGGCGGTGGATCTAAATTACAAGGGATTCCTTCATCTACCAATTTAAGTAGAGCATCACATGTAGCATTTAGAAATAGATATGTTGTATGTGGATGTAATCGCAATAAAATATTTTGCATGAATGAATTAGGTGGCGTAGGAGCAGGTGGAATACACGGGCGATCATATGCGTTTGCTCCAACAGCAGATGGCACTCATAAACATTCATATTGTAATAAAAATTTACCAACCAATTTCAAACAATTTTTTTTATTAGTTAGAAATTAAATGTGTAGTGAAACTCTAATTTAACAATAAATAATTAATCAGAGTAATCATATTCTTCATATTGTAGTTCAGAATCATAAACTGGTTCACCCTCGGAACTACTATCTTCTTCATCGCTACTAGATAAATTATCTTCAGAATCATCAGCTTCATCCATAGTTACCGTTTTATCATAATCGTTACTTTTATTATATATATTATAAATATTGCTATCAATATTTTTAAAATATTCTTCATCAAAAGTAATGAATTCATCGTCCTTTTTGATTAAACATAAAAATTTTCCATAAATATTATCTTTAAATTTATAATGCTGTAGATTATAGGAATTAAGACTTTTAGTATCACCTTTGTTGCGTCCCCAAAATTCTAAAATATTATTATCACTATTATAAGAAAATAATTTAACAAAATTTTCTTCTTTTTTGAAACCACATTTTTTATATAGAGAGTCAATTTCTATTTTTTTATCATTATGCAAAGTATATTCATTATTGGAAAATTTAATATAAGATGGCATTTTATGTGATAATAGTTATATTATAAATCAGTTTAAATAGTTTATTATAAATATATTTTGAGATGAAGATTTATATTAAAAATCTAGAATTACAAAATATAAAAGGTAATATAGAATTAATAAAAAAATATGAAATAAAAAATATAAAATATATTATATTTTATTCAAATGATGGAATTTTTGAATTAAATAATAAAAATTTATATAAATTGTATCAAAATGATGTAAAAATTACTTCGGATAATATTAGTTATAATGATAAAGAATATGAATTATTATATGATAATAGTTTCTATAATAAGGAAAAAATATATAGTGTTCCAAGGTTATATAGAGAGAAAAAAATTAAAAAAACATATTTCAAAATAGAAAAAACATTTTTAACATTTATATTAGAACAAGAAGATAATAATATAATAGATTTTTATTTTGAATTAGATGATAAAAGTAAAGATAAAATATCAAATAATATTATAAAAAATGAAATTTCTTCGTTTTTATCAATATTAAAGAATATATAATAATATTAATAATGATAAATAATTTTGTATTTTATATAATAATATCAGTTGTAATTATTAGTTTGCTACATTATTTATATACATATTTTATTAATATATTAACTGTTCCAAAAATTAAAGATTTAGTCAATAAACCGGGACAAGAATATAAAAATATTGAAAAAATTATATTAAATAATAAAGAAACAGTAATTAATAATAATTTATCAAATAACGATGATACAACTGATATAAGCAATTTAAAAAATATAACACCTGAAACAAAAAATGATATGAAAAATGAATTGAAGAATTTTTTTAATGAATTAAATGTAAATAACTTATCTGATAGTAATGGAAATAATGGAAATAATTTATCATATTCCAGTTACTAAAGTATAAGTAAATAAAATAAATAAAGATAAATATTTATAAAATAAATTAAAGAAAAGGTCATAATTTAATTTATTATGGTAAATAATGAATATATATTAAATAAATTTCCCGAAATTAATCTTTCCTATGATAAAATTTTACATAGAAAAGTTTACTCTGATTTATATTTTTTAATACCAAAGGGGAAAAAAGGATTTTTATGGTTTACATATAAAGATAAGCATAATATATGCTATTTTTTAGAGTTAAACAAATATAATAAAATTATAAATATAAATAATTATATTGTTTCTTTTGATAAAGAATTATCATATAATACAATAATTTATGGAACTTTATATAATAAAACAAATGTAAATTATTTTTCATGTGAAAATATTTTTTACTTTAAAGGAGATTATATTGGTGAATCATTATTTATTGATAAATTTAAAATAATGCGTGATATTTTTGATAATTATATTAATCAAAAAATTTATACAAATAATTTTTTATATATAGGTATCCCATATTTTACTGATAATAATAAAGAAATATATAAGAATATTCCTTTTATGCATTATGAAGTATCTCATATTACATTTATAAATTTAAATGAAACAAATAATTCTGGTATTATATTAAATAATAAAGATATACAAATTAAAGAGTGTATTTTTAAAGTCAAAGCATCAATTAAAGATGATTTGTATGAATTATATTGTAATAATAATTATTTATATGGACATGCATTAATTATGGATTATAAAAAAAGTATATTAATGAATACGTTATTTAGAAATATTAAAGAAAATTATAATCTAGATTTACTAGAAGAAAGTGATGAAGAAGATGATTTTGAGAATATTAATATAGATAAATATGTTGATGTTAAAAAGGAAATATATATGAAATGTAAATATAATATGAAATTTAAAAAATGGGAACCGATTGAAAAATGTAATAAAGAAAAATTATTTTCACATAAAGAAATACAAAAATTAGAACAAAATTAATAATATTATTATTATATATAAATGTCATTAGGTTTAAATCACGCTACATATGGACCTGATATTAAATTACAATATGCTAATCCTCTAGCTGCTCATAATCCAAAAAATTTTGGCTCAAACCAGGGTATAGTAAGAGGATTTACTGGTCCTATTAATTCTCAACAAGCCGCGTCATCTTCTGCCCCGGGAGTAACACCAAAAATAGTTTGTGGACAAATGAATCAAGGAGGTGGAACACAAACAAGATTGGTTCATGGTTCTAGTGCTTATGGAATGGCATTAAATCCAGGAACATATGAACAGCAAGTTCCTTATAGTTCAATGTATGCTCCTATTGTTCCAAGAGGCGCGGATAATACACAAAGAATAAGTGGTATGGGAGCTGGCCGAACACTATTACCCGGTAATTTAAACAATTATGAAAAACCAAAATTAAGAGGTGGTGGTAACAATAGAATGACATTACCAATACCAAGTGGAAGTAAATATTTTACAACTAAAATAGAAAATGGGATGGATTATTCTATATATGCTGGTTCCGGATATCCTCCAGTAAAAGGAAATTTATCTCATGGAGATTGTAGTAGAAAAGTATTAATAGGAGGTATGGGGTGTAAATCAATAAAACATAGAAAACATAGAAAAGGTAAAAAAGGTGGTGATAGCACAATTAATTTTAGCGATAAAATACAAGGTACCGATCAATATGGTGGATTTATTATAGATCCTCCAATAGCAAAATGTAATAGTCAATTAGATAATGCGTTATGGTTAAATAATCATAATATGAAAAGAAAACAAGGTGGAATAGGACCCAAAAAAACAGTTACATTAAAGCAAGCATCTGGACGAACTGCAAATGCTAAATTTTTTAGATTTGCGAATCAACAAGTTGCTGGAAAAAGAAATAAAAATAAATCTAAAAAATATAAAAAATCTAGAAAACAAAGAAAATCTAAAAAATCTAGAAGACAAAAAAGATCTAGAAAAAATCAAAAAGGTGGAGTATTCGGTGGATTAAGTGGGAACCCTTTATGGAAAAATGAATATCAACTTTCTTATCCACCAAATGAAATTAACCCTTGGCCTCCAGTAAGAAATATTAGACCTTTTTAATAATTTAATTAATATTCAAATTTGTAAAGTTTACTAAACATTTTTTTTCTTTTACAGAGCTCTTCTTTTCTTTTTTGATTTCACACCAAATACCATCATCGCTATAATTATTTTTTATAAAATCTTTTGTATATAAAATTTTATAATTATTTTTAAGATAATATGCTTTTCTTTTATCCCATTGTTTTTTGAATACTTCATGGTTATCAACAATATCAATAACAAGAGGTTGTTCATGTTTTTCTCTCAATATTCTACCAACAGCTTGTTCAATATCTGTTTTTGGTGTAGCTAAAATTAGTGTTGTTAATGTTTTAATATCTAGACCTTCAGCTGCCATAGAATATGTGGCAATTATAATTTGTTTTAGTTCGCTTTTTTTCAATTGTTCTTCTTTCATTCCTCCAATATAATATCCAACTGTTCCAATATTCCTGTGTTCAATTGCTTTATATAAATATGTTAAAATATTTTTGAATTGCCCAAGAACAATAATTTGCTGTTTATTATTTAATTTTAATTCATTTTCTATAACACTTATTATCATTTCTGTTCTGTTATTAAAACTACATAATTTAGATATCATTGTAGAATATTTTACATTTCCTCTAAAATCATATTCAATTGTATTAAATTCTTCATCTTGTGTTACAAATTTAACTGCTTTAATAAGAACTCCTTCATCTTTATCTCGTTTCATTTTATAAATAATATCACCAATAAACATTTTAAAAACTTTTGTTAGTCCATCTTTGCGTTCCATAGTAGCACTTAATCCAAGAATATATTTTGTTACTATTTTCTGTAATGATCTTACAAAAACTTCAGCTGCTAAATGATGTGTTTCATCTAATATAGTAAAACCAAATGAATCAAATGTATCTTCAGGATATTCTTTCATTGATAATGATTGTAACATTCCAATAACAATATCCTTATCTTCAATATCAATAATTTGTCCTTGAATTTTGCCTATTTTAGCATCTGGTAGAAACTCATTTATTTTTTCAATCCATTGATTTAATAAAAATTCTTTGTGAACAATAACTAATGTTTTTAATTTTAACTTAGCTATTATATATAATGCCATAATTGTATTATGTGTAACTGTAAAATCACCTAGAACATATCTACGATTTCCATCTAATTCAAAACCATAATAATTATCTTCTTCCTTTTTAACAACCTTAATTCTTGTAACAAGAGCATCTTTAATTTGTTTTCGTGGCAGACATTTTTTTCTTTCACATTTAACAGGTATTTCTTCTAATCCTTTTCCATGAATAAATGTTCTATAATATGTTCCTTCTCTTTTCTCTCCTTTGTAAATACAACTTTTTTTACATACATTTTTATAAGCAGCAAATCCTAATGATCTAGCTAAATAAATAATATCATCTAATAATTTTTCATTTTTTTGAATTATATCATAACCATTGCCCATTAATGACCCATCAGAATCAATTAAACCAGCTAATAATTCTAGTCTCGTTTGTCTACTATTACATTTAAAATCATGTGGAATGTGTTTATTATTTATTAAATTATATTTTCTTAAATTATTTAATAATACATTAGGCATTCTCTTATTATTTATTTGTTTTCCAGTTATTGAATAATGAAGTGAATGTCTGGTAGTTATACTATCTTTATTTTGAGTAATATCGCAATTTATTTTTTCACAATATTCTTTAAAGTAACAAACTACTTCTGGTTCCTCGCTTGTAATACCAGCATTACCCGAATTTCCATCACCTAACCAATATCCTAATATATATGGGTCTATAATAATATCTTTTTTTGGAAAGATAATAGGAACGCGATATCCTAGTAAGGGTCCAGCTGGTCCGTGAAAACACTTAGGTAAATTTAAATAATCTTTAACAGAAATATCATATATTTCTCCTTTTCTATATTTTTTGGAATGATTTGTTGAACATTTAAGAGATAAAATATGTGATTCATTTACAGTATATTTGTCTCCTTTATTAGGAATAATATCATACATCATTTCACGCCCTCTTGCTAAACTTAATACGTTTCTAGGTGTTGAATCATCTCCCATTAATTGGTCGCCAACTTTTATATCTTGAACCATTTTAATTGAACCATCATACATGATAATAGGTGTGTTTTTACTTAAACATTTACCGAATCCACATGGGATATCAAGTAAACCACCAGGTAATAATTTTTCATTAATATGCTTGAAAAACGCATCAACAATTTTTAGTTGATAATCTCTTGGCATTCCTTTAAAATTTACATTGATTTCCTCTCCATTTGGTAATTTATTATCATTAGGCATACCAAATTTTTCAATACCGTAAAATCTAGGTAAATATAGTTTTTTAGGAGATTCTAAATAAACAGGATATGATTCTGTAACATTAATAGGAGAACCAGGAACATATGGTTTAACATTCAAATCGTCGCGTATCATTTTTTGTTGATCAATGGTTAGTTTAGATTTTAATATACTATATCCTTTTTTACCAATGTAAGATTGATAATCCATTAATTAATATAATTAATTATTTTTGTGTTTAATAAAGTTCAATTTTATATAATATATTATTATGAATTTTAATATATTATATGAATTTAGATTAGATAATATATGTTCATATATTTTGTCTGTTATACTAATATTTTATATATTTAAAAATACACCTATACCTAATAATTTAGATTTAGATAATAATGTAAAAAAAATATATTTTTGGATTTCTGTTATATTTATTTCTATAATTATTTTTTTATTTTTTAATAGTGTTAACGTAATAATATTTTTATTTATAATTTTTGAAATTCTTGATAAGATAAATACTAATAATAATTACAAAGAAGAAAAAAGGAAAAAGGAAATAGAACTAGAAGAAGAGAGAAAAAATAGAGAGAATAAAAATAATAAATCTATAATAATAAATGAAAAAAATAATGTAACTATTTTACCAGATAAAGATAAGGATAATGATAAAAATCAAGAAAATATCAATGAAGAAAAAGATACATTATTTACTTTAGAAGAAGGAATAGTAAATCAGTCATATATATTAGCACAAAGCAAACAATTAGCAAATCCTACGCCAAAATATCAAGCTATATTACCAGATATAAATTGTTCTTATTTAAATTAATCAACTTCTTCCATATCATCTTCTTTTTTAAATTCAAAGTTAGTATCATCGCCAAGATTTAGTTGACTAAGACCATGGTCGTTATTTTTATCAGTTACAATATCATCACCTTCGAATAATTGTTTTCTAATAGTTTCATCAGATACTTCTTCACCATTTTCTAGTAGATTCATTTCTGTAGTATTAAGATTTTTAATATTAACTAATTCACCATCTTTTGTAATAGTTTGTGTTAGAACGTTACCACTTTCTTCAGCTTTCTTTCTATTTTCTTCCATAGCTTTTTCTTTTGCTTCTCTTACTCTCTTATCAAATTCCATTTTAGCAGTCTTTTCATTTTTTTGTTTTTCATTCATTAGTTGGTTAAGTTCATCTTCTAAATATTCGACACGGCCTGTTTTATAAGCTTCAGGTTCCCAAGGAACCCACATACCAACTGGACCAACATATACATCATGGTGTGGGTCTAATTCTCTAAGAATTTTACATCTAAGTTCGGCCTCTTGTTGATTAGGATATACTCCTCTAATTTTAAGTCCTCTTGTAGATGTTTGGAAACCATAGTTTTCTTTATATTTTTCTTCAAGTTTTTCTTCATGCGCATCAATAAAGTTTTTATATTCATCATCTAAGGTTGTTTTATGTAGATTAGCTTTTTCTTCTTTTACAAATTCTTCAAGGTCTTTAGTCATTTTATCAAAATCAACATGATACTTGAATGAAATAAAGTTAAGAAATTGTGTAAATTTTTCAAGGGATTTATTTAAATCAAATTGTTTTAAAAACTCTTCAAAAAAGAACATATCTTTTTGTCTAATGATTTTATCAGGAGATATAAAAGAAATACAGGCGAATTTTTGTCCAGCGATTGACTTATCTTCATCAAGTAAATCAATATATTTAGGATTTACAGATCCATCTAAATTATTTTTATATTCAACATGAGGATTTCTTTCATTTTCTTTAGCCATATATAGAGAATTATTTCATTTTTATTTTAAGTTTTTTAAAAATTATATATTTAATTTTTTTCTTCTTATTTAATATAATGAATTTCGGTGAAATGTTTGATTTTGGCGAATTAGTAAGAAGAGCGATTAAATACTTTGTTGAAGGTTTAATGGTCGCTATTGCGGCTTTCGTAATCCCCCAAAAACGTCTTAGATTAGATGAAGTTGCCCTTATTGCTTTAACTGCGGCGGCCACTTTCTCTATCCTTGACACATACCTTCCAAGCATGGCGGTAACAGCCCGCTCTGGTGCTGGTTTTGGCATAGGCGCGAACTTGGTCGGATTCCCTGCTTAGATATTATTTATAAACAGAAATATATACTATTTTTATAGAATAATATATATTTATAAAATTGATTTAAATATTTTGTAATAAAAAGGAATAAAAAGGAATAAAAAGGAATAAAAAGGAATAATGAGTAAATATGTAATATATAAAATTTATTGTGATGATTGTGATTTTATATATGTTGGTTCAACAAAAAATTTTACAAGAAGAAAACATAATCATAAGACGAGTAGTAATGATAATGTTAAATGTAATAGAAAACTTTACAAAACTATTAATGAATATGGTGGTTGGGATAATTGGAAAATGATTTATATTGAAGAATGTGATGAAACAATAAAATCAAGAAGACAAGCAGAACAAAAAGAAGAAGAATGGAGAGTAAAATTAAATGCACAATTAAATTCACAAAGAGCATATATTTCAGAAGAACAAAAAATAGAAAATAAAAATATAACAACTAAATTATGGCGTGAAAAAAATGAAGAATATTACAAATTACAACGCAAAGAATATCGGGTAGAAAATAATGATAAAATTAAAGAAAAAAAAATAGAATATTATGAGAATAATAAAGAAGAAATACGAGAAAAACAACAAGAATATAGAAATGAAAATCGTGATAAAATTAATGAACAAAAGAGAGAACATTATCATAAAAATAAGGAAGAACATTTAGAAAAGGTTAAAAAATATAGAGAAGAAAATAAGGAAAGTATTAGTGAAAAGAAAAAATTAAAGGTAAAATGTAATTGTGGTGTTATATTTAGAAAAGAAGATAAAGCACGACATTTTCGGTCTGTATTTCATCAAAATTATATTTCTTCAAATCCAAATGTAGAAATTAATTTAGAAATTCTAGAAAATTAATTAACTATAATATATTTATTGCAATCCTTTTTTATACATTTCAATTGCTTTTTCTCTCTGCATTTTATAATCAACAATAGGTTTATAATATTTAATTTTCTTATCTTTTAAAAATTCTTCATAATATTCAAACCATTTATGTATCTTATCATTTGGAACATTTTCTAATTCTGGAATCCATTTTTTAATATATTCACAATCAGGATCATGTTCCTCTGATTGAGACCATGGATTGAAAATTCTAAAATATGGTTGACTATCTGCTCCCGTAGAAGCAACCCATTGCCAATTGCCATTATTAGATGCCGGGTCATAATCTGTTAATTTAGTAGCAAAATATTTCTCTCCTTCGCGCCAATCAATTAATAATGTTTTAATTAAAAAGCTAGCTACTATTAATCTGCCACGATTATGCATATAGCCAGTAGTATTCATTTGTGTCATAGCAGCATCAACTATAGGAAAACCAGTTTTACCCTTTTTCCAAGCATCAAAATTTTTAACAGATTTAGACCAAGAAATAGATTTATATTGTTCTTTTAAAGGACCTTTTAATACATATGGATAGTCATTAAGAATTTGAGCATAAAATTCTCTCCATATTAATTGTCTAAATAGAGCATTATTTTTTTTAAATTTTTCAGCTACTTCTCTCACTGAAACACATCCAAATTTAATATACGCTGATAGTTCGGTTGTTTTATATGTTAAACTATCTCTATCCTTTGAATAGTTTTTATATTTATCTATATTAGATAACATTTTTAAAGCATAATATCTACCACCTTCAACTAATAATTCTTCATTTGTTTCTATAAGTTCAGTTTTAGCTTTGTTGAGAGAATAATCTCCACTATAATTTGATTTTGTAAAATTTATTTTATTATATCGTAATGGTTTATTATATCCAATTTTAACTACTTTATTATAAAAAGGGGTATATTTGGTATAAGCTTTTCCAGTAGATTGAACTATTACACTTCCAGGATCATATAAATAATAATCATTGAGAGAAATATATTCAACATTTTTTTCACTAGATATTTTTATGTAATCTTTTTCACGTTCTTTGGCAAAAGGCGAATAATCTTTATTTGTAGCTAAATAATTAATATCAAATTTGTCAATTAGTTTTTTAACCTCACTTTTACTATTACCATAAAGAGTAATTAATTTGCCTCCCTTAGATTCAATTTCATTTTTTAAGTTTTCTAAAGATTCAATCATAAATTGTATAGCATTATCACTTTTATATTTATTTTTATTTGTAACTTGGTCAGGTGTAAAAATAAAGCATGTATAGATATTATTACAATGTTTATTAAGTTCAAGGAGAGAAATATTATCTACAATGCGAAAATCTCTATGAAAAATAAATAAACCATTCATTATAATTATATTTAATAGATAATATAAATATAATATTTAAATTAAATAATTAATGTACTGATTTTTTCTTTTGTTCAGGTTCAGGTTTAATATATGTAATTGGATTACCTAGATGATCTTTTCCATCTTTATCATTAATTTGAAAAACATTATAAATAGATCCAGGTTGATGAGTTGTAATTGACACTTTTTTTTGAATTAATTCCCATTGCTTTATTAAATCCATAATGTATTTTAATAATAAATATTATTTAAATTATTATTAAAATAAATAAAATACAATTAAATATCTTCAAATAAATTATACCAAATTCCTCCTACGAAATTAATTTCATTTTTAAAGTAGAAAATACTTGAAGGATTTTCAAATTCTAAATCAAAAAATTTAAAAGAAATATTGTTAAATAATGGAACAATTATTTTATTATTGATGAGAGAACTATCGTAATATAATTTATCATATATTCCATTCATATAGAAAATTTTATCTGTGAATAAAACAATATCATTACTTAATTTATTAAAGTTATGTGTTGATTCTACATCAAAATTCATATTTAATTTTATATTAGCTGAATCGGCAAAACCATGTATATAATGTTGATATTTATCATAAATGAAAGAAATATTATCTGGTAATTTAAAAATATTAACTGGATCCATAGAGAGATAATTGGAACAATAATCCATAATAACAGTTCCTATGTTTTTATTTGAATCAGTAACATATGTATTTATCTCACATCTAGTGACTTCATCTTGTGTGATAGTATTAAAAATTGGACTAGAGCAATTGTAAATATTTACACTTAAATAATAATCTTTATTTTCATCTTGTAGTGTATTACTAAATATAGGAAGTAGATTATTACTTCTACTATCTAAAATATTTTTAATATAAGTATATTGTTCAAAATTAAGACGATAATTAATATATGTGCTAAATGGTTTAATAACAACAGGAGCATGAAAAATATTATTATTTATAGGATTATATGTTACACTGGGTATTCCAGTTAACATTGCTGAGTAAAATATTTTCAATAAATTATTATGAAAAAACATTTGTAATTTTATAAATTATTTGTTTTCAACTATTTAAATATATTTTAAATAAGTAATTTATAATTATGAGAAATTGTTTTGTATTAATGTTGTTAACATTAGTAGAAGGTTTTGTGGTAAATACACCTATTCGAAATTATAAAAAATATATAGATAATAATGTAGTAAAAGTTTTTGAACCATATAATATTGAAAAAAATCAAACATCGTGTATATTATTTTATACTGGAGCAAATAGTTTAATTCCAGGTGAAATTTATACCGATTTTATAAATAAATTGGCTGGTAAAAATTTTTCCGTTCATGTATCTCCAAATAATCAAGAATTATCAGAAGATTTAGTATATCAATTATGTGATGAATATAAGGAAGTTGTTCCTGTTACACATTCATCTGGCTGTATTAACGCAATTAAAAATTGTAATAAAAATAGAGGAATTAAAAAGGCAATATTTATGGATCCAGTAGATAATAGAGAATTACTAAAAACATTTGGAGGATATTTTAATCCATTATCTTTTATGAATAAAAAAGAAGAAAAAGCAGAAAAATTAAAATATATGGATAATATTTTATTTTTAAATGCGAAAAAGTCATATGAATGGAAAATATACCCATTTACAGTTCCTTTTATTCCTGGTTTTGCTTTAAAAGAAGAAGAAATAGCAAATAAAGATAGTAATATTGTAAAAATAGAAGCCAGTGATTTTGGACATTCAGATATTTTAGATAATTTATGGAGCGATTTAATGCATGGAACAATAAGTAAAGGTTATGAAACAAGAGATGAAGAAAAATTATCAGAATATAGATCATGGTTAGCAAGTATGATTTATGATTTTGTATTAAATGAAAATATTGATGATGAGAATATTGTAGAAGATATTAATTATAAATATTTAAATTAGTATATTTATCTCTCTATATTTAATTATAAATTTTTGTTATAATTAAATAAGATTATATGTTATAAGTATGTATTATAAAAATTATAGCGAATTATATAAATTGAAAAATTTTTATAATAATAAAAATTGTTGCGAGAGAGAATATAATAAAAATAAATGTTATAAAATAAATCAACCAATGTCATCATATGATAACTTTTACAAAAAAATTCAAATAATAAATTGTAAAAATTATTGTAAAAATAATTGTATTTTTAAAATAAATTATAGTAAGTAATAGTGAAATTTTTGTTCATATGTTTTATCAAAGTTTGGATGTAATAAAATTTCTTCTTTTCTGTAAATATAATCAGTATCTATTTTAAATTTATCTCTTACTAATTTACCTCGACCAAAATAAGTAGTTATTTTTTTTGGATATGTATTTTTTGTTAATAGATTAAATTCATTTTTAATAAAATTTAATGTATTTTCATAATCATCTCTCAAATCTTCATATTTAATTAATATGTAATTTTTAGCTATTAAAGGTAATTTATCATGTAAAAATTCTAATTTTACTTTTCGTAATTCAAAAATATTTTTATATCTTTTTTTTGTAAAAATGTTTCTATCTTGTATTATTTCATTATTACCATCTTGACACCAAAATTCATTATTTATAAATTTATCTTTATTATTTCGAATACCTTTATTTACAAAGTATGGATATTTATAAAATGAATTAATCCATGTATATGGATGTCTTACTATACCTATATATAATATATTATCTTCTTTGGGTAATTCTTTTTGACCAAAAAAATGTTTATTAAGTTGATGTTCATGTATTTGAATATGAAAATTTTCCAATAATGCTTGTTCTAAGAAGTTTGTTCCACTACATCTTTCTCCAAAAATACAAAAGTAATCTATTTTACTATTATTTTTTGTAACTATAGGATGATATTTGTTTTCCATATATAATAATTTATTATAATTATTATATATTTATTATAATTATTATATATTTATTATATATTTATTATATATTAATATGTTATATTTCTAGAATTACTTATATTAAATGATAAAGGAAGAAAAAATAATCCCAAGTTTTGAAATAAATATATATCATTAATTATTAAATTATTATCATAATTTTCATTTGTAAATATTAATATTGAAGATATTATTATTGAAATATAACTAATTATTATAGCATTTTTTATTCCAAATTTTATAGGAATTGTGAATATAGAATTATTATAATCTTCTTCTATATCTTTTATATCTATTAGATTACTAGAAGCAAATAATGTTAAAAAACAAGGTAAATATATTTCAGGATGAAGAACTATATTATAATTATTTTCATATAAAACACAAGGAATTATTATAGATGATACTGTCCAAAGAATACCAATATATATTGGTTTTAATAGACTATAATTTAATTTAAAATCTTTATAAAAAAATGTAGATAATAATAATACAATAAAAGGATATGTTTTTTCATTACTTAATAATACATCTATATCATAAAAAAAGGCAATTATTATTGTATTTATTATAAAAAGTTCATTATTTTGAATAAATTTATATAAGTTATATTTATCATAATTTGTATTATTATAATTAATATTTGTTACATTATTAATTTCATAAGAATCTACTAGTCTATCAAAACCATATGAAAAATATGCTGTTGTAAATTGAAATAATATTGTTCTAAGATTCATGATATTTGTATTATAAAATAATCTGGTAAATACAAATTGAAAAATATTCAAAGGAATACCTATTTCTAGACCAGGAAAAGGATGTAATATAGGTTTAGAATTATTATTAGTATTCATTAATACTAAATTACTAGTAGTTCGCAATGTAGTAGTAATTAAAGGTTTATATAAAGGAGGTTTGAAAGTATTATAATTGATAAACATATAAATTATAATATTTATACTTTTTTAAATCATAATAAGCAATTAACAATATCATAATATAAATCTAAAATTTTACCACCTATAGCATCTCCTTTCATAGTTTGTTCTATTAACCATAAAATAATTTGCTTTTTATGAGCAATATCAATAAAATTAGTATCTAATAAATTATTTATTAGATATTCATTTGTCTTTAATATGTAGTGTCCAGTAAAGTCAGCATTTGGTAAACTAGAAGTAGCTGTTTTAATTATTTGATCTCCATATTCATATTTTAAAGGAACTACATATCTTTCTAAATATTCTGGACATTCTTTTATAGGTTTTTCTACAATAGAATCTTGAAGGAAGTTAATATTAAAACCAGAAGCAAAAAAAAGCGACGAAAAAATTAAAAAAAGTTTCATTATAAATGATTTATATTATATTTTTTTAAATTTATAATTAAGAATTTAAATTGTTGGTATAAATGTCATAAACATATATTATTCAAATATATCTTGTTTTATACGTTCTTTATATATTATATTGTCCTATACGTTTTATAAAAAATTGATATAAATATAAAAAATAAATTAAATTATAACTATTATGGAAGAAGAAAAAGAAATATGGATAACAATTGTTGGATTTCCAAATTATCAAATATCTAATAAAGGTAATATTTGGAGCAACAAAAGAAAAAAAATTTTAAAAATTATTAAAGGAGATGTAAAATTATATGATAGCGATAATAATTTTTATACTAAAAGCGTTGATAAACTTAGAAGAGAACATTTCACTGAATCAAATGAAGAAGAAATTTGGAAAGATATAAAAGAGTTTCCAGATTATCAAATTTCTAATCTAGGTAATGTTTGGAGTAAAGTAACAAGTAAATTATTAAAACCTGATAAAAATCAAGTTAGACTATATATAAAAGGTAATTCTAAAGGTAGTTGTAGAAGCATTAATAAATTATTAAAACAAATCTTTACTGAGGATATAGGAGATGATTTTACACCTATTCCAAATTGGGAAAGATATTCTATTAGTAAAAGTGGAAAAGTGAGAGATAATATTCAAGGAATTCTTATTGAACCCTATTTAAAAAATGATGGTTATTTAGCCTTAACTTTAATGGGTAAAAGTGAAAAAGGAAATATGAAACATTTACATGTTTTATTAGCTGAAACTTTTATTCCAAATCCTGATAATTTACCACAGGTTCATCATAAAGATGTTAATAAATCAAATAATAATTTATCTAATTTACAATGGGTAACTATTATGGAAAATACACAATCAAAAAATCAAAATCGTTCTATTGGAACTATATTTGAAAAAAAAGATGGATGGAAAACAGAAATAACTGTTTATGGGAAAAAATACCAATTTGAGTGTGCTAAAAAAGAAGTTGCTGAAGGTTGGTTAGAGAGAAGAAGAATTGAAATTGAAAATGAACTTGATATCGAATCAACTGGATATATCTTTCCATCTAGAAAAAGTTTTAAAGTTAGAATTAGAATTGATGGTAAAGTTCATAGCTTTTTAGATAAAGAGAAATCAGCATGTGAAGAATGGATGAAAAATCTAATTGAAAATAATTCTTAAACGTAAAAGCATAATAGATAATTAAATAGTTGGTATAAATGTCCAATTTAACTCTTCGCATATTTTTTTCCATATCTCATCTTGTTCGATGCGTTTCTCTCTGTCTTTCAACATCGGAAAATAAGGCAAAAATTGTCGTTGCTCAAGTAATTCACATAATTTATAAACAGTATAATAATAATTTAAAAAATTAACTCTATCTTCAGGGCAAAATTTACTATATGGTCCTTGTATATCAATAAATAAATTACATAAACGCTCTTCTAATCCAGGTGTCATGATAGGAGGTTTAATACCCAATTTATCTTTAATAAATGGAATATGTTCATAATATTTATTATAACCTAATTTTTTAAGAATTTCCTTAGCCTTTTTATTTGTTAATTGTTCTATAGTAATTCTTTCCTTTTTAATTTGAAATTTAACATCTTCTAATACTTGATTAGGTATTAACGTAGTTTCTTTTGCTTGAAATTGTGCTAATATCTCTCTAAAATGATTAATTCTTTTATATGCATAGAAACATACTTCTTTTGGTGGTTCTTTATATGTAGGCTTGTCTGTATCAACTAAAAATTTAATATATTTACTACAATTATTACAAACTAGAATTCCTTCATGATCAATAGGAATCAATTCTCCTTTATTACAATAATTACATATATCAGTTGAATAAACAAAATTATTTACATCTAATAATTTATTGTCAACATTATAAAAATATTTTTGTATATCAGTTGTTGTTTTTTCTTCATAATCATTAATTTCTGGTTTTTTAATATTGAAAAAATTATCTAATACTTTAGTTTTATTATTACATTCCGATATTTTTTTTTTATTTTCAAAATAATCAAATATATATTCAGAATTATTTAAGAAATAATCCTTTTTCTTTTTTTTAATTTCTTTTATTTCAGAATCGATTTTATTAATCTTTTCTTTTATATTTATTTTTTCTTCTATATTTGATGAAATATCCATAAATTTATTATATAATTCTTTACGTTCTTCTATTATTTTAGGTAAATAACTAGTTTCATTTTCTGTAAATTCATTTATAAAACTTTCATGTTTACCATCTAATTGTGGTTGAATTTTTTTTTCATTTATAATTTTTTTACTATTTTTTTGTTTAAAATTACTATTCATTTTATATTAAAATAGTAATTTTTATTTAAATTTAATATTAGGAAAAATTTAATTTTAATTTGTAAATATTGTAAAAGTAATTTATTTATAAAAATAAATGGAGCATACTATTTATTTACCACCTAATAAATTACATGCTGATAATTACTTTATTCAAAAAATGAATTTTATAAATAACGCTTTAGAAGATGGATGGACAATTAAGAAAAATAAAGATAAATATATTTTAACAAAAAATCACGAAGGGAAAAAAGAAATCTACCTTGAAAACTATCTAGAAAAATTTCTAGAAAAAAATATTTTTGGTAATAATGTTTTTTTAAATTAAATAGTTAAAATCAAAATTTTTTTCTTTAGCAATATTATATAAAATATGGGAGGAGGACTTATGCAACTCGTAGCCTATGGCGCCCAAGATGTCTATCTTACTGGAAATCCACAAATTACTTTCTGGAAAGTAACCTACCGTCGCTACACCAACTTTGCGATGGAATCGATTGAACAAACCTTCAACGGCCAAGCTGATTTCGGTCGCCGTGTTACATGCACCATTTCGCGCAATGGTGATCTTGCTTACCGCACATACCTTCAAGTAACATTTCCTGAAATTAACCAAGCGATGGGTAATCACGGACAAACAAACCCCAAAGGAGAGGCGAATGATGGTGTATACGCTCGTTGGTTAGACTTCCCTGGCGAACAATTAGTATCGCAAGTTGAAGTTGAAATTGGTGGCCAACGCATTGATCGCCAATATGGTGACTGGATGCACATCTGGCAACAATTGACTCTCACCGCGGAACAACAAAGAGGTTACTACAAAATGGTTGGTAACACAACCCAATTAACCTTCATCACTGATCCTTCGTTCGCGGCGGTTGATGGTCCTTGCTCGGTTGATGCGCCTCGCCAAGTTTGTGCGCCAAGAAATGCGCTCCCCGAAACCACATTATACGTTCCATTCCAATTCTGGTATTGCCGTAACCCTGGTCTTGCGCTCCCACTCATTGCGCTCCAATACCACGAAGTTCGCATTAACCTTGATCTCAGACCCATTGATGAATGCTTATGGGCTGTATCATCGCTTAATTGCGAAAAATTAGGAACAACATCGCCTAGAGTTCGTGCTGCTTACAATCAATCGCTTGTTGCGGCTTCGCTCTATGTTGACTATGTTTTCCTTGACACCGATGAACGCAGACGCATGGCCCAAAACCCCCACGAATATCTTATTGAACAAGTTCAATTCACTGGCGATGAATCGGTTGGTTCCTCGTCCAACAAAATTAAACTCAATTTCAACCACCCTTGCAAAGAATTAATCTGGGTTGTTCAACCCGATGCTAACGTTGACTACTGTGCTTCATTAGAATGTGGTCAAACTCTTTACAATGTTCTTGGTGCGCAACCTTTCAACTACACTGATGCGATTGATGCGCTCCCCAACGCGATCCATGCTTTCGGTGGACCCGATGCTGTTGCGGCCACACCCCATGCTTTCATTGATGGAGATGGTTTATTCCAAGATGCTGGTGCGATTGATGTCGAAACTGTATCTAACTCCTGGTGGAATGCTCCTGCCGATCCTACATCTGGTGTTCCCCCTACATCATACATCGACCCTAATTTCGGTTTTGGTTCAAATACCACAGGAAACCCCGGTGTTGTTTCTCCTTACATTGAAAACTCCGGTGTATCTGATGCGGGAACCTTCGTCTTAGCCGAAACATCGCTTGACATGCACTGCTGGGGCGAAAACCCTGTTGTAACTGCTAAATTACAACTTAACGGCCAAGACCGCTTCTCAGAACGTGAAGGTACCTACTTCGACCTTGTTCAACCTTACCAATTCCACACTCGCGCGCCTGACACTGGCATCAACGTTTACTCGTTTGCTCTCCGCCCTGAAGAACACCAACCTTCTGGCACATGCAACTTCTCGCGCATTGACAACGCGACCCTCCAACTTGTTCTCTCGAACGCCACAGTTGAAGGTACATCGACCGCGAAAGTTCGTGTCTACGCGACCAACTACAACGTTCTCCGTATCATGAGTGGTATGGGTGGACTTGCGTATAGTAATTAGAATTATATGTTCTTTTCATTTAATCATTTTAAATAATAAGAACTTAAAGATAAAATTACATTAATAATTATAAAAATGGAACGATACTATATTAGAGCTAAATATGATATTAATAATGTAGATAAATATGCAAAAATTATATATGGTATGAAAGAATATATTTTTGATACAGATGATTTTTTAAATATTTTAAATTATGAAAAAAATTTTATTTTTTATAATGAAAATGATACTTATCCATCTTTTACATGCCATAATAATAAAATAACATTTTTAGAATTTTTATACAATTTTTCAATAGATAGCATTTGTTATAACTTTAAAAATAATAATGAATATGATTTAAGAAGAAATAATATTGAATATTTTCATAAATATCATAAAAATGTTATAGAAAAGTATCCAAACGCAATTTATAATGAAGGTCATTATTCTAAAATGGGTAAAGATGCGCATATTATGAAAAATCCATATTGGGAAATTGATAATAGTGATTCAAATAAAATATATTTAATGTATTGTGAGACAAATACATTAGTAAAAATAGATAGTAAATCATTAATTAAAATTAGAGAATTTGAAGAAAAAAATAATAATAAAAAATTAACTTTTTATAAACATAGTAATGGTTATATTTTGTGTAGTAATAAAAAATTATTTATTCATCAAATCATAACTGGATGTTATGGTAATGGTAAAGGAACAAAAAATATTAGCGTTGATCATATTGACCAAGACCCTTTAAATAATTGCTATGATAATTTAAGAATAGCAAACCGCAAAGAACAAGAAGAAAATAGTGGAGGAATTAAAGAAGGAACTAAAAGAGAAAGATCAAAACTAGCATGTGATTTACCAGATAATATAACGCAAGATATGATACCAAAATATGTTTATTATGTAAAGTCGCGGGATAATCATGGAGAACATTTTATAATTGATAGAAAACATCCAAATTGCGATAAAGACATTAAAGGAACTAAAAGTATTAAAAAAACGGCTATACAAAAATTAGAGGAAATTAAGGTAATATTAAATAATTTAGAAAATAATGATAAAAAAAAAGATATAGATGATAGTAATGATATTTTTAAATTGCCGCAATATTATAGAATAGGTAAAAATAGGGGTAATCCAACATTATTTTATGAAAAAAGAAATAATCATAAAAGATATAATTATTTAATGAAATTAAAAGAAAATGAAGAATTAAATAAAGAATTATTAGAAAAATTTAATATAAATTTATACAAAAAATATCCCGAATTAGAAATATAATTTAACTAAAATAAATACAAAAATCATATTAAAAATTTTATTAATATGATTAAAATACTTTTAAGAAGTTAATATATAGCATAATAGTAAAAAATATTATAATAAAAAATATAGTAGCTAATTTATGTTGGGCATGTTTAATAGTAAATATTCCTTTCTTTAGACTTGGAACTCCCATAGATTCAAAATTCATACCAAAAAATCCTACAATAAATGATAATGGAATAAAGATAGTTCCTATCATTGAAAAAATATTTCTCTGTAAAGAATTAAAGTCAGAGAGAACATATGTGAGAAAGGCAATATAGTGTTCTATTTTATCATTATATTTAGTATTATTTTTTTCTAATGCTAATTTTTTATAAGTATATAATTTATTAATATTATTTTTAGCTGAATGCTTATCCCATCTAGTTTTATTATCTAAATAATTAAAATATTTTTCAATATTATTAAAATCAACATCAATAGAATAATATGTAGTGGGATCTATATTTTGAAAAAAAGTTAAATTACTCATTATATATATAATGGAAAAAAAATTAAAATGGCCTGATGATTTTTTAAATATTAAATGTGTTATTTATACTATATATATTGCTTTATTATATTGGTTACTTCCTCGAAAACCATTTTTCTTATTTCTCTCTACTTTAATAAATTATTTCATGATAAATTGGTATAATTATTCATATTTATGTCAATATAATAATATATTTTTTAACATTTTCTACGCAATACTTGTAACCTTATTGTTAATATACTTACCAATAAAAAATAAAGTAATATTGGGATTTTCTCTCTACTTTCCATATTTTATTTTAGCATGGTATGATTATTTTGCTAATTGCTCATTTAGAATGAATCCAACTTTATTTCCATTTGGAAGATTTATATTTTTACCAATGAAACCTGAACCATATCAACGTCAGTATGATACATTGGACCCTATAGTAAAAAAAAATATAGCAAATTTTGATAAATATATTTTTGTAACAATTTTTGTAGGTTTTCTATTTGTTTTTTTATATAAATTTATTTTATAATTTAGTTATATAAATTCATAATATAATATTAATTTAATAATAAATATTATATGGTTAAATACTTATTAACAATATTATGTTCTTCAAAGATAGATTTATTAAAACTTTGTTTTGAAAGTGTAAATAATCAATTAAATTTTACAGATTATGATATTTTTATAGTGGTAAATACATTAAATGAAATATTTTATAATGAAGTTATGGAATATTTTAAAAATCATAAATATGATAAATTAAAAAAAATAATTAGAACAGAATCCAATGGAAAACCAGGAAAAGGACATAATTCTTTATTGGAAATTTTTAAAAGAGAAATCAAATATGATTATTTATTAATTTTAGATGGTGATGATTTTTATTATCCATTAGCAATAGAAAGAATTAATTTATTGAGAGAAAAAACAAATTTTGATGTATTTTTTTTGGCTGGTAATACAAAATTAAAGAAGAAAAATAATTTAACTCATATAAATAATAGTTATGATGTTAATATAAATTATTATTTTGATGAAGTAAAAAATGTAGCAAATATGTCATCTGGTTATAATGATATAGTAGCAACTCCTTATAGATTAATTTGTTTAAATAGAGAAATTTTTAAAATTTATGAAAAATTATTCGATGAAGATATGCAATTATATGATGATTATTATACATTTTTATTAATTTATAATTTATATAAAAAAAATAATTTTAATGAGTTGGATAATATAAAAATATATACAGTGAATGATCCATATATTTATTTATATAATACTTTTAATGATGTAAGTGTATCAAAAAATTCTCAAGTAGATCATGATATTAAAATAGCAAATAAAATTAAACAAGAATTAAATATAGAAAAATTAGAATGTGAAAAATTAAAAATAATACCTCATCATTATTTTATAAATGATAATTTTGACAAGAAAATTATAGAGAACTATTATAGATATATAATTAAAAATACAATACATTATGATGTAAATATAAATAATGATAATGTCAATAAAAAAATTTTATTTATAGATATGACTGATTGGAGTTATGATACAATTGATAGTAAACCAATTGGTGGAACACAGTCTGCTATTTATTATATGGCAAAATATTTATCAGAATTTTATAATGTAACTGTTATGACAAAATCTGAAAAAAATATTATAGTTAATAATAATTTATCATATAAAAAAATAGATTTGGAAGAAATAAAAAAAATAAATCCAAATTTATTAATATTACAGGGATTAATTAATGAAGAATTAGCAAATTATAGAATAAATAATAAAAATTTAAAAACTATAATGTGGATGCATCATGATATAAATATTAATTTAGTTAAAAACAGTTTTGAAACTATTCATAATTTAAATTTAGTTGATAATTATGTTTTTGTTAGTAAATGGCAAAGAAATAGATTTATACAAAAATATAAATTATCGCATAACAAATGTAATGTTATACAAAATGGTATTCAAGATAATTTAAATGTTTTTACAAATCCAGTTAATATAAATATGAAAAAAAAGGAGATTGTATATATTAGTGCTCCTTATCGTGGTTTAATAATAGCATTTTATCTTTTTCAGGAAATTAAAAAATATATACCAGATATTAAATTAAAGGTTTTTTCATGTTTTAATAGAGATTTCAATGATAAATTTAATAAAGAAGAATTCAAACCATACACAGAAGAAAATTTTGATACTTTATTAACAAACGGTCATAATATATATTACAAGGATTTTTTTAAACAATTAGTAGATGATAGCAATATAGAATTTTATGGTTCTGTTCCACAAAATATACTTTTTGAACATTTAAAAACAGCGATGATTATGTTTTATCCAAATACATATCCCGAAACATGTTGCACTTCATTATTAGAATGTATGGCACATAAATGTAATGTTGTAACATCTGATTTAGGAGCATTAGCAGAAACTTCAAATGGATTTGCAAATATATTTAATCCATTAATTGAAAATGTATTAGATGAAGAATATCATATAAATAATGCTGTTAGAAATCCTATACAATATGACCAAGTAAATGATAATTATAAAAAAAAATTTATAGAATATACAGTAAATATTGTGAATAATTATCATAAAAATTATAATATTCAACATCTCGATGAGCAATATAATTATATAAAAAATAATTGTAAATGGAGTGATAGAGGTATTGTAATGAGAGAAATTATTGATAAATTAATATGATTTTTATAATAATATATTTCAATAGATTATATGGATATTACTCATTTTTATATATATGCACTTCACGCTTTAATAATTATGCCATTTTTGTTATACATAGCAATATATCAATGTAAAATACCAAAATTTGTATATGGAATATTAGGAGGTATAGCAATAATAGGTTTATTATATCATGGTTTCAAAATGATAGATATTTATTATAGATAAATTTTATAAATAAATTAATATAATACATATAACAAATAAATTATATAAAAAAATAAAAGAAAATACTAGTATAATGAAATTATTTATAGGAACCCCTTGTTATGGAGCAAAATGTTTTACAAATTATGTAACAGCTTTAATTGCTACTAAAGAACTTTTACAAAGCAAAGGTATTGAAGTAAAAATAGAATTTTTAGGATATGAATCATTAATTCCCCGCGGAAGAAATACATTAGTAGCTAAGTTTATGGCTTTAGAAGATTATACACATATTTTATTTATAGATGCCGATATAGTTTGGAATCCAATGGATGTATATAAATTAATGCTACACAATAAAGATATTATTGGAGGGATTTATCCACAAAAAAAGTATCATTGGAACAAAGTGAATAATGTTAATTCTCCAGAAGAAGTTTCAAAGCTTTTAAATTACAATTTAAATTATAAATCTAGAGAGAATAGAATAGAAAATGGTTTAGTTGAATTAAGACATATTCCAACAGGTTTTATGATGATTAAACGAGAAGCTATTGAACAGTTAAAAGAGTTTTATCCTAACAAAAAATATGTAGATGATATTGGATGTTGTCAAACCGATAAAGAAAAAGATAATCTATATGCTTTCTTTGATTGTGAAATTGTAGATAATCATTATTTATCAGAAGATTATTTGTTTTGTGAAAACTGGAATAAATTAGAAGGAAAAGTATATGCTGATTTAACAATTAACTTAGTTCATATTGGTAATGAATTTTTTGTAGGAAATATGGGTATGTATGTAACAGAATTAATGAAAACTAATCAACAACAATAATTTATAACATAAAATTATTATATAAAATTGTAACAAATATTAGAACAATAATAATATTTATTTTGTTTTTTATAGAAATATATATTATATTTTCGTTTACAAGTGTGACATGTAATATTTGTATTATCAATTATATAATAAATAATTTCTTCTGGTAATTTTGATAAAAAATTCATAATATATAAATGATTTAAAATTTATTTATATATATTCAATAATATATTTTTGAATTATAAATACCTCACGAACATAAATATACATATAAATATAACATAAAAAGTAATTTATAATTCTACTTATAATGAAGTGTACTAAATGTAATATAGAAAAAGAGTTAGTCAAAGGAAAAAGATGGTGTAAAAATTGTAAAAATGAATATGAAAGAGAAAGACGTAAAAAAAATCCAGAATCTATTGTAGAAAATAATAAAAAAGAAAGAGAAAGATATTATAAAAAAAAATTACAAATAGCTAATGTTATAATTGACCCAATAAAAAATAAATTATGTTCTATTTGTAATAAAGAAAAGACATTAGATAATTTTTATATTGCAAAATGTAAAGGCACTATTCGTTCTATGTGTAAAGAATGTAATTCTGATAAAAGAAAAATATATTATCAAAATAATCGTGAAAAAACTATTAAGCAAACTAATAAATATAAAGTTGAAAGAATGAAAACAGATATTGAATTTAAATTAGAACAAAGATTACGAAATAGAATATATATCGCATTTAAATCGCAATGTAATAAAAAAACAAATAGAACATGGAAATATATAGAATGTAGTTCAAACTATTTTAAAAAATGGATAGAATTTCAATTATATGATAATATGACATTTGAAAATTATGGAAAATATTGGCATATTGATCATGTTAAACCTTGTTCAAGTTTTGATTTGTCAAATTTAAAAGAAGTAAATGAATGTTTTAATTGGAAAAATTTACGTCCTTATAAAAAAGAAAAAAATTTACAAAAGAGTAGCAAAATTAATATTATGGATTTAGTTTTACAAGAAATAAAGGTTCAATATTTTCTAAAAAATTATAAAAATATGATATAAATAAAAATTTTTTTATTTTAAATAATGTTTAAATATAATATAAAGTTACATATGGATCGTGTTAATATAATAAAAAGACAAAATGGTTCTATTGAAGAAACAATTAATAATGAAGATAATATAGAAGTGATTAAACAAAAATTAAAAGATAAAGAAAATATGCCTATAAAAAATCAAAGACTAGTATTTAAATTTACTAATAACGATGATGATAATGAAAAAAATATTAATTAATTACTATTTATAAAATTAAAAATTGATAATTAATAATTATAAAAATAATAAAATATAATTATTAATGACGCGTATTATTTCCATCGAAGGTAATATTGGTTCAGGTAAATCTACATTTGTTAAGGAATTGGAAACATATTGTAAAACAAATAGTAAGAATTCAAAAATTCATTTTCTTCAAGAACCGGTAGATATTTGGAATAATGTTCAAAACACAGAAGGTAAAAATATTATTGAATGTTATTATGCTAATCAAGAAAAATATGCATTTCCTTTTCAAATGATGGCATATATTTCAAGAATTCATTTACTTAAAGAAGCACTGAAAAATGATTATGATATTATTATTACAGAAAGATGTGTTCATACTGATAAAAATGTTTTCGCTCAAATGCTCTTTGATGAAGGTAAAATTGGTGAAATTGAATTTAAAATTTATAATATGTGGTTTGATGAATTTTTAAAAGATTTACCAAAGATTGAAATAGTTTATTTAAAAACAGATCCAAATATTTCATATGAACGCGTTATTAAACGTTCTAGAAAAGGAGAAAATATTCCAATTGAATATTTAGAAAAATGTCATAATTATCATGAAAATTGGTTAGAACAAGATAAGCCAATTATTATAATTAATGGTAATGAAGATATTGAACATTATGGAAATTATTTAAAGAAACTAGGTATTGTTACTTTAAAAATTCAAAATAATAATCTAGATAAAGAAGAATATACATTATATTTTGATGGAGCATCTAGGGGAAATCCTGGACGATCTGGATTAGGGTTTTTAGTTTATAAAGATAATTATGAGATTTATAAGTGTAGTAAGTATATTGGTGATAATTATACAAATAATTATGCTGAATATATGGGTGTATATGAAGGATTAAAATGGTGTTTTGAAAATAAAATAAATAATTTAACAATTAAAGGTGATTCACAATTAGTAATTAAGCAATTAAAAGGTGAATATAAAGTAAATTCTCCAAATTTACAAGAATTATATGATAAATGTTCAAAATTATTAAAATTATTTGATAATTATGAATTATATCATATTGATAGAAAATTAAATAGTGAAGCGGATAAATTAGCAAACTTATCACTTGATAATTTTAATCAACAACTCACTAATTAAATAAATAATATAAGAAATAAATAAGTATAAAATAATTGTTTGTATATTTTCTTCCATACTATATTTCATATTTATATGATTATTAATATAAAGTAATATTATAGCAATAATATACGAAACAACTATAGCTATTTTTTTACTGTAAATAAATATAAGTGGAGATATTAACATTATAATTACAATTAATTCGGTAATTAAAACTTTAAAAGCCTCAAATTTACCTAACATTTTATTGTCTTTTGTGAATAATTCATCCCTATAAAAAGTAATAATATCAGGCCATGATGTAGCTAAAAATAAAATAATCAATAATACAATTATATGATTTTTTGGAAATTTAATATAACCACCCAATGCTGTTAAATATGATAATACTTGTAAATTTATACCATGGGAAACTGATAAATCATTTAAATAATTAAATATTATATTTTTTTTTGAAGTATTCATTATATATTAATGTAATAATAAAAAATTATTGATAATATTATCAGCTTTATATTTTAAAATATCTAACTCTTTTATTGTAGTTGGAAATTCATCATCTCCATAAATATCTTGTAATAGTAACCATTCAAATAAACCACCTGGATATAAATATACATTCACAAAACCCATTTTTTTTATTTGTTGATATTTATCATAAATTTTATTACAATTACAGTTTTTTCCATATATAATAATATTTTTATCTAGGAAATTATGTATATTATTATTAAATAATTGTAATTCCATATTAGCAGTTAATGTATTAGTTATTAAACATTGTTGTTCATTTTCTTGTAATGTATTTATAATAATATAATTATTACTATTATTTGTAATAATAGTTTGCATATCATAAAAAGAAATTTTATTTATTGAATTATAATTACCCATTATTACAATTAAAATTCTTAAAAGTTTTATATTATTTATATTTTAGATAATATAAACTATTTTTTAAAAGCAGAAAAAATTTTACTATCAGAAAAATTACTGTTAAAATAACATTGGTGAGTATTTTCTATTTTTTTAAATAATTGTTGAATATATTTTTCATTATCTATATTATCAAAACCAGCAACTGGTTCTGGACAATAAATAATTAATATACGTTTAAATTTTGTTATATATTCTGCAAATTTATTATGTGTTTCTAAATCTGTTTCTGTTAAAGAATAAGTAGCTATAAAGTTAATATTATCAAAATTTACTATTTTCTTTTCTGTATCATTTTGATTACATGGTAAATAATTTGCTCCATCAATTAATTTAATATCTTCATTATCTAATAAATATTTTGTATCTATATTTCTTTCATTTACAAAATATCTTTGAAGTATTGTCATTAAAGGTAAATCATATACTATATGTTTACCTTTGAAACCTAGTGTTTTTAATACATCTACCATTTGCCCTGTTCCTCCACCAAATTCAAAAATAATTTCATTATCATTATTTAAATCTAGTTTTAAATGTTCTGATAATAAATATATAGACCAAACTTGAGCTACTCTGTCTAATTGAACATTATTATATAAATTTATACATAATGGCCCATAATCATTAGATGATATTATAGTTTTATAAAAAATACTATTTTTATTTTTAGAAAAAAAATTTAATTGATGTTTGTTTTGTATACTATCTTCAGGCCATATAAAAACATGTGGGCGTATTCGATTTATTCTAAATAAATTAAGATCTTCATTTTCTAAATAATATTGTAATTCTTTAGTCATTAATACCCAAGCTTTAGAAGAAATCATGTTTTTTTGTGTCAATTTTTTTATATCTTCTTTAATATTCATATATATAATAAATATATATATTTATATATCTATTACTTAAAATCTACTACAATTTCAACAAATTCTTTTTTAATACTTTTAGCTGCTGATATAGATAGTTCTTCTCTCTTTTTTCTAGTTTTATTTGTATTAACATTAATTGTTTCTTTAATATTACTATCATTTTTTCTAGAAGTGCTATTTCTAGAGTTCATATCTTTTTCAATAGATGAATAATTATTATCTATATAATCTATAACACCATTTTCTAATGCCCACTTAAAAAAATTTAATTGACCAATCGTTGTTTGTATTGAAGAAGTATTATTATATGGTATAATAATTCTATCCCATCTACAAAATGGATCAAATCTTCGCTTAGAATAAGCTTTTAATTTTAATTTATAGTCAATGTATACTTTAAATCTAATATTATTTATATCATATACAGTATAATATTTTTTTGCATAGTTTGTAGCAAACCAATCTACGATTCGAAGAGAGATTCTAGAATTACCATTGATAATAGAGAGCATTCTATCTAAATAACCATTAGTATTATAAAATTCTAATAATTTTTTTAATAATAGTTCATTTTGAGTTGTATAGCTCATATTAATAAAATATGTATTAACTTTTTAAATACTTATTTTTTTCGTTTATTATAAAAATTAATCTTCTAAATTATTAGAATTTTTAGGAATCAAAAAATTTGTTTGATCATCTAAAACATCAATATAATTTTTATTTAAAAAAGGATTTTGATAGGTATGTGATATTAATTCTCTATTTTGTATTTTTTCATTATTAATTTCATTTCTTTTTGATGAATTAATTTTATTTTCAACAACATTATCGATAATTTGATTATTTGAATTAAATATAGGTTTTTGATTTTTATAAGATTTTTCATATTTCTCTCCATTACTCCATTTTTTTTCTTTTTCACTAATAATTAACATACTATAATATATAAAATATAATTTATATTTTATACATTTTACTTTTTTTTAGATTTTTTATGTTTCTTATTATTTTTATTTTTACCTTTTTTAGTTTTCTTTTTTATATTTTTATTTTTACCGCCTTTTTTTGAATATGGATGAAATTTTTTTACAGCTTTATTTGTTTTATTCATTTTTCTACTATAAGGTATACTATTTTTAGAATCTATATGTTGTTTTATTTTATCACATATAGTTTTATCTTCTTCCAACAATTCTACAAATTGTTGAACTTTAGTATTTGAAATACGAATAGTTCCATCTCCATGGTCAAAAATATCATTTAATTCTGGTATTGATAACAATGTATGAAGATTTTCTTTATTACTTACTATATGTTCTAATGATATAGCATTTTCTTCAAATAATGTAAAAAACATTTGTTTTAAAAAATTAAGATAAGAATCATCATTTTTATGACTACATAACTGATATATAATATATCGCATTAATTCATAATGTTTTTTTACATTGTCTGGATTATTCATAAAACTTAGATTTTTAATTACATAATTATGTGTATGATATTGAGTGGTCCATTCATCTTTATTTTTCAAATAATAATTATTATATAATTCATCCAAAAATTTAGAAGGTGAAAAATTACTCATTATATATTAATATAATATTATATTCATTTTTCTTTTGTAATTACTAGTTGTTTACTAAATTTAAAACCTTTATGATTTTGTCTTCTTCGTTGAAGATTACATTTTAAGCAGCATATTACAACATTATCATTATTATGTGCATAATAATTATTTAAACGATCTAATGTCCATTGTGTAGGTTCTCTAATATTTTCAAATACTATTTTCATATTCTCTCTACAATAAAAACATTTAAGTTGAGATGAAACAAGCTTTTCTATTATTTCATCAAAATTAATAATGTTATCAATGCTTCTTTTTTTTTGAATATCTTGATTTTTATAACTATTTAACTTTGCTTTTATTTCTGATATACAAATTTTTTTTTCATCAAAATCTATATTTTGAAATAATTTATTTATAAATTCTATTTGTTTATTTTGTTGAAAAATAGAATTATCATAATTTTCACTTTTTTTACGTTCTTTTATTTCTTTTTCAAATGTTATAATTTTTTTATCCATATAAGTTAATATAATAAAAGAAATTAAATATATTTATACACATAATATATAAGATGTCTGAAGAATGTCATGAATTAAAAAATATTAAATATAAAACTATGCTATTAACGGGAAAAAATAATCAGCTAGTATCCTCTGTTAGTGAAGATATGAATAATTTAGATATTTTTCTAGAAAAAGAAAAATTTTTAAATACAAAAGAACCATGGAATAAGTTAGATAAATGTATAAAATTAGATAAAATAAATGAATATATAAAAACATTAAAAGACAAACATAATTTAGATGATGATGAAATTAAAAGTTTAAAAGATTATTTGATTGGATGTATAGATAAAAAATCATTATCTAGAAATAAAGATATAGAATATGAAAAAGAAACCGGTGTTATAAATAATATACCACAATTACATTTTAATAATAGCACAAGAAAGTTTACTTTAAAAAGACATGATAAACATGTATCTACAGCAAAATGTCTTGGGCCTCCAAAGAGAAAAAAAAGTCCAAAAAATACAAGAAAATTATCACCTAGAGAAGATAAAAATTAAATTTTATTATTATAAAATTGATATAATAATAAAAAGATATTAATTATTAATTATGTCATCAAAATCTATCGATGATTATATAGATAATATTAATACTATTTTAGATAGTTCTAATTTCTTTACGAAAGAAGAATTATCTTATTTAAATGAATCAATATATGATACTTTAAAAAATATTATATATGAAAATATAGAGTATATAATGAATTATGAGTTTGATAGTGAAATAAAAAATCATGTATTAAATTTGTTTATAGAACAATTATCAAGTATATACAAATATAATCTTGAAAGTCTAGAACTTGAATTACAAATATTAATTCAAATTAATATTAATAAGATTTACAAAAAATATATTCCGATGCGTTCATATAAAAATACTTTTATTAGAAAGGAAGTTAATAAGGAAAAAATCAAAAATAAATTAGAATATATTAAAAATATTCCTCAACCAGATCAAAGAACTACTGATTGGTATTTATTTAGACATAATTTATTAACTGCTAGTTCAATATGGAAAATCTTTTCAACTCAAGCTACACAAAATCAATTAATATATGAAAAATGTTCAACAATAAATGTTGAAAAATTTAAAACTACTTTTAATGGATTAAATTCTCCATTACATTGGGGGCAAAAATATGAACCTATATCAACAGAATATTATGAGAGAATTAATAATGTAAAAGTAGGTGATTTTGGTTGTATAAAACATCCTAAATATTATTTTATTGGAGCATCGCCTGATGGTATAGTAATAAATGAAAATAGTAGAATATATGGTAGAATGTTAGAAATTAAAAATATTGTAAATAGAGAGATAAATGGAATACCAAAATTTGAATATTGGATACAAATGCAATTACAAATGGAGACATGTGATTTAAATGAGTGTGATTTTTTAGAAACAAAATTTACCGAATATCATTGTTATACTGATTTTCAAAATGATGGAACGTTTAACAGAACACAAGATAATAAAATAAAAGGTATTATAATGCTTTTCAATAATAATAATTCTCCATTATATGAATATTGCCCTTTAGAATCTACACATGAAGAATATGGAATTTGGGAAACTAAAATATTAGATAAACATAAAGATAAAGATTGGATACAAAATATTTATTGGAAATTAGATATTGTTAGTTGTGTATTAGTTTTAAGAAATAAAGAATGGTTTAAAAAAGTAATACCAACTATAGAAAGTTTCTGGAAAACAATAGAGTATGAGAAAGAAAATGGTTTTGAACATAGAGGTCCAAAAAAGCGTTGTTCACCAAAACTAACTCCCATGGATACAAGTAAAACAAATATTGATACTATAGAAAAAATGGATATAGATTGTATAGATAATTTATCAAATGAATTTAATAATAAAAATAAATTATTAATAGATTCATCTCTTTATATGGGTAATGATACTTCTGAATTAAAATAATTAACTCTAACTCCACCGTCTAAAGTAGGAGGTTTAAGAACTGGTTTTCTAATTGTTTTTTTATTATATAATGTTTCACACATTTCAGCTCTACTACACATTCCATTATCTGGGATAGTCCAAAATCTTTTATTATTGGTTCCACAATGTGCCGCTGGAAATAAAGGATATAATAAAAAGTTATCAGCTGACGTGTTCGCGGATACACCTTCGCCTGGAGGGACATCTTGTAATGGATAGAAACCATTTAATATAGGTTTTGAAACACTTTCCGGAAAAATACCCGGTGTTAAAGGGTCTCTTACAACAGATAATCCTTCTTTATTATTTGAAGTTATAATAGGTAAAATACTATTTAAAGCTATATATGACAAAAATATAACTATTAATATAGTGAAAATATTTCTTATATTTTTCATTGTTATTAAATTATAATAATATTTTTTTTTATAAATTTTAGTTTTTTACTCTAAATAATATATTAAATAGGTTTAAAATTTATTCAATATATAAATTAAAAATATGCAGGAGGAAGAAATGCATGTAATTAAACGTAATGGCAACAGTGAAATTGTTTCATTTGATAAAATTTTGAAAAGAATAAAAAATATTGGAAGCGAAGCTAAATTATCGATTAATTATACGTCTCTTGCTATGAAAGTTATTGATCAATTATATAATGGAATTGAAACAAGTAAATTAGATGAATTAACCGCTGAACAATGCGCGTCTCTAAGCACTCAACATCCAGATTATGGAACATTAGCTAGTCACCTTGTAATTTCAAATTTACATAAGAAAACATCTCCATCTTTTGTTCAAGTAATGAATGATTTATATAATTTTAAAGATGTAAATGATAATCATGTTCCATTAATTAACTTTGACATTATAAATATTGTTAATAATAATATAGAGTATTTTGAAAGCATACTTGATTACGAAAGAGACTATTTAATTGATTATTTTGGTTTTAAAACACTTGAACGCGCATATCTTATGAAGAAAAATAAGATTATTCTAGAAAGACCACAGCATATGTGGTTAAGAGTTTCATTAGGAATTCATTTTAAAAATTTTTCTCTAGAAGCAGTAAAAGAAACTTATGATCTAATGTCACAAAAATATTTTACTCATGCAACTCCAACTTTATTTAATGCAGCAACACCAAGACCTCAATTAAGTTCATGTTATTTAATTGGCATGGAAAGTGATAGCGTGGATGGTATTTTTAATACTCTAAAAGAATGCGCATTAATTTCTAAATGGTCAGGTGGTATTGGATTACATATTCATAATATTCGTTCATCTGGAAGTCATATTCGTGGAACTAATGGAGTATCAAATGGTCTTATTCCTATGTTAGGCGTTTTCAATAAAACAGCTCGATATATTGATCAAGGAGGAAAACGAAATGGTAGTTTTGCTATTTATCTTGAGCCACATCATCCAGATATTGAAGATTTCTTAGATTTAAAAAAGAATAATGGAGATGAAGAATTAAGAGCTCGTGATTTATTTTATGCAATGTGGATTTCTGATCTATTTATGGAACGTGTAAAGACATCATCTACTTGGTCGTTATTTTGCCCAGATAAGTGCCCTGGACTTTGTGATGTTTATGGTGAAAAATATAAAGAATTATATTTAAAATATGAAAATGAGAAAAGATATACAAAACAAATACCAGCACGTGATTTATGGATAAAAATTTTAGATGCTCAAATGGAAACCGGCACACCATATTTACTTTATAAAGATGCTGCAAATATGAAATCAAATCAAAAAAATCTTGGAACAATTAAATCCTCAAATTTATGTGTTGCTCCCGAAACAAAAATTTTAACAGATAAAGGTTTTATAGAAATTCAATTATTAAAAAATAATCTAGTAAATGTTTGGAATGGTAAAGAGTTTAGTGAGGTTGAAGTCAAAGAAACAAATAATAATAGTGAATTGATAACAATAAATTTTTCTGATGGTTCTGAATTAACATGTACAAAATATCATAAATTTTATATTCAAAAAGATTATTGTAAAATAAATGAAAAAGAAGATATTATTAACAGTAAATATGTTGAAGTTGTAGAAGGTCAAAATTTACAGAAAGATATGAAACTAATAAAGTGTAAATATCCTATTATTGATAATGATAATCATCTTGAAAGAGCATATACAAATGGATTTTTTAGCGGAGATGGAACATACAATAATTCTTTAATGAAAGAAACAAAATGTAATTACAAATCTTTACCAAATAAATCATATTGTAAGAGACATGTTAATTATCAAAAAGATAATAGTATTAGTGAATATTGTCAAGGTATGTGTTATAACAAAAAACCAGTTGTTGCTCTATATTATGAAAAAATACGATTATTGGAATATTTAGATTATACAAGTATTGGAAAAGAAGTTAATAATAAATTAAATGTTACATTAAATGTTAATTTAGAAGAAAAATATTTTGTTCCAATTAATTATAGTTTAAAAAGTAAATTAGATTGGTTTTCTGGTTATTGTGATGCGGATGGTTCTATTTGTTTAAATAAAGATAATCAAAGTCTACAAATATCTAGTATTCATAAAGAATTTTTATTAAATATTAAATTATTGTTACAAACATGTGGTGTATCATCAAAAGTTACTAAAAATATGAATGAAAGATTATCTAATTTACCGAATGGTAAAGGAGACTATCAATTATATAAAAGTAAGACACTCTGGAGATTATTAGTTTCTTCAAATGAATTAATGAAATTATTAGAATTAGGTTTATCTTGTAAAAGATTAAAGATAGAAAAAAGAGATTATCAAAGAAAAGCTATTCAATTTGTTAAAGTAGTAGATATTATTGATAATGGTAGAACAGATAAAACATTTTGTTTTAATGAACCAAAAAGACACGCTGGAATATTTAATGGCGTTATAACATCGAATTGTACAGAAATTCTAGAGTATAGTGATGAAAAAGAAACTGCTGTATGTAATCTAGCATCTATCTCTTTAACAAAATGTGTTGTTGAAAATAATATTAATCCATTCAAAGATGTTATTGTATATACTAAAGATAATTGTAATTGGTGTGTTCTATTGAAGGCTCTTTTAAAGAAAAAACAAATTATATATAAAGAAATTTTAGTTGATGAAACTAATCGAGATAAATTAGTTGAAGATGAAAATGGAGTTAAAACACTCCCACAATTATTTGATGAAGAAAAATATGTTGGTGGTTTTGATACTATATTAAATATTTTAAGAAATTCATTTGATTATGATAAATTACATTATTTATCAAAAGTTTTAACAAAAAATTTAAATAATATTATAGATATTAATTTTTATCCAACTGAAAAAACAAAAAGAAGTAATCTTCTTCATAGACCAATTGGCATTGGTGTTCAAGGATTAGCAGATGCTTTTATTTTAATGGATATACCATTTGAAAGTGAAGCAGCTAAAGAAATAAATAAAAAGATATTTGAAACTATTTATCATGGCGCTCTTGAATCTAGTTGTGAATTAGCTGAAATTAGAGAAAGAAAATTAACTAAGATGAAAGAAGGACTAAATAATAATGATTGGAATTATTTCTTTCCAAATAATTCAGTATGTACATCATATATGATTAATCCTCATTTAAATGATGACTTTTCATATATGATTGAAGAATCCCTAAATCGTATTAGACCTATTCCAAATGAAATTAATAGAGAAAAATATCTTGGTAGTTATAGTTCTTTTGAGGGTTCTCCTATTTCAAAAGGAATTCTTCAATTTGATATGTGGGGAATTGAACCATCTGATCGATATGATTGGAATAAACTGCGTGAAAATATTAAAAAATATGGTATCCGCAATAGTTTATTAGTTGCTCCTATGCCAACTGCTAGCACAAGCCAAATTTTAGGAAATAATGAATGTTTTGAACCATTAACAAGTAATATTTATAGTAGAAGAACATTAGCGGGTGAATTTATTTTAGTAAATAAATATCTAATAAATGATTTAATTAGTATTAATATGTGGAATGAAGAAATTAAAAATAATATTATTTTAAATAAAGGAAGTATTCAATATATTGAAGGAATTCCAAAATTCATAAAAGAAAAATATAAGATTGTATGGGAGATTCCAATGAAACATATTATTGATATGGCAAAAGATAGAGGAGCATTTATTTGTCAATCACAAAGCATGAATCTATGGATTGAAGATCCTGATCCTAAAATTTTAACAAATATGCATTTTTATAGTTGGAAGGCAGGATTAAAAACAGGTATTTATTATCTTAGAAGAAAACCAAAACATCAACCTCAACAGTTTACAATTGAACCTGAAAATAAAACTAAAAAAATGAAATCGGATAATGATTCTGGGGAATGTCTAATGTGTTCTGGATAAATTAATTATAATATTAATAAAATAGGTATAAATATATTATTTTATTAATAATTAAAATGTATAGACACCGAGCGATTTGTAAAAAAAGTATCAATAAAAAAAAAGAAAAATGTGAAGAAAGTGAAGATGGTGATAAAAATGTTGGAGAACTATTCAAAACTATAATTGGTGGTGGAAGCAGTCCTGGTTCTTCAAGTGGAAGAGTATATTGCGAAGAAAATCATATTTATTTTTATGATGATGTCAATACAAATAGTATTCTAGAATTAGTTAAGCATATTAAAAATTTAAATAGAAAAATTAAATGTGAATTATCAGAGTATAATATTACATATGATACAAATGCTAAGAATGATGTTTATATTTATTTACATATTAACAGTTTTGGAGGATATGTTTTTGATTCCTTAGCTGCTGTAGATACAATTATTAAATCTGAAATTCCTATTATTTCAATTATTGAAGGGTGTGCAGCAAGTGCTGCTACATTTTTAAGTATTGTTTGTCAAAAAAGACATATGCGCGAACATGCTAGTATGTTAATTCACCAATTATCGGGTGGTTGCTGGGGAACTTTCGAACAAATGAAAGATGATATGAAAAATAGCAAATATCTAATGAAAATTATAAAAGATATTTACATTAAATATACTAATGAAAAATTAGAAGAAGATAAACTAGATGAGTTTTTACAGCGGGATATTTGGTGGGCTCCAAAAAAATGTAAAAAATATGGTCTTATCGATGAAATTATTTAAACGGTATAAACTATTTATCTTCTATATGGGCACGCACATGATCTTCTACCGCGACAATAAGGGCAATTCATACGACCACAACCACAACCTTTACCTTTCATTTTTCTAGATTTTCTCATTTTTCTAGATTATCTCATTTTTCTAGATTTTCTCATTTTTCTAGATTTTCTCATTTTTCTAGATTTTCTCATTTTTCTTGATTTTCTCATTTTTCTAGATTTTCTAGATTTTCTCATTTTTCTTGATTTTCTCATTTTTCTAGATTTTCTCATTTTTCTTGATTTTCTCATTTTTCTAGATTTTCTAGATTTTTTTCCTCCATAATAACTTCTAGATTCTTCTTCATGTTCCTTTCTTCTTTGTTCTTCTTCTTCCTTTTCACTCATTTTTTTTCTAGCTTTTTCTATTTCACCATCATAAATGCTAAATTTATCTTTTAATTGTCTAATTTCGTTTTCATATGGAACTACATCAGAATACATTCTAGGTTCTGATTGATATTTTAATATTTTTTTTATAGCTTCTTCTTTAGTTTTAGGGCCAAACATTCCAAACATATTTTATATATATTATAAATATATTATAAATATAATATATATAAATTAAATTTTGTATTCTAAAAATAATTTTTTTATATCATTATTGATTATAATATCTCTATTTTCAATAATAGCAAAATAACATCTTAAACATAATAAAACATCTACGAATGAATTATGTAAATTTCTTGGTTCCTCTTTAAAAATAAAACTATATAGTTCACATAATTTTGGAGATTTAAAATATTCTTGTCCTTTAAAGTTAACCATTTTGATTTTACAAATATTTTTACTATTTTTCATTGTGCAAAATTCAGGTTTTTTATTTTGTCCTCTTGTAAAATACTGACTAATTTTATTTCTAATACATTCTACCATTATCATACGTTTATCAAAAGAGATATTATGTGCAATTACTATATCGCATTCTTTTAATATATCATTAAATTTTTTTAAAGCATTTATTATATTTATTCCTTTTTCTCTCATTATTTCATTTGTAATACCATGTATTCTTATAGAATCTTCTGGAATTATAATATTATCTGGTAATTTAATTACATTATCATAATATTCTATTACATCATTTATTTCAGAATCATAATATATAAAACTTAATTGGACAATATATGGCCATCTAAAAGTATCTAATATAGATACATTATTTTCTTCAGGTAAACCAGTAGTTTCTGTATCAAATACTAATACCTTCATAATATATTATTTATTTCTATAATTATAAGTAATTTATATTTTTATTATTTATATTTTTCAGTTTTATTTTTAATAAATAAAATAAAAATTGAAATGATATTATTGTAATACAAATAAGTATTCAACAATCTTTATAATCAATATGAATGAAAAATCCTGGCTTTCAAAAATTCCAACGGATGTTTTACCTGCTGTTACAAGATATTTGGAAAAAGAAACACGAACCGCTCTTTATTGTTTAATTTATTATGGACATAAAGAAAATTTATGGTATAAATGGTATCCACTAATTAAGTAAATGTTGATAAAATTATATATTAGTAACATCAATAACATTACTATTATTACAAATACCAAATGTTTTTCTATGCCATTGGGTTATTCCATATTTTTTAATTCCATCCATATGTTTAGCAGTTCCATAGCCTTTATTTTTAGATAAATCATAATATGTATCTAATATTGGATATTTTTTACACATTTCATAAATATAATTATCTCTCTCCACCTTTGCTATAATTGAAGCTGCTGCTATTGAGCAATATTTATTATCTCCACCTTCAATACATTTAACAGGAACCTGTTTTATAATATTATTTTCTAAATAAGAAATAGGTTTGAAATCTCTTCCATCAATTAATACTATATTATTATCTGTAAAATTAATAACATTACGTATTGCTTCATTCATTGCTTTGTGTGTTGCTTGTCTAATATTAATATTATCTATCTCATTATGTTCACAATAAGCAAATGAATATGATAGACAATTTTCTTTAATATATTTTGCAGCCTCTTCTAATTTTTTTTTAGAAGTAAATTTTTTACTATCTTTTAATAATTCATATTTGAAAGTTTCATTTATTGGTAGAATAACAGCGGCACAATATACTCTTCCAAACATTGGACCTCTACCTACTTCATCAACACCAATCTCAATATTATATTCATCGCTATATTTTTTTATAAGAACCATAATTATTTTTATATTTATGTTTTAAATTTTCTTCAATTATATTATAAAATGAAAATTAATCATATTTATTTATTATTTGGCATTTTCATAATTATTTTATTATCTTCTTGTTTAGGAGGTTGTTACAGAGAAGGATTAGCAACTTCAGAGAGAAAAGATCATAAAGAAAATAAAGAAGATGCTATGAGACAATTTAAAGAAAATAATGATTCTGTTCAAATGATGTCTCCTGAAGATGATGTTAATAATAATAATGGTTTAATTGGTCCAGGTGGTGAACAATGGATATTTGGTCCAGGTGGTGAACAACAAAGACAACCTAGACAACCAGGTGAAAGCGAAGGAGAATATATAGATCAAATTCACGATGAATATGCTAATAATTATAATAAAGATGTTTCAAATAATGATGAAAATGAAGAGAGAGAAAATAGACATAGAAGAAGAGATAGAAGTTCACCGCATTATAATCCAAATGGGATACCTAGATCTCAAATTCCAGAAGGTGATGAAGATTTATATATATTAAAATCACAAGTTGTTCCACCTGTTTGTCCTGCTTGTCCACCTGTAATATCATGTCCACAAGAAAAAGAAAAATGTGCTCCTTGTCCTCCTTGTGGTAGATGCCCTGAACCTGCTTTTGAATGCCGTAAAGTTCCAAACTATAATAGTAATGATGAAGATTTCTTACCAAGACCAGTATTAAATGATTTTAGTCAATTTGGTATGTAAATAATTCAAATAAATATTAATTATAAATAATAATAAATATTTATTTATCTTGTAAATGGAACCCATCTATTTTGTTTCATAGATTTAGTTGCTGGGTGATTTCCTAGCGCCATTGATTGATTGAAAGCCGCTTGTCTAGTAGGAGCAAAAAATGTTTGACCATTTTCACCTACCCACCAATTATTTGAATCAGCTGGTTGGACAGTATTTGGTGGGATTGGGGCAGGTGAACCACCGCTATGTGAAAGAGCTCTGAATAATGGATTTGTTTGACCTTTAATGAAAGCTTGATTTTGTAATAATCTTACATTTTCCATTAATCTATTTCCACCTCGTGATCTTTTTCCTTTTCCTTTTCTTCTTTTATACATTGTAGATACTGATGCATATGGTCTTCTACCTAAATATCTTTCCATGCCTTTACTTTGTTTTCTTCTTGTTGAATATTTACCTTTTTTTCCAGGATGACGTTTTGCTAAAGATTCATCTAATCTAGCGTTATATCCTTGTTGGTAAGCTCCACCAGACATTAAAGCTCTGTTTAAAGGATCTTGCGCTAAAGCAAACGCAGCATCTAATCCAGGATTAGCTTCGGGTAAAGGTGTAGGGAATACAGCAGGATTCATTGGTGCCATACCTCTTCCGCCTCTAGACATTCTGCGCATTGATTTTTTTTCTCCTTTACGATTTTTTTTGTAAGATTTTCTTTTAACAGCCATTATTATATATATAAAATAATATTAAATTTTTCTTTTCAAGCATTTATTATCAATTTCTAAAGTTTTACATTTTTTTTCAT